TCGTGGCCGCAGTCTGCGCAGATGTACACGGTGCCGACGGTCGTGCCCTTGGGGTTGAGTACCCCACGGCACAGACCACCGTCTCGGTGTTTCTGCTCGCATGCGTCACGGATTGGCTTCTTCTCGTACTTTGTCATCATGTGTTTTCCCTCCTGTATTCGGGTGCCTACCCCCACACATCAGCCGGAGCAGGCACACCCACACCCCAGCACAGGGCAAGGGGGTGGGTGTACCGGCCTCCAAGCGGAGGGGGAAGGACATTGAAACATTGTTTTGAGGCTTTATAAAGAGAAGTCCAAAAAGGCCACCTCACGAAAACAGGGCAGGGGGGCTTTACCCACACAGCACAGCAGGGCTTTACGGGACATTGAGAAGCGGAACGCACACCCATATCGGTGGGGCTTGTCCCCCCAAACAAGCGACGGCGACTCGCACGGGGCAGGGTAAACCCCCTACACCACAGGGGGCCACCTCACACAGAACACAGCAAGGCGGCTCACACGGGGCGGCTTGGAGAGCCCTTGCACGGGAGAGCCGTCCCCCTGTGCCAGCACAGGGAGCCGACTCACACGGGGCGGCGGCGAGGGCGCACGAGGCATTCTATAGAACGGCACCCTGCGAGGCTGTTAGCCCACCCCATGCGAGGCGGCTGGCCCTACGCACGAGGCGGCTGGCCCTACCGTGTGAGCCGGCTGACTCGCACGACGCACCCCGTTCTATAGACCGTGCGACTGAGGGGGTTTACCCAAATCGGGCAAGGGGTTTACCCCAGCCGCCGCAGGGGGTTTACCTTAGCCGGAGGAATGGGTTTACCCGCCGGGTTTACCCTCCTTTAACCACACACGGCGCTCCGCCATTTTTTTTGCTCACAGGCTTAGGGCCCTAAAAAATTAACAATTTTTTTTAAGTCGGGCCGGCTCCGATAGTCATGCATCCGCTTGAACAGGCTTGGTCTGTCCTCAAGCAGTATGACCCTCAGCGGTCGCTGCATGGTCGCTCGGCCATGTTTCCACAGATGCGCTCACCTACGGAAACAGTGGTGAACCGACAGGTAGGGAGGGACGGCCTTCCCTTGCACACCTTGGGTAGACACAAAGGCGGCTTTTCACAGATGCACCCCAAGTCCAAGGGCTTCTTCACACCTTATCACGAGCAAGACCAAGAGGGCCCGCTCCACGAAGTGAGGTTCCAGCATCAACGCAAAGGTAGGAACCTTACGCCCGACGAGCGGCTTGTCCGAGTGACGGCTGACCGTGACCAAGCCGTGGACCGGGCGAATCAGTTCCACCAAGACCGCATTGACGCCATGCAGAACTTACCCGAGCCCGGTAGTTTTTCACGACCTCCCAACCCGAACTTCAATCCTTTCACAGTGTTCGGTGGTCAGTGATGTCCCCCTTTGAACAGGCTTGGTCTGTCCTCAAAGCGGATTTTTTTCTTGGTGGCAAAGGTACTCCTCGTGGTGTGATGAGTGCTGATTACAACGCGGAACGATATAAGGGGACGCGCCCTTATGGCGGTCCATCCTACATATCGGGGGCTGAACGGTACAGCCCTCTCAACATGCATTACAACACAGGTCGTGGGATGACATCAGCAGGCATGCGGGAAAACTTTCCAAACATGGCGGCAGCAAAAGTGGTAAGCAGCCCTTCACGAGAACCTTACTATCGTGGCGGGTCCGTTCCCCGGCTCAACCCCGATGGGAGTTTTTCCGGAGCCAATGTTCAGCGCATTTTAGATTTGGACTTTGAAGGGGATGTTGGCGACAACTTTGACCAGTACGCACAACGGGTTGGCGATATAATGGGGCACGAAGTTGTTCACCAACTTATTGACCCGGAGATGGTTGAATGGGCCAAGCAGCAGTCCGGCATCATGGATTTGCAGGAGGACACCGCACTCAAGGAACGACTCAAAAACGACATGGCCTTCCGTACTCAAATGTACGATGAACTTGGGCCCTATTTCGTTGAAGAAATGTTGGGTGATTATGACCGACAAGCGGCCGAACATGCGTTTCGCAATTTGAAAAACATGGGTCATGAAACGGGAGCGTTTGCACTGACGCCCGGCATGACTCAAGAAGAGATTTACAACATGATGCAGAAATACTCGTTTGGCCCCTATCTCAGCCGAGAAGACCCCAAACCGATGTCCGAGTTGCATTTGGCTGGCCCTTCGGCTGACCAATTGCGCTATGAGAAACGGCTCCAAGAACAGGGCCTCGGCGTGTGAAGAAACTTTATCTCTTCGCCCGCTCTCCCCCGTACATGGTCGCAGCCTTGGAAGCCGCTTGGTCGCTTCTCAAGGCTTTGGATGAACAGCAATTGTACGAACAGCACGGTCAAGGCCGAGTACCAGTAGGCTTCGGTGATGTCGGCTATCCGGGCACTGAGCAAATGCGACTCGGTACTGCCCATCCGGCGATAGGTGGTTTACTTGAGCGTTTAGAGGACATGAGACGCAGCCGTGCGCGTGATGAAGACCCCCAAGGTGTTTACGACCCCGAAAAACGATTTGATAGGTTTGGTGGAGAAGGTGGCGGAGCCGCAGGAGGACATGGGGGCCTTGGGAGTTTTATTCATAGTTTTGGCGACCAGCCTTCTCTTCGTGTAGACTCGGGGCAAATGCAAGACATGTTGGAGAACAGTGGCAAGCGTCACCACTTTGCCAGTCAAACAGACCATGAAGCATTTGATGAACTGCGACGCAATACACCGGAGCATGAACTTCGCCATAGGGGCTATCCGTATGTACCACGAATGACGGGTAGGGCTGACCCCACAACGGTGCAGGGTGTACCCGGTGTCAAATTCAGCGACCCACCCATCGTTTACGACAACTTCCCAGTCGGCCGTTACGGAAATCAACGGGATGAAGATGGAAACTTGATAATGAGGTTCGGTAGCCGACAAGAGCACCCAAAGTATGATGCCCATTATGATGAGCGACAAAATGAATTAACGAATGTCATAGACGATTTTGAATATGGACCAATTCAACTTCCTCAAGCACCGATTCCGGGCGTACCGGGCGGTGCCCACCACCCTCATTTAGACACGCCTCCCGAGGTTGGTATGATTGGAGCAGTAAGGCAAAAACACCCTCACATGGGCAACTATGGCGAGCCAATCAATATCCTAAGTACATCCCGTGGTAGAGACGGTGTTGCACGAAGCGGATTTTACCCCCCTCGCAGTCAACACCTTAGAGACATGCGAAGCCGTGGTGAAGACGATGACATTACTTCGTGGCATCTCCTCCGAAAACCTTCTACGGATGTTTACCAAGGTCGTCCGGGTGACCAAACTGCCATGTTACCGGGAAGTAATGAATCATTCAAGAACAGACCGATGATGGAGTTGGGTCAAGAACTCGCTCAAGGCGCTCGTCCTCGTAATCGTCTAAGTAGCGCCCTAAGTAGAATTTTTAACCGCTTCCGTCGCCCTCAAACTAATGAGTCTCAGTTTGACTTCGCCTTTGACGAACCTCAGTATGACTTAAGTGGACTGTGATACAATGAACCCAATGGATGCAGCATGGTCAATCCTCAAGGCCGACCCCAATCTCCGTATGGTGCACGGCGGCGGCTTCCCGTCGCAGCGCGGCGGCGGAAGGAGTCAAACTCTGCACCCTGCTATCGCTGGATTGCTTACGAAAAGGCCCCCTTACTTAGACTTCGCCGACAAAGAGTTAGACATAGATGACATTGCGCTCAATAACCCCGGTCATCTTGACACATATCACCCCCCTCGTTACCGAGATTGGCCTCAACCGTATAGTGAAGCACCCGGAAATTTAGACCCTTACAGTACAGACGAACAACTAAACTCTGCGGGAAGTCGCCGGTCCTTGGGCCCGGTCCACCGGCAAGGTGCTCCCAAACCTCCCGACCGAGTTCTTCACGAGATGTCAAAGGATTCTCCTTACAGAGCGTATGATACTGCGAACATGCTACAGATTGATGACCCTTCTCAAAATGAAGAGTTCATGCAGGTCTTCAATGCCTACCCCGAAAAGTTGCGTCAATTCTATGAGCAACAAGGAGATATGGATGTGCAGCCGCATTCGCGGCCGCACATCGCCGGTCACCAAGACTTTGGTCGTGTGGGGCGTAGGGGCAACCCCGACAACATTCAAATGATACCCGACATGATGGGGCAGATGTGATACTATGAACCCAATGGACGCCGCTTGGACTGTGCTGAAAGCCGACCTGCGGGAATCCTCGCTGGGTCTAAGAATTGCCGAAGCACAAAGTGCTGCTCGCTCAAGAGCAGACCCTTATTCTCAACCCGAAGAAACCAAAGGCACGCCGTACTACCAAGGTGGAAAAAAGAGTATACTTTTGTCACCCCCGTTTGGTGTACCGGAGTTGACTGGCTTGACACCCCAGCAACATAGGCTCCTTAACCGAAGAGGAGAAAGGGGTGAATCCCGCATTCCAATTTACGATGACGAACCTAACCCCCTTATGGCACAACAAACCTCACCCGCTCCTCCGCCGGCTGACCCCGAGTTCATGGCTCGCATCAAGGCCGACGAAGAAGAGACGAAACAGCGCAAAACCGAGCGTGAAGAACGGAAGCGTTAAGTAGGGGATGCCGAACATAGGGTACTAAGGGAGAGGCGGTACCTCCACTGTGTGTTCTTTTGGGCTCTGAATCACTTGTTGTATTTCTTCATTCCACCGCCTCTCCCCCCTTTCGGTGAAACGCATGCCACGGCGCAAAAGTCCTGCCTGCCCCTATTGTCAGCAACAACCTACTCAACGATTGTACTCCAAGGCTGGAGGCACACTTCACGGCGTAGCGTGGCTATGTCCAAAGTGTGAGCACATGTGGAAACTTTGATGTAGCCACCCACGCTGTCACGCCACATGGCGGACGCTTTAGTAAGGGTCATCTCTCAGTCGCATTCGCCCAGCATTTCAAAGATGAAGCGTCGTGTTCTAATTCCTTTTTCAACGCTATCGCCCGCCGAAGCCGATGAACCCCATATTGACACAAGTAAAAGAGATGTCAACCAAAGAATAACGGGTGACAACAACACACAGATTTCTGCTGGCGGTAATGTGAAGACCGATGAACCTCAAGAGCCAAACCCTATGGATTCGGCTATGGAGGAAATTAGAGCGGCGCAAGCACAGCGAGAAGAACAAGCAAGGAAGTTTGAACAAATGATGAGTGGGTCTTTTGCTGCCTCATTCCCACAAAACATATCTCAAGAAATGGCTGATATGATTGCCGCTTTCAAACTTCAAGGGATGTCCAATGAGGAAGCAACACAGTTAGCAACACAGCAGATGGGTGAAGGAGATGTTGCCAAGACCGACTGGTCCGATGTTTCATTCTGCGATTGTTGTTCGCCGATGGATAACGCTTTTGCGCTAATGAAGGCTAAGAAAAAATCCAAGCCATTCCATGGCTACAACCCTAACAAGCATAACAAGAAAGGCGGGCTGAACGCTAAAGGTCGTGCCGCCGCTAAGCGCAAGACGGGTGCAAACCTCAAGCCACCCGTCACCAAGAAGCCGAGTAAGTTGAAGCCCGGTAGTAAATCCGCCAAGCGTCGTAAATCATTCTGTGCTCGCATGTCGGGCGTCAAAGGCCCGACCAGCAAGAAGGGTAAACTCACTCCCAAGGGAGCATCACTCAAGAGGTGGAACTGTTGAATCCGATAGACATAGCGTGGACCGTATTGAAACAAGACGATTTTAGGCAACAAGACGAAAAAGGGTTTCGTGAAGCCTTCGCAGACCCTAAACCACAGATAACTCAAACTGCTACGAAGCCGGGTGGTAAATCCAACCCTTACGCTCGTGGGATGGCAGGAGGCCGTCAACCATCTACCGAGATGACAAGGAATGTTAGGACCGTTCACCCCGCAGTGGCTCACCGCGCAGGGGACATAACTGCTGTTTCAAATCCGGGCTACAGGTCGGATATTCCATACCCCCATGAGTTAGAGCGAGGACAACCTACTATCCCGGTAGGAAAAATACCTTACAGTTTTTATCAACAAAGTCCCGAAGAGGCCCTTGAAGCGGCGTTAGCAATGGACGCACAAGGTCAGTACATGGGTACAGAATGAAAGTTTTGAGGTGAAACTGTTGACCCCAATGGAACAAGCGTGGCTTCTTTTAAAGCGGGAAAACTTTGCCTTTGCAGAGAAGTACGGGGGCTTGCCTGCTGTTCCGAAACATAGAGCAGATGAAGGGTTTGACAAGGGCGGCTATTCCACGCTGTACGAACATGAAGAATTGAGAGATGTCAACGAGGCCTTGGAGCGGGCGGGTGTTGTTCCTGCTGGGTTGACTGGCGAGTACGCTTCTTTCGCACCGGCCATGTTTAGGCAAAGTGCTTATTCTATGTCGGAGATGGCTCCCGAACACAGGCTACCTCATCAATACCTACCTTATAAAACAGAAAAGGAACGAGGGACAGGAATGCCTTCTTCCTTTTATGTCAGTGACCCCGATTCGGGCGAAAGCACCATCGGTCGCCCGCAAAGAGGGCCTACTCTTCAAGATTTGATAGACGCAAGGAGTGAGCGAGCATGAATCCGTTTGAAACCGCATGGACCTTGTTGAAAGAAGAAAAGAACGCAAGTGACGAAGAGGCTAAGAAAAAACTCATTGCTTGCTTGAAGAAAGAAGGCGGGGCGGCGTCGTTGGAGGACTGCTGCAAAGCCTGCGACCGACCCAAGGCTGAGTGCAAGAAGTTGATTGCTTCCATGGACAATGTGAAAATTAGTCCACACGGCGATGTCGTTTTAATGGACGGACTGTGATACGATGACCGATTGCGACTGTGAACACTGCTTTGGCATGCAGACGGCTTGGGACCTTCTTGAGAAGAAGTTGTGCCCTGCTGGTAAAGCGGCGGCGAAGCGTAAGTTCAAAGTTTATCCCTCAGCGTATGCTAACGGATGGGCTGTACAGTACTGTAAAGGTAAGTTCAAAGGAAAGAAGGGGAAGAAGAAATGAATCTTGAAGCCCTTGAACATGCTTGGCGTATCATCAAGGGCAAGGAGGATGCTCCAAATTATCGCAAAGCCACAGGGCCGAAGAAGTGCGGCAACTGCAAGGCTTGGGATTCTTCAAAGACCGATGACCCCATGACGGGGTACTGTGAGTGGTACGACTTTACCTGTCGTGCTGACCATGTGTGTGATGCTTGGGCGGGGAAGAAATGAGCAAAGTCGTCGTCCGCAAGAACTTGAACCGCTGGTTCAAGGAGAAGTGGGTGGATGTGTCTCGCAAGGACAAGGACGGTAAGCACCCGCCATGTGGTCGTTCCAAAGCGAAGAAAGGAAGCAAAGGCTACCCCAAGTGCCGCCCGTCAGTCAAGGTGTCCAGCAAGACGCCGAAGACCAGTGGCTCCATGAGCGAAGGGCAGAAGCGTGCGGCAACCAAGCGGAAGCGTAGCAAGAAGCAAGGTGTCGGCGGGAAGCCAACGATTGTCAAATCACTGGTGCTCAAGCGACCTGTCAGCCCCGAGGCCAAGCGCCACAAGTTGGAGTACGACACCGAGTACGAGTCCACGCCCGAGCGTGTCAAGTATCGGGAAGAACTCAAGCGTGAACGCCGACATAGGGGCATTGAGGGTAAAGGAGGTCCGGACATGAGCCACACGAAAGACCACACCCTCGTCGCCGAAGACCCTCACACCAACAGGGCCCGCCACTTCAAAGAGCGAGGTACCCTCAAGGGCGACCCTATGGACATCGCTTGGCTTCTACTCAAGTTTGACTTGGACCAGCGTTCGCCCGACGACATGGATGAGTTTGAGCAGCGTGAAGAAGACTTGATGCGTCAATTTAACCGCAAGCGAGCGCCCGGACAAACGCTTTCACGAGGACAACTCCGTCGTCTTGAGCAAAGTCGTCCTGCCCGTGGACAACCGACCAAAAACTTCGCTGCTAATCCGGAAGCAGTTGAGCGTGCAAGTGAAAAACTGCGTGCGACAAGGGCAGCGCAAAATCAAGAAATGGCTCGGCGCAAATTGGAGGAAAACATTGACGCAGCCACACATCATCCCGGTGAACCGAACGCATCTTTTGACTACGGGCGTGGTTGGACTAAAGGCCCGCTCCCGTTTTACGGTACCAGTCCGCAGCAAGTATTCAACACAAATGACATTGGTTCCGAGGCGGGCTTCATGATTCATCCGAGTAGTTTCAACCAATTGTTTCATGAAGATGTTATTCAGCCCGGCTTACCTACAATTCCAAGTGTCCCTAAAGTCACAGTCATGCCACAGTACGAAAATTTCATGGACGAACTTCTTGCAGAAGGCCCCCGCGACCGCCCCCAAGCCAATTATATTCGGATAATGGACCACGCAGGGCAACTCCAAGAAGAACCCACTTTTCAAGGCGTACCTTTTGGCGGATATTTCACAACCGGCGAACCGATGGACCTTTCGTTCCGCCTCCTCAAAGGTGAGTGGTGATGACCGAATATCCCTTTGACAGTTGGGGCTTTCAGTTCGTGCTTACGCTGGAAGACCATCTGCAAATCATGCAGGACTTGCTTGACCACTACGCTGACATCATTGACATGTTGGAGGAGGCTTGCGACGGCAACGATGTGTTGCTCGCCGACCTTGTGGATGCTCAAGAGCAGTACATGATGTTGCGACAGGCTTATGAAAAAATGAAACATGGGGGTAACTGGTTGCATGCTGAGTCCAACTGACGCCGCTTGGTCTGTCCTTGAAGAAGGGCATCGTGTGGAGAAGGTGGCTCCGTTTCTCGTTCCGGCGGCGATGGCACTTTACGGCGGCTTCCGTGGCGCTCAAAACCTTAAGCGAAACGAAGTGTCCGAGCCAATCCTCGGTACAGCCGTTGCAGAAGGTAATGATTCACTCGGTAGCAACCTTGCTGAATTTGGTTCGGGATTTGCCGAGGGCGTTGTCCCCGTCAAGGGTGGGGGCTTTTTGGCCCGGAGGTTTGGCGGCCGCCGTGCAGCAAAGCGTGCAGCAGCACGAGAAGCCGCAGAAAAGGAGGCGGCTGAGGCTGCGGCCCGCCATCAAGCGTTGTCTGCTCAGCAGCGAAGGGGCATGTTACAGCGAGATAATCCCGAAATTGGTTATGCCTTTGGTGATGTAGCCCCCTATGTTTCTCCTTCTCAACTTGGTGCTCAGCGTCAAGCCTTCAATGCTGCCCAAGCACGGGCTGCAAGGTTGGCTCCGAGAGCACAAGCGCCAGTCGCTCCGTTGACATTGGGTCAGCGTGCAAAACGGGGTGCTGTCATGACCGGAGCCACTGGCGCTGGTGCCGCCGCCGCTTATGCTCCCGAACTTATGATGGCGTTGGGAATGGGTCCGTTTTCGCCTACAGATACAGAATTTCCAAACTTTGCGGCAGGTACAACAGGAGCCGTGGCCGGCTTTGGTGCAGGACAAGGCGGTCAACAGGGCTTTCAACTCGCAGGCCAACAGTCCGGCGGCGTTGGCGGTGTGCAAAATGTCGGTGTGAGCGGTATGGCTGACAAGGATATTTTCCAAGGCAAGCAATTCCAGTCGGCTCCGACATCATCAAATATGCAGGCCCCTTCCATCAAACAGAAGGGGACGCCTATGTCACTTGGAAACAATCTCATCAACTCCACCTTGGGTGTAATGGAACGCAACATTATGAAAGCCAGTGTGTGCGAACGCTGTGGCAAGAAAGGCTGCGTCAACAAAATGCATTGCATGACGAAAGCCGATGATGACAAAAAGAAAAAGCCTGCTCACGGCATGGTCATCGTCATTGGTTCCAAAGCCGGCCCCGGCCCGTCTACCAACGGTAAGCGGGACGACAAAAAGGACAAGGAAGACTGATACTCAAGGGCTGTTTCGCTACCTCTCAGCGTACAGCCCACCTTAGAAGGTTTTATGTCCTTGTGCATTTTGGGGTTATATGAGAGGATTGCATGACAAGCGGTAGCCAAAGCGTTGACCAAAGTGAAATCCGGCTGATGGGGCTTATCCTCATGCAGTCGTTAAATGTCGGACTTGCCATAGGTGTTTTTAACGCCGGTATTTGGATTGATTTAGAAAGTACAATGTTGAACGCTTTCACCTATGCGATGGGCGCTTTCTTTGTTCAAGGCATTGCCTACTACTTCTTCAAAATGTTCTTTCAACAGGGCATGGATGACAAGGCTCGGCAATCCGAAATGGAACGAGAGCGCAGGAACCGATACCGCTCTATGGAAATGACCTTTGAACGGCGACGACAGGACATGGAGTTGCGAATGCAAGAGGCACAACTTGAGCAAGAACTTCGTTGGATGGAAAACAATCCCGGCAAAATACCACCGATGAACCTCTCCGACCCCATCTCGCTTGACACAGGTTCATTTAATCCCGAGAAAGGTGATAAAACTCTTGATTTGGGCGTATCGTTTGACGACAAAGACACCAGCGCCAACCGTGGCGCTGATGGTAAATTCAAGAAGAAGGAGTGAGGTCTGTGGGCTGGCTGTTCAAAACGCCAAGTGATGATGCGACGGAGTCAACGCTCCGTGCTATTCACATGGCCAACACTTTGGACACTGCCTATGAGCGCACATGGGGATGGGTTAAGACGATTATTTTTTCATTCATCAGTGCGTTGGCAATTAGTGCGTTTGAGTACCACAACAATTGGAGTTTTTGGGAACACACTGTCAATTGGATGGCCAATGAAGTCATGGGCTGGTTTGAATGAGTGCAGCAGCGGGCTCCGCAATGGTAGGTGGCGTTATTTTTGCCAAAGAACTTTACCACTATTGGATTCCCCGCCGTGTTGGTATTTACGGACCACCGATGGCTGGTAAGACGACATTGGACAAATACTTGACTACACCCGGTGAAATGGAGGATATTGCACTTGACAAGCGTACTACACACACAAAGGTGCTTGGAAAATTCCTTCTCCCTCGCCCCAGTCGTAAGCGAGTCAAGTACAAGGGTGAAACCCGTGTCATTCATTCGGCTGATTTGGGTGGTGAACAGCGTTTTTGGAACCTTTGGGTTGATGATATGGTCAACAGAAGGGTAGAAGCGGTGGTGTTTATGTTTGATGACAGGGCTTCGGCGGGGGGTGACACGACCATTGATGCCGTTGGTGGCTTCAAATTCTTGGTAGACGCTCTCATTTATCGCCAATATCGGTACAGAAATCTAAAAAGTTGGCTAAAAGGCAAAAAATACACGCCGAAAGTCATTCTTTTAGTCGCCAATAAGGCGGATAAGTGGTGGGATGAGCAAGCGAATACTCTGTGGCAACAACAGCGCCTTGGAGAACATCGTATTTTTGACCCATTTCGGGAAGACCTTATTCGTTTACAAAAAGCCGGCATACCTACCCGAAGGGGTATGATGGCCACCCGAATAGGCTGGAATGTAGAAAATACGATGGTAGACTTGCTTTCAACATGAGGTGAACACAAATGAATGGATTAAGACGGTATGGGCAAGTCCCACAACAAAGAAATGGCAATTTGTACGCACTTGATGCCAATCAAATGGTCGCATTATCGCAACAGGGCAACCTTACCCACGAACAACTGCTTGAAATGCAGGGTGCGCAGCAAGGAATGCGTGAAGCGGCTGTAAAAAGCAACATTGAGGTACCAAAAGTCAATTTTTACCCCAGTCGGCACCCCGATTCACGCAAAGCCCGCAAAAAAGACATCAAGCAGGCCCGAAAGTTGCTCCGACCCAGCAAAAGGAGCATTTTTAACCCACTTCGGTGGCTTGGAATGAAGTACAGGTACAATAAACAGCATGAGCGATGCGTTGTGGACGGTTGTGACTGCGTTGAACTCATCAAATACGACAATTTGTACTCAAAAATATGCGATGAGGGCACTGGTGAGAGCCTTTGGGACCTTTATTGGAAAAATCCAGTGTCTGGAGAGGTTCAAGCGTTCGTAGCCAAAGAAAATGTGACTGATGGGCGCAGTATGCGGGGTACTTATTGCCCCGAACACCTCCATTTGTACCATTTGTTGTGCAAATGGGAGGATGAAAACGACAAAGTTCGCCTTTCCAGCAAGTCCGGTATGCGAGAAATGGTCAAAAAAGGCGTTTCTACGGTCGCTGTACCCATCTCTATGGTCAAAAAGAAGGACAATACACCCCAATTTTTGTCCAAATATGAGGCTTTTTTCAAGCAATTAGAGCAGGATTCACGCCAAACAAGCGGTATTTCTATCCTTCATTACCAAAATCCGGTGTCAAAAATGAACGATGTGACCATGGTTGTCTTTGATTTGAGGATTTTTCAGCAAGAATTGGGTCAAATTGACCAAAATACTCAACCCGGCATACTTGATGCAGTGGGTAAAATGGGTATTACGCTGCCCAGTGCCCCTCCTGTCCAACAGGTTGAAGAGGAGAATGGTCCTCAGTCGGTGCAAGGGCAAGTGTGAAAGTAGGTGAAAACATGTTATTTGGCAACAATCAGCAACAAAATAGCGCCTTGAACCTCGGTGCACCTACCAATTCCCCTCAACAGCCCTTTGGCTTCAATCAACAGCCCCCAAGCACCATGCAAAACTTTGGTCAAAGTGCTTTTGGAGGCAGTATGATGCAGGGTATGGGTATGAATCCGGGTATGATGCAGCAGCCTATTACCCCTCCAAGCGAGGCTGAGATTCAACTGGCACTTATGCGCTCCGTCGCACCCATGGACAGGTTCGTAGCGTCAGCCCAAATGGCGACACTCGTTCAAATGTTGAACGACCTTGTCAGTTTTTCAGTGCTGGAAGTGATGAAAAACGCTACTTTTGTTATCAATGAAGACGATGGGACCATGAAAATGGATGTAACTTCCCTCCCTTCCAACCTTCAAACCATGAGTGCGGAGAATGTCACCAATCAATTCAATCAAATGCAAAGTGCCAGTCAGCAAAATATCCAGCAAATGGAGATGCAGCAACAGCAAATACTTGCGATGGCCCAACAATCAATGATGGGCGGTGCGCTCCAAGCAGCCTTGGCTGACGAAGGTATGATGCAAAAGGTGGGCGGAGGCGTTGGTTCCTTTGCCCGCAGTATGATGGGAGGACGATGAAATGAATGACCGAGGTATGCCCGGAATTTACCATGGCTTTGCCATGTCAACGCGTGATATTTTTGCTCCAAAGAAGAGCGTCATTGTAGACATGGTGATGGTACAGGTGCTGACCATCATCGTTACGCTATCATTGGTGCTCTTGACCGGCTCGGGAAAACTCTCATCGGACATGATGGCTTACATGATGGGCGCTATGATGGGTGCGATTCTACTCGCTACGGGGATTTACACCCGTATTTCACAACAATAGTCACCACTTGTCTTGCGGACAGGTGGACGATTTGAGTGATGCTTTTGCTCGCATGATGCATCCACAGTCTTTGCATCGTGTGCCTGTCCAACTTGGGCATTCTTGGCAGATAGAGAGTCTGCGACCCCGCTCTTCCGGACTTACCTTTCGTCGCAAAGCCACATCTCTTGCAGCCTTTGACAATGAAACAGCCGTTTCCTTTGTCATAGGGATTCCGGCCACTTTGACATTCATTTTGGGCAGTCTTGGCATAGTGTTTCCTCACTGCTCTTTCCTAAAGGCTTATCGTTGGGCGTAGCATGGACCACGCATGGGAGTTAGGCAAAGCAAGCGTTCTTGCCCTTTCTGCCAAGACCCCGACCGTGACGAACTTGAGATGAATCTTGCTCAAGGTACCGCTGATGTGCGCACCATGGACCGGGACAAAGGGTGGCGAGCCAACACGGCTGAGCGCCACATGCGGAATCATGCTGGTGAAAACTTGGAAGGTTCCAACTACCGCTGCGTGATATGCACGGACGACCACCGAAGTATGTACGAAGTCGCTTACTTTGACGAAGGTATGACCACCGAAGAGATTGCTCAAGAGTTGAATTGCAGTGAGGCTACTGTTTACAAGCACATGAAAGAACATTTCCAGCCCATCGTCAAGCAAAGTGCATCAGCCATCGTGTCCATCAAAGTAGGTCAAGAGGCTGACATCTTGCGACACAACACTGAACGCCTCAATGAGAAATTGTCTCGCTACATGGACGAGGTCAGCATCCACGATGATGGGGCTGTTTCGGATATGGTGAGGTTAAGCAAAGAGATTCGTGAGTCCATCAAAGACTTAACCACATTTCAAAAGGCGTGGGTTGAGCCCGAGGAGAAAATGGTGGCAAACACCATCAACATCCTCAAAGTTGAAATGGCAAAGGAGAGTCCCGATACTTGGAAGCGCGTCAAAGAAGCCTTGCTCACACAGGAAGGCGACGAAATTGACATCAGCGGCTTGTTAGAACAGGAGGGTAGCGCATGACCAGTAGCATGGGTACCGGTACTGACACCCGCATGTATTCCCCCCGGTCCGATTCGGACCACCTTTATTCGGACGGCGAAGACTACCGGCACGGTAAGGGTTCACCTGAACATGAGGACCAAATGAAGGACAAAAAAATGAAGGAGAAGGAGGAGCGTGTTAAGACGCGTGAACTGCCCCATCTCAAGTTCAACATTGAATCGGAAGAACCCGACATGGGTATGCCCACTCCTATGCCGATGGACGAGCCGGAAGAGGACATGATGGAAGAAACGCCTATGGCTCAACAGAATGAACTCAGTGCCCTCACTGGCTCGCCGGGCACTGGTTCTCCCGAAGCCAGCATCAGTTTTGGTGCACAGGCACTTAGTCCATACGGTCAGCAAACTGTCATGGCCGGTGAGCCGATGGACATCGCTTTCCAACTGCTCAAGCGAGACGGCGACTTCTCCACCCAGCAGTTCAAGGCTCCCCCCGGTGGCCGCTCTCGTCAAAAGCAAGCAACATCCATGCGTGCCAAGCGACAGTCCCGTACACTCAGTCCTCGTACTGAACAGGGTGGCATGGTTAATGCTGATAAAGCCGTTGAGATGTCCCACCTTGGACTTGATACTAAGCAGCCTCTGCGTTTGTTTCCCGACAAATACCGCCAAAGTCTCGGTACCCGAGCCATGCAGGCCAATCGCGGTAACATTTCCTTGCCCTATCAAGGGCACAACCCCGAACGCCGTACAAAGTTCAAGCCCATGACCATGAAGTCCGAACTTCAAGAGATGCAGATGCTCGTTAAGTCGGCTTCGGGCTACCTTCACCTCAGCCAATTGCGCAACATTTTGCGAGACTTGAAGCGAGCCATCGCTCGCAAGGAGTCAGCCAAGAAAGCACCGCCGTCCGGCAAGGGTACCTCCAAAGAAGGTGAGGCTGGGCACCGTGATGGTGAAACCACTCAGCCTCAAGGGGGCACTGACAACAAAGAGGCTGATGAGTTCCGTTCTGCCGGTGCCTCCGGTCACCACTTTGTGAGCAGGGGTAGCGGGAGGACGGCTTGATGTTTCGTGTTCACTACTCGTCGGACTCGCTGGCCGAGAGCCGTGGCAGGTTTGACATCGTAGACACGCTTCACCGCACATGGAACATCATGAAGCAGCAGATGGTGCTTCGCAAATCCTACGGTCTGTATCACATCGGTGAGGATGAGACGCATCCGATTCGCCACTGGTCACCCAAAGAAGTATTCAATCCACCCGAAGACATTGGTTGGTACGACCAGTTTGAAGGGCCCGAGGGCGTGCGAGCCCACCACCCGCCGTTTGGTCACGACTTCAAAACAGGTCGCCTTCTTCATCGCACTCGCAATGGTGTAACCGAGCCCGAAAGTTCTCACCCGCTTGACTACATGATGGGGCACATGCATTCTGTAATACGGAGTCACCTTATCAAAGAGGGTATCAACCCGGATGCTCGCAACCCCGGATTTGGAGAAGAACACAACATTCCAATTTGGAACATGGACCTTGTTAAGCAATTATTTCAAGGGGCCATTGACAATCACAACAAAACCGGGCAAAAGTTACCCGATGTAAATAGCGTGCTGTGGCGACTAAACACATCGGGACCTTTTGACGGGAACAGTGTTCGCAGCCAAAGGCAAGTCGGGACCGAAGACGGTCGCCCAACTAATTACTCCGCAAACATGGGGAACTTGCATGACTTGGAAGGTGCTGACAAAGGGATGTTCATTGACGGTGGCGTGCATCCAATGTATGATTCAACAGCAGAACTGTACGAAAGTCTTCGTAATATGTACCGAGAGCAATTAGGGGTTGAGTTGCCACCCAAGGACAGATTTCATTACCTTGGAGGCTCCAAAGTTCGCCTTGACAACATGACCTTTGGACGAGTCAAAGCACTCAGTGGGCCCGAAGCAAAGAAGCATTTTGGCGAAGATGGAAGCGGTATGATTCCCGGACACAAGTCGGGGAAAGTCATTGAGAATTACCACCCGCTGGATGTAGCGCAGTTCGCTCCTAAAGCACTGTTCGCTACACCAACACGAAAAATGGGTGGTAAAAAGCGAGCCCAAGTTGAAAATTCGGCTGAAATCGCATCTCGTACTAACGAAATTATGCAAGAACTTCGTAACATTGGGGTAGAAATTAAACCGGAAGACATAGAAAAGTACAGGCAATACGCATCCATGCCCATTTCACAATTCTTGATTGGTGGGACGGGACACCAAGTAAACGATAACTCACGGGCACCGGCCATTTTGAGAGGGGTTGCTGCATCACTTGGTGTGGACATGGATTCTCCCATGTACAAACGGGTTCGGGACTCTATCGCAACTCGCAAAGGCCCATCAAAGAATAAGGGTCTTAATCGTTCTCGTGATTTGTACGCTATTCCTTGGATGCATTCACTTAACCTTGTTGCATCGGGGCAAGTGGAGAGCCAACAGGACGCTTGGGCGCAGGCACTTGATAATTTTCGCAACGCAGACTACGACCACAAAGACCATGCTTATGATGAGGCAAACCACGACGCATACCTCCAATTCGCCAATGCGTTTCGTAATACCGACGACCATAGAGGACAAAGGTCCCAAGTCACTGGTAAACTCCCCGAGGCCCACAAAGACCACCCTCACCACGCTATTCACTCGTCTGTGCCCGACCATTGGGCTGGCCATGTGCACGGCATACCCCAAGGTGTTTCGCCAACGGCTGACCAAGCACATGAAGTCACACGAAACATGCTTGATAACAATGCAGATAGTCCGGAACTGCATCGGCAAGCCATGGGGGACGCTGCTGCGCCCACTCGCATGGAAGAGATTGAAGCGGCCCGCGCTCAATTGACGAACCTCACACCGGGAGTATCACGGGCTTCTGCGAACTTACCCCAACCGTCCTTTCAAGACTTTGAAGGCACTCAAAGGGTATCTCGGCAACAACGACTGGACGACGGCAGCATCATCACTTCCGAAGAGCGCACGGTTAGCGACCTGCTCAAGACCATGGAGCGTATTCAATTCAAAGAAGCAAGTCAAGACACCGTGGTTAAATCACTGGCTCAATACCGGTCCCGAATCACCAAGGCTGACGATGTCAGTGTTGTAGCCAAATCACTCGGCATCAGCGTGATGGATGTTCACGGTATCTACCACTCGCACGGCGACTGGCACCGTGTAGCAAACGACTGGAATGTCGGTCCCGAAATCGTCAAGGCGGTCAAGGTCACCTTTGGGGGTGGCGTTTGATGAAGAAAGTCCTTGTTCAAAAAGCGTTGAAACCACAAATTGACAGCAGTGGCAAAATGTCCTATGTGATGGATGTGGGTGGCGGGAACAGGGGTAGTGCTCGTGCCCCGCTTTCTTTGCGAGAAAAACTGGGAGCCGGTTTAGGAAGATTCGTCGGTATTGCAGGAGCAGTAACGGGAAAGCATCGCAATATCAGCAGTTTGCTTGGCAGCGCCTATGCAGGTGGGATGCAGGGGGCAGATGTTGGTCGTGGCCTTGCTGGTAAAACTGTTTCCCGAGCACGGCGTGCACAATTGAAGGAGCGAGAAGACCGCCTTGCGGCACAGGCTCAAGAAGAAGGTCGGCAGCGATTTGAAACCAGTCGCATCAATCCAATAAGTGTCCGCACTCGCAACGCTGCTATGTTGGCTGACGAGGATGAGCGTTTAGCACAAGCCGGCTCGGCTGCTCAGCAAAAGGGTAAAATGGCAGCAGATAGAAAATTGGGCACTACTCTTGGTAGAGAGCGACTGCGTTCACAAAAGCAAGCCGCAAAACAGCACCCTGCCGCAGCGCGAGCAATCAGTGACTTGTTGAATCAAGGGGCAACTCCGGAACAAATCAACCAAATAGCCCCCACCCTCCAAGGCTTTGCAGAAACAGGTAATTTGGACGCTCTCCGACAAGTTCTTGTTGCTACCAGCGACCAAATTAGAGCCACTACCTATAACCGAAGGGAAGGCCCGTCTTTGGGCCAGCAGTTCCCCAACGCACAAATGGCTCAACTACCTCAGCCAGTTCGGCCGTTGCAGACGGCTCCGGGTCCCGGAGCGGTTTTGCAGGCAGGTGAACAAATTGACCCGAACCATGCCAACCATACCACACAAGACACAAACTTGGCTGCGCAACTTGGGCAACAGGTGGCCGAAGAAGAAGAGGAGCCGCCCAGCGACTCGCGTATTTTTGGACAAGCCTTGCAGCAGCGTCGCACGATTGACAATATGGGCGGTGGGCAGGGTTGAGCGACAATCCTGCCATCAAAGACCTCGTTCATCAAGTGGACACTGAGATGTGCAAGAAGAGTTTCAAGTATTTTTTTCACGAGATTTTGGGGTTTGACTACTCCTACCACCACGGCTGCTGGGAGAAAGGGCTGAATGAAAACAAATACTACTGCGTGAAGGCGTCTCGTGACCACGGTAAGTCCGTGTTCTTCATGTCTTACGCTTTGTGGATTGGGGCCTTCCAGCCCGGTACACACATCATGGTGTTCAGTCACAGTCTTGAGCAGACGCTTGAGCACATGCGCTTTATTCGCAGTAACATTGAGGGCACGGATTTGCTTAAGCATCTCAAACCTACTGGTAAGCCGTGGGCTAAATCCTACTTTGAGTTCACCAACGGCAGCCGTATCATGGCGAAGTCGGTCGGTGGTGCTACCCGTGGGTTCCACCCCGATGTTGTGGTGTGCGATGACATTCTGTGGGGAACGACCACGGGTGAGTTGCAGCGTGCTGCTGACTGGTTTTACACCGTTCTTCTTCCTGTGTTGCACCACACGGGGCGTATGATGATGGTCGGCACTCCGTTTTCTTATGACGACTTGTACGCCGAGTTAGAAGAAAAAGACACTTTCATGGTAGAGACATATCCTGCCATCAACGACAAAGGCGAAGCATTGTGGCCGGAGCGATGGGACTTGGACGCCCTCAAAATGCGTGAGTCCTCCATGCCTGCCATTCGGTTCGCTCGTGAATACTTGTGCGAACCAATTCACGACACTTCCAGTATGTTCCCGATGAGTTTGTTGGAGAGTGCCCGTGACCCGAATCTCAAAATTATGGACTACGCCGAACATGACTATGATGAAAATGGTGAAAAAACCGGACTCTTCGGACAGCACTTTATCGGCTGGGACCCAGCCATTGCTTCGGATAAAAACGCCGACTATACTGCCATGGTGGTGATTCGCATCGTTCCGGGCGACGGTACAAAACAAATCATTCATGTTGTCAACGAAAAGGGACTTGGGGGTATGGCGCAGAAGAAGCGCATGCTCATCCTCAACAATCGGTTCCAGCCGGACCTCATTGAATTGGAAGGCAACAACTTCCAACGCATGTTTGAGGCTGAACTGCGGGACATGCGAGATGATATTCCTATCAAGACCTTCATGACCACCCGTCAGCGAAAGGAGTCCATGTTCATGAGTTTGCTTTTGGCACTTGAGCAGGGGCAACTCAAAACGCCTTGGGGTGATGAGAAGAGCAAAGAGTACACGAGGATTTTGGAAACTCAACTCAGTCGCTTTGGTATGAAGCGGAACGGTCGCCTTGAGTCTGTAGGTAGCCACGACGACTTGGCCATGGCTGTGGCTCTTGCCAACTGGGGCACCAAGGAGTTCAAGGGTAGCGTTATTTTGCTGGACGATGATGATGACTTGCCCGGCTTTGATAAATGGTTCTTGGGGGCACCAAGTATGCCCAACCCTCGGTTTGGAGGAGATGATATTTTTGTCGCTTAGGGACCTAAAGTGTCATAAAGAGATGGCCTCGCTCAACACAATGGAGGGGGCATGATGTGGTCATCATTAAAGGTCGGCGTGGGCGAAAACTTCGTTGACTTGGGGGACGAACTGGGCAACATGGTCGCTTCTACGCTTTCTCATCATCCACTGGTCAAACAGGACCCGTCTACGGCTGTCATCATCGCTAAGGAAGCCCTCCCTCGTGTAGAAGAGCCGGATATTTTTGTGGAGATGCATGAGTTTCCTGTCAACGGAGACTCTTGGTTCATCAGTCACTTTGGCAAGGATGCCGATGATGTGGTCAAGAACTTCAAGCGTGCTCGTCGGCACATGAAAGACATGCGTGACGAGATTGACAAGGCTATAGAAAGCGTGCGCACTATGAAAGCAGAAGAGGTGCAGAAGACTTTGGAGTCCATCCCTTGGGCGAAGGACCATCACAGCACCATACGCAACTTGGGACTTACCGATAGGAACTTGAAATCACTCCGTTTGTTTTCTAAGTCCCGTGAAAGTACGCTGCGCCGGGCTTGTAACATGTGGGAAGTGGCTGACGAAACACTCAAAATGCTGGACGAGTTTGAGGATGTGTGGGGCGACGAAGAGCGAAATGCTTGGGTCAATGCTATGCAACAGCGACAAGACGCTAAGAAAATGTGGCGCAGCGGTCTACATCAAATTGATAGTTTGACCAAGCAGCAGCAAAATGTTCTGCAAATGGCAAAGCAAGAACTGGTGGACAAAGGGCATATGAGTGCACGGGCCATCGCTTCCAACATCATCGTCAAAGGAGATGGTCGTGTAGGAGCCACCAATGTTTCACAACTTCTCAAAATGTACGGTGAGGAGATTGACATCATCAAGGCCCCAAGGCGTGGCGAGTATGCTGTGTTGACTTCGCACGGCATTATCGTCAAAGACCCATGGGCCTATGCCGCTGGTTTCTTTGACGCAGACGGCTCAATCTACATCACCAAGCGTGGAGAAGTTCGTGCTTCTGCCATCGCTACTGGCGACCGTGGTAAAATTCATTGTGAACGCTTGCAGAAAACACTGGGCTGTGGTATGCTCAGCCTTAACGAGCGTGTAGGCAAAACCAGCAACCGTAGCGTTCACCGTGTTAATTTCCAATCCAAATCCGATGTCAAAAAAGTGCTTGAAGGCATCCTTCCTCACCTGCAACTTAAGTCCATGCAGGCTAAGGCCGCTCTCCGATGCCTACAAGAACAGGACCCCCTTCTCAAAGAACAACTCCGGTTGTTTGTTCAGCATGAAAACTGGAAAGACGACCCCGATGCACTGGCAAAGAAAATGGGAGAATGGACAGTTGACAAAGACACGGTAATGGGTTGGAAAGAGGTGTTGTAATGGCAGAAGAAAAAGGTAGAGTTTCAAGAGCCCTTAGCGGGTTGGCTGACCGCTTCCGTCGCCGACGCACTCCCGAGCCACAAATGCCCTTGTGGACGACGGGTATTCAAGAACCCGTTATCATGCAGGGTATTACCATCCCTGCTCTGTACTCTGTTGCACATGAAAATGTCATTTTAAGAACCGTTATCACCACACTCCAGCAGGAAATTTTCCGACGGGGCTACTATTGGGAAAAAGCGTATCACCGAAAGTGCATGGTCTGTGACAAGGAGTATCAGCACGATGTAGATGTGTGTAAGCAGTGCGACTCTACTGAATTAGAGAAGCCCGACCCCGACAATCTCGTCTACCCCAAGTGGCTGATTGAACAGCGCAACAGCATGGAGCAACGCTTTATTGATGTTTTACGAGAAATTGAGTTTGATTTGAACATTGTTGACGATGCTTTCCTTGTTTTGGTCAAGGAGTATTATGTGGACCCGGAGTCCAACGAAATTCAATTCTACCGTGTCAAGGAGATTTTGCGAGGCGACCCCATTTTTATGCGCATTGTTGCTGATAAGCGTGGCGTGCGTGGTGGTCGCTACAAAGTCTGCCCAATCCATCGTGACCAAGTTCGTGGCTACACGCAGAAAGAAAACAATTGTGAAATCTGTGGACACGAGTTGGAGGATGTGCACCATGTCAACACAGGTGGTCCGGGTAAATCACAGTATTACATTGAAGGCGAAGTCATCCATGTTAGCAAGTACCATCCGTCCAAACTCTATGGTCGCTCTCCTGTAGCCACCATTTGGCGACAGGCCATGACACTCACGGCCATGGATAATTACATGTACACGGCTTATTCAAAACGCCGTGTGCCTCGTGGGCTGATTTCAATTACGACAGACAATGTAGAATCCATGAAGTCTTTTTGGAAAGGCGTGGATGAAAAAATGGAGCGCGACCCTCATTACATCCCTAAAATTGCTGTTGAAAGTCAAAATGGCCGTGGCGGAGTCAACTGGGTCAAGTTCATGGACACGCTTGAAGAAATGCAATACATCTCGGTGCGTGATGAAATGCGAACCCGTATTGCTGCGTTTTATGGTGTGTCCAATGTCTTCATGATGGACACAGGTAAGTCCGGTGGCCTCAACAACGAAGGTCTGCAAATCCTCGTGACCAATCGTGCTGTAGAAGCAGGGCACAAAGTCTACACTGAGAACCTGTTCCCTCGCTTGATGCAAGAAATGGATGTGCACGATTGGAAACTCACGCTGTACCCCAACGAAGAAGAGGACGAAGTCACTCGTCTACGACGAGATGAAATGGAAGTCAACATTGCTCAACGCATGGCTCAACTTGGCTACCAAGCAGAACTTGTTGAAGAAGGCGGTAGAGACATTCGCTTCGTCTACAAGAAGCAGGAGATGCCACCCGGTCAACCCGGTCAACCCGGTATGCCCGGTATGCCCGGTGGGCCTCAGCCAATGACGCAACCCGGAGGACTACCGTCTCGCAACATTCCTCCGCAACTGGCAGGGGCGTTAGCAGGACAGGCGAATGCGGGTATGGCTGCCATGAACCCCGGCGGCGAAGGCCGAGGTTTGCGAAACCGTGGTCCTGCCAGCCCTCAGCGATTCCAAACAGCCGGCTCCGGCTCACCGATTGGCAGCGTTCAACAGCGTGGTCCACCAGCCGGACCAGTAGAGCAAGCACGCCGGAATACAGGCGGTTTTTGAAGCAAACTTAAAGACAAAGGTAGTAGTGGGATGAACATGGACCTCTTGAAACTGGACCCGATGGCACGCAAAATGCGCAGTCATGTTGATGCTTTTTACAAAGCGTTGGAAAATAACGACCAAAACAGCGCAGTAGACCACATCAATCAAGTGCGCAAGTTTGCTGAATACTTGTCCGAAGATGTTTCCTCGGCCATCACCAAATCCGCTACGCCTGCTTCAACTGGTGTAAACGACATTTATGCAGGCGGTGTACCTGTGCGTAAGTTCAGTGAAGTGCAAAGTGTTCACGCAACTACTGAGCGTGTGCTACCCGGTACTATTCGTACTTCACGCCGTGGTCCTATCATGAGCCGGCGCAACAACCGAACACTTTGAGGTGAACAACTTGACTGACGACAATGAGGGGAGCGTCGCAGAACAGTTGATGAACGCATTGATTTCTAAAATGGAAGTCATGGACAGCAATCTGCAAGTGTTAAAAGCCGAGAACGAAGTTCTCAAAGGATTGGTTGGCGACCCAGCAGCCTTGTTGAAAAAGGCTGGATTTGTGTCCCGCAAGACGGCTGCACCTGTAGATGTCATGCCCGACATGTTCCGAGGCGATTCTCACTATGACATCTTGAAGAACGATAACGGTGATGGGATTGATATTCCAACTTCTAACCAAGCGTTCCATGAGATGAATTGGGATGATATTCATCAACTTGCCGCCGAGGCCAAGAGCGCAGGAGCCCTCGGTAACCAAACTGGAATAGAGTGATACCATGAAGCCACGATTTGAACCACGGGACCCCGAGTTTGACCAACTGTTGAAAGAAGCCATTGAGTTGGAACAGCGTTTGCTCAAGGAGCAGGGCGTTGGATTCACTCAAAAAGAAGGCACTGACCTCGGTGATGTTCAGTTTCATGTACAGGTCGGCGGTGAAACCGGTGTGCAGAACCAATACTACAGCACCAACCAACGCACCATCAGTGTAGAAGACATTGCCAACAAAGGGGCTACCTCCGAGAAATCAAATGTCCTTGACAAGAACCCTCACTACCCTACGGCTCTCTCCACCTTGGATGCTCACTTCCTTGACGGCGGTTCGCAAAAAGTGCAAAAGAGTCTTGTCGGTGCTGATGAGCATAAGTTTGCTTTGAGCGAACTTCGCAAAGCGGTGCAGAAACTCCAAAGCCGCCTTTGAAGGCGGTGATGGTGTGTCGGACGACATTCTTCTCAAAGACCAGTTTGAACAGGCTGACCAAGCCACGAGTGCTCAAATTGACACTCAAACCCTCGTCCCCGAAACCAGCCCTACACTTACCGATACGGGCGGGACTTTCATCCAAGAAACGCTGGCTCCTGCTCACCCGCATGCTGAGCGAATGACGGGCGTCCAAGACTTGGGCGACATGAGCGGACGGTGGACACACGAAGGTGTTAATGCACCTACCACTCAGCAGACCTATTCCGAAGCCGGGCACTTCGCCGACACTTCCCCCGTCCATCCCGAGTTCAACCCGCTTTTGGAAGCCCATCCCGAAATCGGCATTGCACCACTGCATATCCGCAAAGTGCGGTCGTTTTACGAATCCGGCCAGTCCAAAGAGGACGCTGATGCAGAAATGTCTTGGGTTCTGCACCACATGAGTTCCGGTATTGGCGGGCAAATACACCCGATTCTTTCCTACATGGCTATGGGTAGATTGGACAGCGAGCACACTCATCACGCTCGTTACGAAGACAACTTTGCTGAGTGGATGGACACGCCACTTGACAACTTGGGTGGCGCTACGCCAAAAACTGCCATGGAAGGCATGATTGCAGGTGGTCAAAACGAAGCCGCTTTGAAACAATTTTTCCGGAAAGTGCACCTTGACGATTATGAGCGTAAATGGCAAAACGACCCCGAGTGGAAGTTGGGTGAGAAGGACTACTTTGAGGGCATGGAGTGGATGACAAGGGGCAAGCGTCGGATTGCTCGTGCACATATGAAAGAACACGGGACAGAATCACCCGACCACCAGCGCATACCGGAACTTGATATGGATTACTCAGTGCCCCGAGCAAAGTACAGCCGTGCACAACGAGAGTCGGGCTATCATAAGCACTTTACACGAGCACCGATGAACTTGGGTGAACCCATACGCTCGCCTATCGTCCCTACGCCTTCAAACAAAGACAGTCGCACTTTCTTCTACAGCCGAATGACTGGGTCGCTTGGAAATTCGTTTTATCAAGGGATTGCAGCCCACCATAAGTATCACACCGATATTGAGACGCGCAGGCGAGACAAGTACAAAACTGCTCAAAAGCCGAAACACGGTTATGATTTTTTGAAGGTTGATGCAGACGGTGAAATTAAATTGAAGCCGTTGACCCGAAGGCAGGTTGAAGGCGACAAAAACGGACAACTGGATGCTCGTGCTATCAGTCGTAAAGAATTGCTTCTTGCAGCGGGTGTTCGTCCGAAGCAGAATGAGGCTGGGTACGAGTTTTACCCTGCTGGTGAGCATCCGTTTTACAGCGGATGGGAGCCAAAGAGTAGCCTTGTCACATGGACGCCACAGGACATTGAAAACTTCTTGACAGCCGTTGACGAGGAGCGTTCTTCATTCAAGGCACAAAACGATATTCGCAACGCCCTGCAATTTCATGTCAACCACTCCGTGAGAACCGAGGGCAACGGTGGGCATCCGGAAGCCTACACCGGAGGCCGCCCTCGTACATTGGCGACTCACTGGACACTTCATGGCACAGGCGGTCACGGTAAAACTTACCGCACGGTGGAAGACATGCGTCACGCTGCGTTTGCTACGCCGGACGGAAAAACGCATCACACACAAGGCCCCATCTCAGTAGAGGCTCCCGAAGTTGTTGGTGAGGGTGAGCGAGGTGTATTGTCTGAGATACCCGAACTAACGCCAGCACAGGAGGCTGCGAAGAATTTGGCCATTTCCGGTCGGGGCGGAGCCGTGGTCCACACTGGAGGGCTTGCTGCTCCGTTTGCTCCGCCCGAAGTCAACGCATCGCGTGTTGACGGGCAGTACATCGCTCGTGACCCAACGGACCTCGCTTCGGCTATGAATCCCGCAGGGGTCAGCAGAGGTTTAACATTCGCAGGCAACCGTCATGCCGCACGAAACAAGAGTTCGTGGTCGGGCAGTTATCACGATGAGCAATTTCAAGAGTTTCATGACTTGGTCGCAGCCGGAACACGCGAAGGATTTGCAGCAGCCGGTGCGCACCTTGACGAGCATTTCATGAACAGGAAAAATGCACTCGTCACTGTCAGCAACCCGTACTATCACTTGGGCAACACCGATGTTGATTTCTTGGAATCCCGTCATCACCATGCTGCTCCGACCTATTTGGGACTGGCTGCTCCTCCGGGGAACCCTCAGTCGGGCATCCATCACGGCTCGGCAGTACCCGACGACGCTCACCACACGACGGGTGATGCGGCTGAGTTTGCTCGTGTTATGCGTAGACCCAGTGAAGAAAACCAAATTCTTCGCCGGAGGGAGGACATTTCGCCGCTGCGTGAAGGCGAGCAAACGCTCCCTGCTGCTGTAGAGATAGACGAGCAGATTGCGACTTCTCAAGACAGGTTGCAGTTTTTGCGGGAGCAAGTTGCTCGTGTTCCCACAACAGACATGACGGACGAGCAGAAAGAAAATGCCATGAACATCATTTCTACTGAAATCCAAGAGCAGGAAGAATTGCAGGACGACCTTCGTCGCCAACGAGATTCGGTTATGGAAACTGCGCCTTCATTGGACGATACTCCTCATCGCCGACTGGCCATGCAAAAGGAAGAAGAGTTGGACCATATTACCAATGATTATTTTGATGTGCAAGAGGAACTGGATGCGCTACTTGAAGAGCAAGAAAGGAACAGCGATACCAGTGCCCATCACCAAGAAAAAATTGACGAAAAGGCACAGGCTTTGAAGGAACTCTACGCTGAAATGAGGGCGCTTGAGAAGGACTTGGACCAACATTATGAAGAGGTCAAACCGGGAGAGGAACCCCGAAACCGTGAACACGACACCATGCACGAGATTTTGACCAACCATAACAGTGTGATTGAGCAGGCGGCTCAGCAAGTTATGCGAGCAGCCTACGAGCAGGGTTTTGACCCCATAGCGGACATGGGTCCGGCCACAGCCGTGGCTTGGGCTATGCGACACGGTAACACTTTTGCCAACAAGGCCCCACACGAAGCGCACGGACTACAGGCACTGCATCCGAGTTTTGACGAAGTGGAAAGCAAAACTGGTAGAAAGGGTTTGCTCCTTGCTCAAATTGGACTCAATGTGCAGCATCTTGCACCACAATTGCATGGGGAGCCTTTGTCGTTGGAGAATGAAGCCGAAGACTGGCTTGAGGCCTTGGGCATGCAAGCAGCCGAGTATGACCTTGAAGGCAACAAGGCAGCCGGTAAGACCAACATTGCACGGGACGAAGCCGTGGCTAAATTGAGAGCAGTTCACAAAAAATTGCGTGACAAGTTCCCCGCTGAACAAGCGTTTCATGTCATGCCGGTGGCCCAGTTTCTGCAAAATGTTGGCGGCATAGAGGAACTTAACTTACGGGGAATGGGCGACCTTCACGCCCATGTCAAGGATGACCTGTCGTATTACATTGATGAGAACGGTGACGCTCAGCCAAAGTTTGCTGCGATGAGCCGTAGTGCCATGCCGCATCAAATCATGTTGGAAAACAACATTCGGGGCAAGCCCCACAAAGTTGCTGATAATCACCCGAATGCTCCACGCCACCAACGAAGAGCCCGTATCAATGATGCTCTAAATCAATTGAAAAATGTGATGCTGAGCGATAAGGGACAGACGGCTGATAATGCACTGCTTCTTGCTGATGGGGATTTTATTGCTGAAAAACCACGCCCCAAAAAGGGGACAAAGGTCAAAGACAAGCATAATGCGAAGGCCCATCGTAAATTGGACATCCTTGATTCGTTCCTTATCATGCCCGAAGGGCACGAGCCGGCAGTTAAACCAACGCACATCAAGCGAGAAAAGGCACTCAAGTACAAGCACATCGGGCGAGCCGGCGGGCATGACGGCGATGGTGTCCAGTCGTTGTACGACAGTCCTGCCTATCGCATGAACTGGGGTCACATTCACGATGTGTCACTTGGCTGTCACATTGATGAAGACGGCAACATGCAGATTTATCGCCGTGATGAGCCCCAAAAAGAATCGTTGGTCACACCTACTTTGGAAAACGCTCATGCGCTCGCTCCGGAGCATCGTGCTTACTTTGGGGACCACCGTTCGGAAGTAGCCAACGAGGAGCGCCCTCGTAGCATGCGGGAGAGCGCCATCGGCCGAAGGCATAATGAGCAAGTCAGTGCTCAGCGTAACAAGATGGATGGCCCTTCGCTCTTGGCTTCGCTCACAAATCCGGACTTTATCCGCAAGGATATGCCGGACGGTGTGCCATCGCTGCAAGCCATGCACCGCATTTTTGAATTGGACGACATGGAGCATTTGAAAGGCTTCACGGGCGACTGGATTGTCAGCGACTTTCCCGAAGGCCCCCGCTTCTTTGTTACCAAAAAGGACGGCGACATTGAATCCAAAGCAGACCTGTCGGATGAAGAAAAGGCTGCGTTCAAGAAAGTCAGTGACAAAGACTTCGTGATTGACGCTATTCGTGGAAAGGATGTCATCCACATTTTTGACATACTGGAGTTTGACGGCAGCGACACCTACGACATGCCCATCCAAGAGCGCATCAAGGTTTTGCGAGGAGCACTTGAAAGCGTGGAGATGGTTCATACGCCCAGTGCATCCGACACGAAACTCACCGATGATGCTGGCTTGAAGTCGGCTGTCAAGAACTTGGAAGGTCCACGCATTTTGATGCGGGACGCTAAGTCTGCTTACATGAAGGGTGAGCCACGCCATCCAAAGTGGGTAATGCTCCAGCCCGGCTCGGAGGTTGTGCTTATGGTGCTTGACCGCCGTGGCGAAGGTCCGTATCAGTATCGTCTTGGCACCGGCCCTATCGCACACGGCGAAGACTTAGGTGACCGTCGTGTCAAGCATGACGGGGATGACTACATGGATGTGGGTGCATCATTCCAAAGTGAAGACAAGTATGATGTTGGAGATTTGGTGCGTGTAGATGTCACCAATGTAACAGAGACTGAGGCTTCCGAGCGACAGAAAGTTTACACCGTGCACGCTCCCAAAATTGAAGGCGAGGCCGAGGGTGAAGGGCTGGTTAGTTCCGAATCCCTGTCCATGCTGGCGAAGGGTGAGTTGTATCATCACCCTGTAGAAGTGTTCCGAAAGGGCAGGCATGTTCAAATCAAAATCGGCGACAGTGCCGTAGTTTACAAAGCGACAGTACGGGGCGACGAGTGGTCGGTGCATACGCCCGAGGCTGACAACCCGCATGTGCTTCGCCTTAGTGAAAATCAACGACCGTTTTGGTCCCCAGTTGTCGGTGTGCTTCTCAAGGGCAAGTTGGAGATTGAAGAAAAGGCTGAGGTCAAAGAATCTACAGAACCAGCCGAACCACTTACCGAACCTCACAAAGTAGAGGGCACAGAATGGAAGCGCAAGAAACGCCATATCCTTAGCAAGAGCCTGTTGCTGTTAGAGCGACTGTTGGAGAAGAGCAGCGTTGGTGCTGTTGGCGACTATCACGGGGGAGCCAAAGGTTTGGGCTTTGACTTTGCTACACCAATCCAATCACCCAGTGGTCCCACGAACCTCAACGATGCTAAAACCATGCCCGATTACGATGTCCGTGACATTGAGCGTGATGAGAAGGAATCGGCCGAAGACAAGAAAAAGTTTCCTAAAAACGACGCACTGCAAGGCGATTTGGAACTTACAGACGAGAAGGCTGTCATCCATACTGATTAAATACCATGACAAGAGTATTCGGCAGCAATGATGGCCACTGCTCTCCGAACCTCCCCGTTCTCTCAGACGGGTAGTCTCTCGGTACTCAAGAGCAGCGGTGACCTTGTTGTCGCAGGCTATGCCTCCGTTGAAATGGTGGACAAGCAAGGGGACTTGATTACCCGAGGCGCACTCAAAAATGCTTTTGACGGATTCATGAAGTCCCAAGAGTTCCGCAATGTTCAGTTGGCTCACTCTAACATCCAAGTCGGCAGCGTCATTGATGCTTACACCGACAGCAGTGGCCGACTTTGGAAGTCCGGTGTTGATGACGCTGGTCTGTTTGTCGTCATCAAAGTTCGTGATGACATTGAGAAGGCACGAGAAGTTGCCAATGAAATTCGCAAAGGGTCCCTTCGTGGATTCAGTATTGGAGGACAGGCTTTCAAGCGTGTCAACAAATCCGACAGCCAACATGGCGACTACACGGAAATCTCCAAACTGGAACTACACGAGGTTACCATTTGTGAAAAAGGGATAAACCCCGAAGCAACCTTCCGTATATTGAAGGAGGACACCACAATGACCAACGAAAACGAAGCAATGGGCGAACTGTCATCAGTTCTTGACCGAATTAACCTGCGACTGGATGCCATGGAAAAGGGCGAAAACCCTTTTGCTGACATGAAGGACGACAAGAAGGACGAGAAGGACGACAAGCCCGAAGACAAAAAAACCGAAGACAAAAAAACCGAAGACAAAGGTGAGGAAATGGCAGATGACGAAGACAAAAAGGAAGGCATGTACGGCCACAGCATGAACAAAGGTGAGTACAGCGATGTGATTACAGAAGACTACCTCCACTGGATGGAGAACACTCTCAAATCCGCTGGTGTAGACACTGATGGTGCTCGCTCGCACTTTGACGAACTCTCCAAAGCCAACCTTGGCTCTACCCCCGAATCCATCGGCGACGGCGCTGATTACTTCGCTGGGCAAGTCAAGGGCCGTGCTCAAGAGAACGGCTCTCCTTCCACCAACGCCATCGGCAAACTCAACAGCGGCTCCGGCGGCTCAGTTGCTAAGGGATTCTTGTCCCCGAGCGATTTGACCCCAGCACAAGTTGAGGAAGCCTACGCTGCTTACAAGGCTGCTTCCGTTGAGAAGCAACTCAAGAGCAGCCTCGGCGCTGTGTTCGCTGACCGTCTTGCCAAGGAACAAACGGCTGAGGTTGAAACCCGCCGTGCTTCCCAGTTTGACGCTCGTGGCCCACTCGCATCCATTGAGAAGGCAGTTGCCTCCCTCAGTGCACGAATTGACGGCCTCGCCACTGGCGAAGGTGCAACGCTCCGCAAGTCGGAAGCCGCACCATCCATCACCATTCCTTCCACCGAAGACATGGCAAACATGTCATGGGACGAAGTCCACCAACTGGCTGGGAGAGCATTTAACTGAAACAGGAGATGATGAAAAATGGCAAGAAATTACCTACGCACAATTAACGACATGGAACGCTACTACTACGGCGCTGGCTCCAACATGGGCTACGCCTACTCCGGTAGTGAACTTTTGAAGGCTGACGCACCAATGTTGTCCACCACGGCTGGTACCTACCAAGCCATCTACGGACGCAAAGTTTGGTCGCAATTGAACCAAGAGTTCAACGCCTTCTCCATTCTTCCAAAGAAGCCTTGGGACCGAAGCGGATGGCGTGTTGTCACCGCTCGCCCCGACTCTACCAAGGGCGGCGGAATTGCTGAGAACGGAACGCTTCCCGAAACGACGAAGCCAACCTTCCAAAACATCGCTGCAAAGCCAAAGACCATCGCTCACACCTTTGACATGAGCGAAATGGCCATTTTCCTTAACGACAAGGACGATGGACTTGGCGACATCCGTTCCATCCTCAAGGAAGAAATGGGTAAGCACCACGCAGAAGAAATCAACAAAATGCTCACGCAAGATGTTGACACCCCTGCCGGCAACGACTACGAGTCCTTGGACCGTGTCACCGCTTCAAGCACCATGGACAGCACCGGTACTGCATACGCCGCAACCGTGAGCGGTGGCTCTTCCACCACTCACACTGCGCATGTAAGCGACGCTGCTGACCTTGACATCTACAGCATTGACCGCAGTGCTAACACTTGGTCCAACGCAGAAGTCAGCATCGCAGCCGACGCTGGTTTGACGGAGCGTGTTCTCAGTCTTGACCACCTTGACGACATCTTTCAGAAGATTTGGGTCCGTGGTGGCAACCCCAAGGTTATCCTTACGGGCTACGACACTTTGATGCGAATCCAACAACTCCTCCAAGCACAACAGCGATTCATGGAAGAGAAGCGAGTCACCCCTACCTTCAACGGTGTGAAGGGTGTTCCCGGTATTGAAGCCGGTTTCATCGTGGCTACCTACAACGGCGTTCCAATCATTCCTTCCAAGGATGTCGCCGCAGACGGTATCAGCCGAATGTACTTCCTTGATACGGACTACCTGCACTTTAGTGTGGCTAAGCCAACGCAATACTACGAATCCGGAATTGAAACCGGTGACCCATTCGCCATCAACCGCCTCGGTCAAGAGGGACTGTACCGAACCATGGGAGAACTATGGACGACTTTCTTTGGCGGTCACGGTTCAATCCGAGACTTGGCATGATGGAGAACAAAAAAAAACAGGAGATGATGAAAAATGGCAGTGACATTTACACGAACAACTGGCGCAGGCGGCGTTATGGCCGTAGACTTTGAAATTGACCTTTATGCAGGTGCCCTCGTTGACGGCACGGACTGGTTGAAGGGTGCCGCTGGCGGTACCTATCCCGGTTCCCTTGACGGGTTTAAAGCCACCAACAACGATACGAGCAACACGGCTGGCCGTGGACTCAAACTCGTTATGGGTGTGTTTACCCTTGTGCAAAACGCCAATGTCTTCACCATTGGTGGAGACGCTGACAAAATCCACGGAATGGTGGTCGGAGGCTCCGGCGTGGCTGGAAAGTCCCTTACCTGCACCACTGATTTCAGTGGTGTTGGAAGTGCAACGGCAACCATGCTTGCAGAAGGAACACTTGACAACCGAACGCTGTTCATGGCAATCGTGTCGTGAGGTGGATAACCTTGCCCACGATTACGGCACTTGGGCCTTACTTTGAAAGGCGAGTCCCCGGCATGAAGCGAATCATGGCAGTCCGTGGGGTTCCCATGGAAGTGCCTCAAGAATACCTTGACGCCAACCGAAACCGCTTGAACAAGAAGTGGTGGCGGATTGAAGGCGACGGCATCACAGTTGACGAAGGCGACGACGGCATCCCCGATGCTGGCTGGACCAAGAAGGACATTGGCGCATGGATGAAAGAGAAGGGACTTGCGGTCGGCGGCTACGCCACCAAAGCCACTCTCCTCAAATCTGTCAATGCTTTCTTAAACCCGGAACCCGTAGCCGAACCAACAGCCGAAGTTCTTGAAGAAGCAAAGGCAGAAACCCCAACAGGAGATGAATAAACATGGCAGTAACAATTGACCCCCGACCAACCTACTTTGGCGACCGAATCGTAGCGACCGGCTCTTACGAAGCGACTGACACAAGCATTGACTTGAGCAGCATTATGACCAGCATTGATGGGCTTATTTTGAATCCGTCCGCAAACACACCTCAAGTGGTTGACTCTACTGTTGCGGATGATGGCGGTACACCCGCCAACCTTAACCTTCAAGACACTGGTACTGTGAGTGGCACGACGATTACAATCGTCCCTGCTGTAGTTGGCGGAAACACTGTCGCTGGAACTTTCCTTGCTATTGGTCGCCGATGAGGTGGCTTAGATGGCAAAGAGCGTCACCATCCTTGGTCCGTTTGCTCCGAGAGATTTTCAAGACTCAACGAAGAAAACGGCGATTGCGACTGAAATCAGTACGGCAATTGGCTCCAACACTTGCGTGTCAGCAGACCCGCATGTGATTCTTGGGAATGTGTTTATCTTCGTGACTACCAGTTGAGGTGGTTATGATGGATGAAGCGACGATTGGACTTGACGAAGTAGAGCGCCTTGAGAAGCGAGGCATCCGCTTTGCTGAACGCTTTGGCGTTGGCTCGGTTCACAACACGGAGCGACCTCTTGATGGCATCACTTCCAAGCAACGCATCCGTACACGCAAGACTGGCGATGTTTTGAACATCGGTGCAGGCACTCGCTGTACGGACTGTGGTATGCTTTACTTCTGCTGGGTTGACAAGTGCAGAACTTGTGGCAAGCAAATGGATTATAACTTAGGGAAACATGGTGAGTGATATGGGACGAGTTCTTGTTCGGAAAGCAGAAGGCGATAGGAAGCCCAAGGGCGACCCCGAAAAGGAAAACTTTGTCACATTGCCGAATGGAATGAAGGCTTATCGGAACCCACGGACTGGCGAACTGATGCCATTGACTACTGGCGAAAGTGCCGCAGAGCGTAGTAGGAAGGAAGCCGAAGAACAAGCCGAGCGGCGTGCTGAAATGGAACGCACGCGCATCACTCCCGGTAGCGAGAAACGCAGTGGTGCAGCACAAAGAATGGCTCGTGAAGCACGAGAACTTTTTGAGCGCCGTCGTGAAGAATTGGGCCCTGCTCGCCCTGCTGCACGACGAGAAGCCTTTGAGGAGACTGACGAAGACGAGCGTGAGAAGCGCGACATCGGTGCCAGTTTCCGAGCGGGCCTTGATGCTCGTCGGACCATCATGCAAGGTCAAGAAGACGCCAAGACGGGCGGGCGACGAGAAAAAGGATTCATCTCCGAAAACATCCAAGGTGGCGACGAAGGTGCTGGACTTGGTAACATCGGTCAAGTGTTTGACCCCAGTGGAGTTCATCCTTATTTCCGGAGTAAGCAAGGTCCACGAGACGAGATTCCTGTTCCAAAACTCCTTAACCGATTCCTCAGTTCCGAGCCCGAGCGATTCCAAGCAATGTTCGGAGCCGACCCCAGTACGGTCATGTCACTCGGACGAAGCGGGGGTGGTAGCGATGAGATGCGACAGATGCTTATTGCACAGGCTTTGGGCACTATCCGAGATGACCCTGCAAAGTTTCAAGAGTTTTTGACTACACAAGGTCTTGAACTCTCCGTTGACGACGACAGCATGGGCGCACTCGGCTCTACACGAGCCGACTTGGGCGACATGGATTCTGTTGGCGACCTCGCACGAACCATGCGACTCAGCCAGCCCGGTGCAGTGATGTTCCAACAACTGGATAGGATGCTACAAGAGCAAGGGCTTCGCATGACGCCCGAGGCTCAGCGTGATTTGGTAGCGGCTGCCAACCCCGGTAGTTTCGGCGAAGTGCAGGGCATGATGGACAATGTCATGCAAGACGCTATGCAGCAGGCTACGCCTATCACGACGACTACGGCTGGCATCGCTCCCGAACTCGTTGGACGAGGTAAGGAAATTTCCATTGACGCTCCCGAAGTGCGTCCCGCGCCTCAAGAGCGGGACCCCATGGTCACGGCTCAGCAGCGTATGGACTTGCAGATTCAAAGAGAGTTTGAGAATTTGGTCCGTCAAGGACAAGCCAGTCCCGAAATGCTTGACAAGTTTAAGTCCGCTGTTATGCAAAGCCTCAGCAATCAAGCCGTCCAAGTGTCCGATATGCGACGACAGATGGCAGAAGCAGAAATTGCCCGAAACCCGCTTGCTCGCACTCGGGTTGACATTCAACAGGCTCTTGCAGGCGAAATGGATGAGGCAATGATGAATCAAATGGCTGGCGAAGCCATGTCAAATGCTCTTCAACAGGTAAATCTCCGAGGCGAGGGCGGCGAGTTCTTGAGCGAGATGGACCAAATCTACGGCGACCGAGCGTTTGAACAAATGGACGCAAGTCGCCGTGCGATGGAGCAAGGCGCCATGATGGAAACAGGTCCACTTGAAGCGGAGGTCAGTCGCCTCAAACTTCAACTCCGTCAGTTGGACATGCTCCCCGAGCGAGAAAAGCCCGCTGACTACCGTGAGCAAATGGCTCGTATTCAAAGCGCAATTGATGCGAAGGAAGACGAGATTGGTGCGAACTTTGTGCAAATGGGTGGCCGACCGACCGAAGAGCGACAACGGCCGAGCATGGATGAACTTTCTCCGGAAGCAAAGCGAACTGAGTATGCTTTCCGAACAGGTCAAAACATACCAACGGCAGGCTCGGATGTACAAAACACACGGCGAGGGCAACCTGTTCAAATCCCCGGTATGGGCGGCGAACAGTCGGACAGCCGACTTGACCGCACCGTCCCCGAAAGCCAAGACGAAATCCGTGGCCGACGCCGACGAGCAAAAGGTATGCGAGAATCCGGCCAATCTATTCGTGGCGAACCGGACTTCTCACAACTCTCACAGGAACAACTTGAGGAGATGCTGATGGGCGGCGGCGACGCACCAGCACCCGCAGCGACGGCTGATACGGCTGCGCCACCTTCCAACATGAACTTCTTGCAGCGACTTCAAGCAGGTGTCGGCGCACTTGACGATGATGACGAAGTCCAAACTGGACAGTGGATGTCCGTTGGCGAGCAGTTGCTCAAGGGTATTCAAGACGACATGACACGACGCATTTTGAAAGGTCCTACGCCTATTCCCGATGAACTTCGGGCTAACCAATACGACAGTCCAGCCGAAAAAGAAAGAAAAAGAGCGGCTATACTGCAACTTCAAAATGAAGCGTATGAAAATAACCCCCGCACCATCCAACGCCGAGAGCAAAGGAAAAGGGAAGGAATGGCTGAAATGGACCGAGACGCAGAAAAGTTTGCCGCTCAATATGAACAGGCTACGGGTAGACCTCTTTACCCTGAAGACGACATCCCGCCGGAAGATGCTTGAGGGAGGAATATGAGTGCCCGTAGTGTTCAGTCCCGGTGAGCCCGAAACACGGCCACTTCGTCCTACCGAGATTGTTTACACCACTGCGCAGAAAGTTGCTGACCTCCTTGGTATCGGTCCGCAAGAAGCCGTTTTGATGGCAGCCAATGCCGAGGCTACGGCAGTATTTGTGACTGGTACAGATTACAGGGAAACCGGCTTCTCGGTTGGCGATACGATTCTCATTTACAGCGACGCTGACCCGATGGGCTTGGAGCGGGAAATCACAGCGATAACCTCAACGGCAAGCGGTGTTAAACTGGCGTTTTCTTCATCCATCAATCCCGGTTTGTATGAAACGACGGACAACGGTTATGTGCAGAATCAAGCCTCATTTACAAACGGTAAAATTCGTGGTATGAAGCGCAGCCATGTGGAGCAGCGCATCAAAGAGGTGCAAGACCGCATTGACAATGTAACGCATAACGCTTGGCGACCTTACCTCGTGTCGGCCGAATATCTCAACTTTGACACCTACAAGCCTTACCGTCGCCGATACTTTACGGACTATGTCGGTACGACTCCACTTCTCTTCCGCAACATTCAGCAGATTCTACGCCTTGAGATGTGGCAAGGCGAAAACTACCGTGAGATTGGTTCGGCTGAGGCTCGTCTTGAAATCGCTGATTACACTGCTTTGGAAAGCGACCTCATCGCATTATCGCCGGGTGGTGGAGGCTTCGCTCAACTCAAGGTGGGTACGGGTAGCACCGAGTGGGACAGTCGTTTTGATAAAGTCTCTACGGCACAAAGTCTTGCTGACCTTATCAACAAAGAAGACCGCGTCAACAAATCGGCTGTCCCTTTCACAGAAGATGTGGTGAGTGGACAGCAGCACAAACACGACGGTGTCGCATTCACACTCCCGCTTGGTTCAACCAACACGGCTGTCAATGTGGACAATGAGTTCTTCGCTTCTGCTAATTCCGACTACGGTAATGGCAAACTCAAAATCACGAGCATGCGCCAAACAAAGGGAGGTGAGTCAGCGACAATTGCCGTCACTGACAGCACTGCCATGGTGCTCTCAGATACGGATGACCGGAGCGGCAACCCATTTCAGTACAACGGTTCGGGAGTGTGGCTCGCCGGTAGCGGCGTTGATACGAGCGCATTTGCAGATTACGGCGTGGCCACGGCTTCTGCCGACGGGCGCACAACCGTTGTGTTTGGCTACACTGGTAAGACAGCGTCATCGTTTACTGGTGTGAAATGGATGAATGCGGAACCGGCTACTGGTGTTGATTACACAATTGCACAGAAGGCTTTCCAATCGGACATTGGTGCCTTTTCCGACGCTGGCGGTGACCAAGCCCGACTCAAAGACTGGTGGCTTGATTCCGAGATGGGTATCATTTACTTCAACAACTCCTACCCGTTCTTTGAGTTCAACGCTATCAAGGTGTCCTACATCTACGGTGAGCGTTATGTGGAGCAGGCCATTGAAGAAGCAGCGACAAAGATGGTCGCCGTAGACTTGCTCATGGCAGATGACCGCTCAGTCCTCATCCCCGAAGGAAGTGAAAACATCCCGCTGGCACAGAAGGCCACGATGTGGAAGCAAGAATCCGAGGCTATCCTCCGCCGCTACATTGAGGTCGTTGTGTTTGAGTGAGGTGGGCACATGGTAAAAGAGGCCGTTGACCTTGTGCTTGAAACGCTACGAAAGTGGAACCGGGCAAAGACCAATAACATCAAGCCAGTGATTGAGCACATTGCTTCGGTTAAGCCGGAGCGTGGCAAGCGTCAAGACCTCCAGCGTTCGGACTTTGTGTTTGCGTACGAAACAGCCCACAACGAGGATGTGCCCGATTTGCTCTACAACTTTGTTATGACTCGCATCAACATCACCGTTGATGTACGCACCGCTAAGAGTCATTCGCATTTACAGGCGCTGGAGAATGAGATTCGTAGATTGATTCATGTTGACCGCAAAGGCGACGGTGTCAATTACGACCGCATGATATTCAAGACAAGGACTGATTTGAGTGACAGGACCAAGCGGTTGTTTCGCCACACCTTTCAAGTAGAGGTGGTCGTGTTAGCAGACCCAGTGGGGGTGTGATGAGTGTCGGCGAGCCAAGCGTACAAGGGTGATGTCTCGGAAGTTCTCATGGGTCACGAGACAGGTATCTACATCCAACACGGCGAGCCATGTACTTGGATAACGACATGGACGACCAGTTCACCGGACTGCACCGTGTTGACCTTTGTCGGCTCGGGTGGTGCTAACACCATTTTTGAAAGCAATCCGATTCTCAAAGTGCCCCTCGGTATGCTCATTGGTCAGCAGTTGACTTTTCACAAAGCAGGTGCGTCCAACAATTTATTTTCGGATTTTTACAATGACGGGTTCAACAGTCGCAACTACCGAATCGTAGACCACACGGTGGAGAGCAATGCCACGAAAATCAAACTGGTTCCGGCTCTTGAGCACACCACCAGTAGCCGAGTGAGTGGAACAGGCGACGCTTTGTTCATTCATTCTCTTGGTATGCCGACTTTGAGTGCGTCCGATTTCGCCCATCACGACAATCCAAGTTCAGCGAAAGAGGTGTCAACCATTGACCAGTTCATTGGATTGGCCTCGCACATGGTCTTGCCCGACACGACAGTGGAATTGCTCAAGCACCATGTCGTCGGACTTGGTCGCCAACCTGCTATTCAACAACCCGGTAAAGTTCACCATCAAGGCGGCCAAGTGGAGATGCCCTTACACAGTCCTCGTTGGCTCTACTACAGTCTCGGTCGTGAAGTCGTGGACGCTGCGACCATGATAGGTGGAGCGGGCTATAGCAAAGCAGGGACACTGCGTGGCCCTATCACTCCCGGTCAAACCTACGCTGATGTGGACAGTCTTGATTTCAACGGTCACACACTTGCTGTTGGCGACTATGTTTTGTTCCCCGACACCACACTTGTTCCCACAGTTTACTACAAAGCCGTGGAAGGTAGTGCTTCACAATACTGGCCTTCTTCGGACTCATCATCTGCGTTGACCAGTGACAGCCATCACTTTGACCAAGCCCGCTCAAGCGAGATTCGTCGGGTAGTGGCCATTGAGGCTGTTGGGAGCGACCAGCGACTGTTCCTTGACGACCCTATTTACTACCAACATGAGACTTCGGACGGCGTACAGGCTTTCCGATTCGCATCGGATGCCTCAACGGGTAGCCCGGATGTAGATGCAAACGGCCGTATTGACAACCCTGTTCATCGCTTGTTGTTTTCAGCAGAAACAGTCCCTTCATTTTGCATTGAGCACAGCATCCGTAACCGAGATGTAGGGTCGTTTAACGCCGCAAGTGAAAGCAGTAACACGCCCGGTTCGTCCACCGATTCTAAGCAATTGACGCGTATCTTCCGAGGCTGTAAGGTTGTAGAGTGGGAACTGACGGCGACGACTGATGCAGAGGTCAAGTATCGTTGCATTTTCAACGCACTGTCATGTTACACTGACACTGGTCGTCTTGATGCTTCTAATCCGGGGGACCGTTACACTGCGCACCGCATGTTCCAAAACACAGCCTCCGATGTCAAGGGGCGCAAAGAATCCGGTATTGCTCCCGGCTCGGAGAAGCCGTTCATGTTTTACAACGGTACCATTACGGCGTTTGACCAAGACATTGGCTATGTCTCTACCTTTGAGTTGCGTGGCAAGACCGGCGTAGAGACTTTCCACACCATTGGCGGCACACCCGTGCCCGAAACTGTTGACAGTGCAAAGCGGTCAACCAAGCAAGTTCCTTACGGCGGCACTCGTAACGCATCGGTCATCCGTGAAGGTCGTGAAGAGTTTGAATTGGAAATGGACATCATCATTCGTGACCCGTTGCTTTTCCATGAACTCCGCACTCATCGGGAAGTCGGTGGCACAGTGAACTCGGATGCATCAATTATTGAGATGGTGTTTACAAAGCCAAGTACAGGTACGGCTAATTCAGCCCAACTGATGCGCATCCTCATTGACGACTATGTCATCACACAGGCTCCCATACCTATTCCCGATGACAAAGGTTTGCTACACTCTCGTGTCATGATTCATCCAAAAAATGTCAAGGTCATTAGCACCGACACCCTTTTCCATTGCTGAGTGATACCATGCCCATGAAACGCCCTTCACGACTACACCCTCGTTCGGAGCACGAGGCCGAAGTTGTTGAAGACGAAGTATTCAATCCCGAAGCAGGTCGTGCTTCGGATGACCCATTTGGAGAGCACACCGCCCCCTCGCAAGAGCAGGCGACAGACTCTCAAGAGGACCCCTCGGAAGAGGCTGCCTCAAACGACGAAGTGAGTGAGTATGACGAGGAAAACCAAACAGACGAAAATTGACATTGATGGAGAGACTATAGAGGTGGCTGTGCATGAGCCGACCTTCTTTGAAGTTCAATCTCTCGCAGCATTGTTTTCTGCTTCCGAGTTCAACCTTGTTCAATACTGGCTCGCTGCGTTTGATATGTGGCTTGATATGCCCGACAACATTTCTTTCAAGGACTTGACCATCACAGAAGGTATGGCGCTTAGAGAACTGGTGCCTCATCCCGACCAAGTCGTAGAATGGCTCAGTTTTCGGGAGGCGAAGTCAGCGTCGTTGTAGACTTTATAACGGGTAAACAAACGACTGACTGGCTTCGCTTACAAAGAGAAGGAAACGAATACTTGCTGATGACACATTACAACATGGGGCTGAGAGAAGTGAGGGAACTGGGACCACAAGACGCACGACAACTGCTGGCATGGGCAGTGGCAATGAGAAAAAAGCAAGAAGCACAACGAACCGACGCAGTCTATTTGGGCTATGACTATGTGCCTCCACTGGAGTGATGAAGTATGGTAGACGAGAACCTTGACCCACGCACAGTTGATTCCATGCGTCGCTTCGCTGAATACAGCGATGATTCCACCAAAAACATGAATCGGCTACGAGACGAACTCAGTGGATTCAATCGCATCATGAATGTTTCACACACCCGCACTCGTGATTTGCGTGAGGCATTGCGCCAAATGCAAAGCATTGAGCCCATGCGCAATGTGCAGGGTGTGTTAGAAGAAGCACAGCAGACAGCGTTCCGACCTCCTCAGCAGACCGATGCCCTTCCGCAAAATCAGCCGGCTGGCTCAGTAGAACAAAACCAAAATGTCAACATCGGCGCTATCAAAATTGATGTCTCCGGAATCACTGACCGCAGTGACAAGAAGAAACTGGCAGAAGAACTTGGGGCCATGGTGTCTAAGCAACTCCGTTCCAAAATGGGCGGCTCGTTGCAGAACAGTGGAGTGAGCAGGGGTATTTGAGATGGTAGAGCAATTGCCTGTCCGACTTGTGCGAGAGGATGGTGACACCATTGAACTCTTGGCTCACAAGGTGGAGTTTGTCGTAGACCGGACTTCTTCGGCTATCACAACGCCTTTCACGGACGGTGCGAAATTTGGTATTGACCTCAACATGGCCGCTGTCATGCTGGAGTTGGAAGGAACATTCGTGGATGACAAAGGGCAAGAGAAGTCCGAGTTTGCCACGGCTACGATGGACTTTGGTACGGATGCTCCATTCGCTAACCCTCCCGGTAATGGGCACACGAACCTTTTCCCTCCTTCAACTGGTACTAAATCCGGATTCTCTCGCTTTGCAGACATTGGATTTTTATTGCCGACTATGCCACCAACTACGCCCAGCAATACTCATTTTGCTTACCTCAATAATCTCCATGGGAAATACTTTGATTTACCCGTTGGCTACTGGTACAAGACAGACGAACCTGTAGGAAGTCGTCATGTTCGCTTCGTCTTTGATAGCAGGCGAAGTGGCTCTGTCCAAGAGCCGTATGCTTATGTTAATCGTTTCCGAACGACAAACCTTGTCGTTGACAGTTATAATAGTTCAACTCGCACCATTACCGTGACTGGAGGGGACCCGCGTGAATGGTTTGAAACCACTGGTGCTCAGTCCAACTCATTCACTATAACTGGTAACGGTTCTGCTGCGAACCTTTTCGGCGCTGTCAGCAGCGTCACTTCCAACACCATTACACTATTCAACGATTCCAACACAACGCCGACAAACGGCCATGCTGTCAAAATACTGGCAGCCACTCATGTCCCCTATTCTTCTATTTTGAATGACACCATGCCAGTTGTGGTTATTCCAATCAATCACATGTTTGACCAAACGGCCCCCGCTTTCCAAAATGGAGCAGCCCGTAGTATAGGCACTGCTACCAACCCCGGTGAGGTCTTGGCACACATCGTAATGAATGCATTCAACAGCAGTTCGCCTACCAATGTCGGAGGAATGTGCAGTCGGAGTGTTGACGCTGCTGGAGGGAAAGAAGTCGGAGATGTTTATTCGGCAGTGACATCTGCTGGAGTTGGAGGGGACCAAACCTTCCTCACGATTACACAGAAGACCGATGTAGAGTTAGGGGCATTGGAAGGCACCATTCAAGACAACATTCCCTACGCTGTGTCGTTTGAGTCAACTGGATTCACTGGTGGTCGGGCTGGTAAGAAGGTCAAATCAGCAGGTGACAAGGCGCAAGACCTCCTTGGCATTGTAGCCAACAGTCAAAACTTTCAGCCCAATTCGTCTACTCCTTCCGAATTTTCCGAAGCAGTTATGACCGCTGTTGAGAACTTACGCAGTTATGAAGCCAGCGACAAGGGGGATTACATCTTGGGCATTCAAATCCCATACGATTCTTCCGCTACTTCAAGCAGCGAGATAAAGGAGCAGCGCAACTTTTTCATCACACACGGTAAGAGCAAATCAACGGATAGCAAGTTGTCTTCCAGCAACCCATACCCAGCCAGTGACGCATTCAGTTCAACACAAAATGGTGCAAGAACCAAAGGTATCAAAGCGATTATCACGGACCTTCAACTTGAACACCAAGCCCAATCCAATGTTTACAATTTCCGACTACAAATGATTGCGTCGGACTTTATCCTGTGAGGTGCCACGATGATTCCGCTGCGACTGATTTTTGGCGAGAAAGACCGACATGAGGTCTTCGTGGACGCCACCGACATCAACATCGTGGCCGAGCGGACAGTGGCTGCATTCCCTGTACCTATCAGTTCCTATCGTGCAGCCATTGATACCAACATACCCCAAATCGTCATCAGTGTACAAGGCATCATTCAAGACGACCCTATGAGCGCCCTTACTACTTCTGCACCTTCGTCCCTCGTCATGAACTTCGCCAACATATTGCCGACAACTACACCTGTCGTTAATGTACAAAACACTGCGACACAGACCAACCTACAATCTTCGCTCATCGGCTTGCAGCCAGCCTACTGGCGATACAACTCACCAAATGGTGGTGCTTCGCTTCTGTCGGGCAACTACATAGTCCTACAATTCAACAGTTCTGTTTCAAACCGTGCAGGCGGCTCCGCTACACCATCTGTCAACGCATCGTTTAATTTGGCTGAAAAAACAGGCAAAGTGCAAATTGATGTCCCGGTTGGCGGTGTGATGTACAGTTCAGCCAACTCAAACCCCGCCAGCACATTAGCACTTATCGTACAGGATGCCCTTCAATTGACCACTGAAATTACCAAAACAAGTAGCGTGGACGGCGTGAGTGGAAAGCAAGTGACTGATGCTTTCAATGACTCCGTTTCGGGTACTACGCTAACATTGGTGGACACCTTTGTCAACGACGCTGTGCGATACAATCCGTTTTTCGCTATGAATACAGGATTAGGTCGGCCGGTCCCAATCGCAGTTCAAAAAACCAGTTCGGACGGCTTGGGAGGTAAGGTTTTGAGCGCAGGTGATAAGGCCCAAAATTTGCTTGGTTTGCTGGCGAATAGCACAAAGGACAAGGACCTTTTACGAGGCATCCAAATACCCTACAACTCACTCATCACTTCAAACGACATTACGCCTGTTGTACGCAATTTTTTTCTCACTGCGGGCAAAGTGTCTCCTTTGCAGAAGGGCTCGCTTCGCAACACTCGCCCGAGTACGCTGCCGATGGACATCGGCGCTTTTGACAGCAGTGGCCAAGAAGAAACAGGTGAGCCCGAATCCAGTGTGATTGAAGATGTGTTTGGCTTTTCTATAGATGGTATTGGCGATGTCATTGGAGATGCGTGGGCTAAGGTTACGGCGCGAGGTGCGACCCTCAATAGCGGTGGCATTTCGGTGATACCCGAATCATTCCACATGAGCAAAGAAGGTGCGGAAAACTACTACAGGTTTGATTTACAAGTAGTCAGTGCGGACCATGTAATAGGGGTGAATTGATGTCGTTATTGATGAAGCCAAGTCACGCTCTCTTCTTCAATGGCGTCACTGATGGTGTCACTGTCCCGCGCATGAACTTCCGAAGCAACTTCGGTGAGTTGCACGAAGGGAGTGATTTGAACAACCAGTCACCACTCAATTCACTTTCTTCGTTTACACTTGAAGCGTGGGTCATCCCCGACTCGGGAGGTATCGTGTGGGAACAAGAAAACATCTGCCGCCTCATTGTCGGCAGCCCATCAAGTCCGGGCCCGGCTCATTTCCAAGTTCAGTTGCGAAACGCCAACAACGGCGCTGTCAACACATTTACACTGAGCACTGCGAAAAGTGTGTCCGGGCCCGACGGCGAAATTGCTTATTGGGACGGCATTACTTTTCCACAAGCAGGTGACGATGTACACGACACATTCAGTGCGCAGGACAAAGGGAAGAATGACCTTACGGCCCTTAACTTGGGGCACCGAGAATTGATGCTGGTCACGGCGACCTTTGACCGGCGAGTCCTTTCACTGGCTATTAACGGTACTGTCGTGGCACAGCGTCAACTTACAGAAGACCATGAACTTGTGCTCTACCCTACGACCCTCAGTATCGGCGGTACCGGAGGTGAATATCGTGGAGTCATTGAAGCCATTCACTGGATGCGTGGGGCTTCCGACGCTGCTTCTCGTTTTGAAATGCCTATCAAGAGTGACAGTACAATTGGACTTTGGCGATTTGAAGAGCCTGTAGAGCCGTTCACGACAGTTCTTGACCTACCTTCCATATCTGCGCAGACAGGTGTGTCTTCGTCTATCAGCATTGGGACTACGCTTGCTCAAACATTGGTTGACTCATTCACTGGAAAGGCAGGTGAGTCATCAGTTACTTTGACCACTTCGCCCCAATCAACTGGTAATTACGCTGTGACTCGTACAAACAGCGGAGGTACGACTTCTACTGTTTCAATACCGCATGTCCCTTACAACTTGCTTATCAACCCGTTGGGCTATGACAACGATACTGGTATTCCAAACCGAGAAGCCCCCGAGCGTATGCGCATCACTGCGGTAGATGCTTCTGCTGGGACCATGACTGTAGAGAGCATTCATTTGGACTTTGCTTCAAATGCCAGCACGGGTCGTCGTGGAGCATTGATGACACACAGCGCAGGTATTGGCGTGATTGTGACTGGGGATTGTTTGGTAGATGCGGGTCAAGACAACCCGAACCAAAAGGTTGGAACAGGAACACAATTTTCTCACCGGCAAGGACAAGTTTTGATTGATGAAAGTGACCTGCAAAATCACGGCATCATGTTCTCTACAACGATGGCTATCACTGATAATGACTACACCAAGTTCTCGGCCACGACTCGGATGGATGACAAGTTCTTGATTGGACATACTGGGCGACACACGCTCAACCATGTCGCTGGCCACCCCTTTATGGGTGTTTTACCCGAAGCAAGTGCTGCCTTTGTAGAACAATCAGTAGACGCCGTTGCTCAAATTATGGAAGCCACCTTTACAGGTCGCTATGGTCAGTTGAAAGATGTCGTCGTGGCTGGCTCGGAAGTAGCGTTCCATGACGAAGTTGGTGATTTCTCAGTTAGCCACGCTACCTTTACTTCAAGCCCTACACAGGTCGTAGAAAATGGAATGGCTGGCATTGATGACACAAAGCGTGGTCTACTGGCTATTGGGGGCACAGGATTTGATGCAGAGCCGTTTGCACTCAAAGGTCTACAGGACACGGACCCGACAGGAACTGAGCATACTCGTCACCTTACACCTTCGTCGGAGCCTCGTATTGCCATCCTTAAACTCCCAACACTGGCCACTCACGATTATGCACCCTTTGTACAAGTTCACTACGAAGCGATTGACTTCGGTGGCACGGGCTTGCAGTACGCTGCTACAGGTCGCTTGGCAGCAAACTACAGCAGCAATGTCATCACTTTACAAAGCACGAAAGCGTTTGGTAAGGACACAGGAACAACGACGGCTGACAAGGTATTCATTGGCTCCGAAGTTGCAGGAGCATCGTCCATCACTGTGACTATCAGTCATTCACCTGCCACTCTTACCTTTTCTTCGGCACCCACCTCAGCCTTCCAAACAGCCGCAGTGACTGGTGCTATTGTACGGACAACACTTGACGGCAGCGCACTGATTGTCAACAAGACCGTGCCCAAGGCCAGCGTAGAGGTGACTTCGGGCACACGAGTGCTGGACATCATGCATACGGACATTGCAGCCGGCACTGCTGTTCTCTACGCTCCCGGTGGTGTCATTGAGTTTGGAGCAACATCGGATTTTTACTTTGAAGACGGCGACTTAATCGGTGATGACACAGAAGGAACGCTGCATGAAGGGGCTTTGGATGAAACAAAATCACCTAAAAACTACCTGCCGTCTCACTCATCGGACAGTCCACAAAGTGCACCAAGTATCATACCCACTGCGTTCTACGATGATAACGCTCGTCCGTCCTACTTCCATAAATTGATTGTAACCCCGTCCGAAGTAGAAGACCTTGGTTCGGAGGTTGACTCCAATGGTAATTTCAAAGCAAAGTTTGCTCATGGTCGTCGTGTCCGCACAGGCGTCCTCGTCAATAACGCAGGTGGCTATGCGGCATCTACTACTAACTTTACCGTCAGTGGCGTTGATGCTACTACTGTGTTCGCTGTTGGTGTTCCGCTTTACAGTTTACATGGTCAAAATTTGGGTGAGATTTCAGCATTATCAGCGACCAGTATCACCATTTCTTCGGGAAGCACAGCGGCGATTGTTCACAGAGAAGAACTGTTCTACCAACCCATACGCCAATCTCGTAGCAACAGCAATCAAGGCACTCCTATCAATGAAGTGTTTGACATTGTCAGTCATCGTGGCCAAGGAGCAAGTGTACGACTTATTGTTCAACCCAATGACCGCACTCGTTTCAACCAACTGTCAAAAATGCTGACGCTTGAGGAAGACTCAACAACGCCCAATAAAGTCGCTGTACAATATGTCATGTCCCGTGGGAAAGTATTGGATTTCCAGTTGTCCATGAACGGACAAGACATTACTTTGCGAGCACATGGGTTAGTGGCTGACGCACTGTCCAACTCCGTCAATGTCAAAGGCGATGGTGCGCCCGACTCGTTTGTTGTCAAGGAGATTATGCCCGGTGCCCCTGTCGTCACCATGACCATGGGCGGTCCCGGTCAAGGGGCTGTCAACACAAAGCCCACCTTTAGTCCCAGTGCTGTTTCACGCCTTGGCTGGTCGCTGCGACGAGATTGCGTAACTAAAGTGAGTGCACTTGGCTCAACCACTATCACTGTTGTTCCGTTAAACAACGCCGCCACTGACTTGGCATCGTGGGGCACATACTGCTTCCCTCAAAATGGGCGTATTTACTTCAAGCAACCAGTCTCCACTGATACTGGTACCGATAATGCTTTTGCTTACGCTACATATTCATCAAAGACAGGAACTGCATTTACCTTTACTTCAAGTACAGGTCAACGAGGCTTGGGCACTTTCGTGGACTTTGACGGAAGAGAATTGGATTCTTTTGCGGCTTGGAAAACGGCTGTTGGCATATCAGTAGGCAATAACTTACATGTGGATAACAAGTTTGACGAGGGTTCTGTTGTGCACGATGGTACAACAATTAACGACCGTATGTTCCAATCATTGAACAGCGTTCAGCATGATTATCAACTGGGCACGCAGTATGCCAGCACTCGTGCTATGGTTGAGATTCCATTATTCCATGACCAATTTTTCAACGCTTTGGTTGGACCGGACAACAGTATGAAGTTGCATTTGGATGCTACATATACCGCTCCTTCTTGGTCACCGAATCCGGTAGGGAGGCGACCGACGAGCACATCGCCGGAAGACCCTGCCTTACACAGTGCTTATTCTGTTTCAGTCGTAGACAAAACCCACCGAGAAGGCACAACTGTCAGTGCTGAATATGATGCTGCTAATCGCCGAGTTTATGTCACGAATCACAAGGTCTTTCCCGCTCCATCATCAATACCTGTCACTGTGGCAAACATCAACGGCGCTTTGCGATTACGGACAGCGTACACTGCTAATGGTGAGTGGGTCATGTACAGTGGGGTCAACACTGCAAATGGCTATTTAGAAGTGGCGGGGAACGCTGCCGCTGATGACAACTGGGCTTTTTCAGCGGGCTTCAAACGAGAGTTTCAAGTGGGCATGCAAGTCATGCCACCGCTTGACAATGAAAACCTCAATTACCAAAGCGTGGCTGACAACCCCTTAGTCTCCAGTGCAGGTTATGAGGGTCGGGATTCGTTCTACTTTGACCGAGCGAACGCCATGACACAGGGTGGAAACATTGACTATGGGCTCAAACAGTATGTCAGTGCGGTTGAGTTTAGAGCAGGGCCATCTATCAACCCACATTTGGCACGCATCAAAAACAAGCGTGCGAAAGGCATCGTTTCTTCTTTTAGTAGTCCTACTCTTGTATTGAAAGACGGGTCGGATTTCCCTCTTGACATAACTGCTAACTCCAATTATGCTTACCGTGTAAGGTACTATGATACCACCGCAAGTGCCTTTAAACATGCTCATTACAACACTCGCACTGGTAATTCATTAGCACTGGTTTCAATTGATTCGGGCTTTAATCCTCCAGTTGGGACTGAAATCACACTCATAGATGTGCACACTACGACATCTATTTTCCCCGAGGTGAATACCAACTATTTCCTCAATACGGCTTGGGCAAATCCGTATTGTCCGGGTGGACTGCGTGCTGGTGACACTGTGTGGATGAACATGCACTACACGAACCCTCACGCCACGGAAGGCCTTTTCTGCAAGAGTCGTGGAACATTGAATGAAGGCGAGGTGTGGGAAGGATTCCTTGGTGGAGAGGGCGACCTTGCTACTATACCTCGTAGCAGTCTACCATTGGAGAACTTTTTGATTGGGAACTCTTGTTTGGAAACGGCTCGCAATTTCGTACAGCATGTGAATAAAACGATTGAGATGAATTATGAATCACTCGGTTTGTCATCTGCTATACCTGTCGTAGCATACCTTGACCCATACCAGTCTACAGAAGAGCATGCGAGGGTATTGCTTTACGATGTCGCTCATGACCGGGAGTTCATAGCGTTCCAAGATTTGCACATGCAAGTTCAGTCAAGTCCAGCCGCTGTCAAAATTGGCACTGACAACGAAGGTTCCGGGGCCCACGACAATGACAAGCGAAACTCCGGAATTGATGTCGCAGCAGGGTTCGCCTCACAAAACAAGAACTTGGCAAGCAGTGCGTCGTCCGAATTTGTAGAAGCGTCAATGTCGCATAACAGCACTTGGAACGCAAATGTAGCGATAGGTAGCCACGCAACTGGTTATCATGAGCAAACCCCTCAAGTCAGTTCAATCATGCCACGAACTCAAGACGCCACGGTTGATACATCCGAGGCCAACACTTTGCATCAGCAAATGCTCAAAGACACTACTGAGCAGGCTACATTCTTTGATACCCCCGATGGGACGAGAGTCATTCCTGCATTCTTGTCAATGAAGGGCATTCGTTCATCTACACTTGATTTATCCACTCACGAAGAGGACCGCCTCCAGCATCTCCCGCATTGGACGAACATGGACTTCGTTCGCCGCCTTGTTATTGATTTAGGCGAGGTTGGTGTCAAAGAAGGTGTAACTGATATTGAGGCAGCCGCAAAAGAGGTGGTCCGACTCATCAATCAAGCAGGTGCTAAGAACGGACGCACTCACGCACGGCGTCCAGCGGACCAGTATTTGGGTGAAGGTGAGCGGTTTGATTTGGGTAAGGGTGAGACTTCTGTCAACACAGGGCGTATCAAAGACCCAGCAGCAAGACATCAGCGCGCTGACTTTGCGGCTACGGGCTCAACTCATGACCCTGCTCCGTTTTGGAACAAAGACACAGCGTTTGGTAGCCATGACCGTGGTAGTCATATGGGCTACATGCGAGCACATTTGGGACGCATTGTCACTGATGAAGATGGGAAAGAAGGCTATTCTGTTGTCATCCACTCAACGGTTCCCGGTGCATCCGGTCGCAACTTCTGTGTGTGGTTAGACGCATCCCGTGCACAGACGCCTTATCGTCCGGAATTTTTGATTGGGCATGGTGGCCGCTTCCGCAACTATTGGTGTCAACCAAATGAAAAGGATGGCGAAAATATGCACCCTGCACCTATGCCAATTAACCGTCTCGGTCGCCCGTTTGCTCCCATCACCACGCTACGAGAATACCTTCCTGTTGAGCAAACTTCGGACGAATACCGAAACAACTTGGACTTTGGTCCCGAGATTCAAAGCAGCGTTTCCCTCAACACAGAATCAACCACTGAGCACGCTACTGGGCGCAGTGCTAACACAGTTGTTGATTCAAACTTTGAGCCCAAAGCAAGTGGTCAAGTCATCGTCAACGGACTCCGAGTAGGGTCACAGGCGATTGGTCGCATCAATTTTGGCGGATTGACACAGGCTGGCATACCCGGATGGGCACCCGATTGTAGTCGCTGGGGTTATGGTCCCGATGGGGAAAATGTCCGCTTTGACCACATCTACGGAGACAACGAGCACATTGGGACAAAGCAGCATGGCTTGGTCAATCAGTTGGCTGGTTCCTACATCCCCGACGATGAGATACGCCCCGACAAAATTGGTGATGGGCAAATGTACGGCATCCGACTCGCTGACCATCGTGGTAAGTCTCACACTGTACGCTTCGTGTACAGGCAGTTTGGCGAGGCTTTTGCAGGCGACTTGACACATCTCCCCGAAACACTTGACGATGAAATTGTCATTTACTTTGATGACCGAGATGTTGGGCAGGGCGGATTCACTGTCGGTAAGCACATGGCCGGGAAAGGTGATGTCAACGGGCGTTATACAGCAGGGACGAAGTCGTCGTTCAAGGGCAACCTTTGGAACAACTACAATTCTCCTGCTGTGGGCATTTCCATCTCCGTTGAAAAGGACGGCTCAAATGACAACTTGAAGTTCACGCTCGCTTCGCCATACGACAATGGTGGTTCGTTCACGCACACAGATATTCTTGGTTATCTCGGACTGCCGGACAGTGGGCTGATTCAGTTGAATGACATGGGCTCGGGCAACAATGGTGAAGTCTACTACTATACTTCTCGTTCACATGAGGGTAAGGCTGGTATTGGCGGGTCCAATGAGCACTTTTTGTATGGTGTCAAGAATATAGGGTCCAATTATCAAAGTGGAAAAGTGACTCGTATCATGAGCCCTCGTATCAATTTCACTTGTGTTTTAACAGACGAAGTGATGGCAGCGGCCGTCAACTTTGCCATCAACATGGATGACCCCAACACAGACGATGTGGCAGCCACTACCTTTGATTGCACTGGACTCTACGCTCCCGACGGGCGCACTTTGGGTGAGTGGGGCGTAAAGCCCGGCGCTGTGCGAATCAAAGCCTACAGTTCCAAAGACCGTGTCGTACCACTTAACCATCTCTTTGAGTCTTCATTGACCCCCGACTTGGGTATTCAAGCCTCTGTCGCTGATGCTGATTTGAGTGCAAGTCAAATCAACGACAGTATGCGCATTGATTGTGGCTACTTACCAAAGACGCTGTTGACGATTACCACCAAGTTCCGAGGTCCAAACGCTAACACGGCTACTCCAGTTTTGGTCAACAGTCAAAACAACATTGTCAGCACTGATTTGTGGCGTCAAAATTTGCGTGGAGATAACTTCTACAGGTTGCCCGGCGACCGAATCATACCCATGGTCAACTCACCAATGATTGAAATCGCCACTATCAACACTGGTACTCCTCACATTGAAACAGATAATAGCAATAACGAGTTACTGTTCTTGGCATTAACGCCGGCCTCAAATGACAGTAACTCATGGGGGAACCAAGTTGTACTTTGGTTAGGTGAAGAAAACTGGGCTCGTGTGCAAAGCACCGCTGGCTCAACTTCTCATTACCACGCAACCATAGTTTCTCATTCCGACGACTTTTTGACAACTGCTGTGGCAGGAGACATACTGGTAAAGCAAAACAGCATTGCGAAGAGTAGATACCTGCAAGGCATTCGTACGAAGGGAAGTAAACACGGGGAGCCTTTCCTTTACTTCCGTGGGGGTAAGCCCAGTCCCGACCGGTGGGTACCTCTGTACTTTGGCGGCGGTTTCTCGGGCGTGACCGTAGACATCAACGACGGTACAGAAAATGACTACTCGGAGTTTTACACGCATCCGTACGCCGATGGACCAACAGGTGCGAGTGGAATGCAAAATGTAGGTGAGGTTGCAGGTTCGTACGCATTACTTGACGCTAACGCTATGCTGGCTATGTTCCCCGGAACACCTTACCTCAACCAACATAACGGTCGCAATCACATGCCGTTCTTCAATCAAGACGCTATGCTAAGTCCGGACTTGGATGCGGGGAACAACACCAATGCATCATCTACTGGTGTCACTTATGCTGGAGGAGGATTCACTGTGAATTGCGCTCGTCCAAGCCCCATTGTCATACGCTTTGGACATCCTCATGCCCGTTATGACTCTACGCCACAAGCGGACGATTCTACCACCTATCTCGTCTTTGGACCGGGTCAAGCCGTGCCTCACAACTTTGCTTCCTTTGAGCCCCAACTTTCAAACATCATTGAAACAGGTAACGGCTACAGTGCTGTACCCACAAATCACCCAGTGTCGGGTCTTTCTCTTCTTCCAAACATCATCACGCACGGAGATGCTTCTATCCAAGGCTTCGGAGCAAGGTTACCTCCTGCAAAAGAATACCAAAAGACCAATGTCCAAGGTTTCAATTTCATTTTAAATTGGGAGCCGACTAAAGGTTCACCCAACGCCACTTATTACGGTCAAAGTGCAGGAGAAGGGCGCTATTATCAAAGTCAATTAGGAGCATCAAGTCCTCCAGCAAACGCTCATTTGATGAATGAAGTTTTCACCAATGTTGCCGGTGTGGCGATGGGGCACGCTTCTTTGCCGACAACGCATGCCAGTGGCTGTGTTTGGCACATGGACGGCGGCTACCATCCCGGTGGGCATTTCTTGGACAACCATATCATCCGTAACATCAAGCATCCTAAATCCACCCAGCGATTGGCAACAGGTTCGGGCACATCACAAAACCCGTCGGTGTTCCGTGTTGCTTCTGCTTTGGCCAAAGCATACCTTGGCACTTACGGTTCCGAAGCCGCTATGGACCACACTGATAACATTTTCATCATTGATGCCACGCGTTGCCAAAATGCAGAAGAGTTAGCGGCTGTTGTCGCTACATCCATCAACACTTTCCCCGGTACTGAACCATTGAAAGCGATTGGTGGAACCTTCTTACCGTCTATGCAGCACGCTGCAAAGCAAGACCGCTACGGTTGGGTGACACTGGATGCAGTTCAAAACACAGGTTACACTGAACATGCTTCCGGACCAACTGCGGCGACCCTTACAGTGACATCTGCCATTCCTACCACACTACCTCAATACGGCTGGCTAAGAGTTAGCGATGGAGCAGTCAGTGGGTTTGCACCCTATGTTTCGTACACAGGCGCTACTTTTACGCTTGGTGTCAATACGATTACCTCCAACAGTAACATTGTCAACCCAGTTTCAAAGGCAGCCATACCTTCTGCAACATTCAATGGTCCAAATGTCAAAGTGTATGTGTGGACCAAGGCTGGTACGCATCGCTACGACAATTCCAATGAATCAATCAATGAGCGTACACAAGTGCACTTCAACGGACTTATGGACGCCGTTGACCGCACGAAACCGATTGGCGCAGTAGGTTGGGCAGGTGAACGATACTCATATCTCAACTCATTGGAAGTAGGCACTACCTCCACCTTTGCTGCCGGACTCGGTGCATGGCACCCATTCTTAGGGTTCTCTCCATACGGTAGTGCAGAGTCTTGTATAGGCAGCGTTTCCCCTCATGGCTCTATAGACACCATCACTACTTTGTCATCGGAAAGTTGCGTTCATGGTCTTGCTTCCCGACACTTGATTGCTGTGACGCACGAAAGCGAATTGCCACTCATCGCAAAGACCGACCGAGACGGCATTATTGCCATGGGGGACTGGTTGGATGTGAAACGAAGTGCCACGCTTGCTAATGCTGGCACGGTTGCTTGGAACACTGGTAAGGTACACAACAAAGACCGCTATGTTTCACACGCTACTGCCGGGCCTCACATTGAGGCTACTATGGTCAATACAACAACTTCTTTCCCACAAAAAGCCACCTCCTATCCAGCGGTCGGCACGGAAGCCTACTGGCATTCACGAGTCACAGCCGCTTCTCACATTAGTCGCGGCGATGCCTGTCACAGTCCGACAGGTGATTTGTTTTGGGATAAGTCAATCGTACCGGCACGCGCCAATCACGAAGACAGTGCAACCTATGGAGTTGAGTGTACGGGTGTGACAACCAAAATACAGTATTACAGCACAAGTGAAGGTCTGTACAAGTATTACAACGGGCGACAGGCTGCTCGTAATTTCCTTGAAGAACATGTCGTTTGGAAGCGAATGGACGGTGGCAACCTCACGCTTCCTGCCAGCAACGCTCGTGGACTGGGCATGACACCATGGGTCGTGCGCAAAGACTCCTCAACTTACAAAACAGTGGGTGAAAAAGTCCTTGGTAACAATCGGTTTTCTTTTGAAACCACAAATAAAGCCATGATGCCACTTATCCAAGCGCAAGAATTGAGCCATCCGCAATTGGAACTGAACTATCCACTTGTAGAAAGTGCACTCAACATACCCAACGAAGAATTGCAGTTCCGAAGTTTACAGGTCGTTGACGATACAGGGCAAGAGCACCGGTTAGAAGGAGGTAGTCCACTGGGTACCATCATCTATGACTTCCGACATGTCAGCGACCGGGACCTTGAGGGCTTGGCCCCTTCGCTTGCCGGTGACGGTGTCTCACCAAACATGCGCATCCGTCTACCACTTGCGAACGAGATTCCGGGCAACATCATCGTGCGACCCGGATTTGACCGAATACAGGGCTACCAAACCGAAACGATGGGGGCTGGCGGTATTATGCACCCGTTGCAGGGAGAAGGGGCTGTCAAGGACACCTTTGCTGATACCTACACCGGTCCTCGCCTTTGGCCAACTTGGGAGAACAATGGGTGGGAACACCTTTCTCAAGATGGGTCAGATGTAAGTAATGACCGACTTGCGTTCCCTAACAGTTCAACGCAGGGCTGGCAGCAACATACGGATAACGCTTCTCTCAAGACAGCCTATGAGCCACACGACCGTGCCCTGCACTTCCATGTGACAAAAATGGGTGCGACCATGACGCATCGGTACGATGTTGACGAACTGACCTACTCCAGTTTCAGCGGTACAGAAATCACCGTCGGGTCTACACCCGAAGCGGCTACATGGACAGATTCAAACGAGCAAAGTAGCGGTCGGTATTTCCTGCGCGTTTATGACCCGACGACCGATAAAGGCGTCATCGCTTCGTATACGGGGGTGGGGACAAACAAGTTCACAGGCGTCGTCTACAGTCCCGACTTCTCGTCATTCGTGGCTGGGAAGACTGGACTCAAGGTTGTCCCATCGTACTACATGCCAGCCGGTAGCACCCGATTCTTTGCCGCTCGCCGTCTGCGTGACCATGCAGAGTACAGCGGTGCCAGCCCGGACATGCCTACCATTGATTGGCCAAATGTCGGTACCACTCCAATGACACAATTGGGTACACCTAAATTGACACCGATGCCAATCCCTCGCATGGGTCACCATTATGTCAACGCCACCATGGCAATGATGCCGGGCCATTACGCTCATCCTGCGTATCAACGACTGTATGATTTGCACAGGGCCGCTTCCGCAGCATCGGTTATTTCAGTTGAAGAAGAGTTCAGTGACGAAGGAAAGCGCCCTCATCGTGACCCCTTGATTTGGTTCTCCGGCCCAACTGCATCCGTTTCTCCATCGGACATCCACGGCGGCGCATTCACCTTGCTCACAGAGACAAAATTGAAGTTTGAAGGCTACGGTATTGCTGCTTCTATAGATGCCAATAAGACAGGTGGCCATAGCATTGTGCTGGAGGCTGCTGGAACTTACACTCAAAACAATCACTTCCCCGACCCTATGGAAGTAGGTGCTTACCAAATTGTTATTCAGCCAAATTTGTTTAAGCAACAATTCAATGGCTATCACCGGAACGGGCCTGCTAACAATGTGCCCGATGGGTCTGTTATTGAACTCACGGGTCAACAGGTCAACACGGTCATCGCTATTGAGCACTCTACGAGTGGAGACGGCGGCTACACACTTGTTCTTGCTGAGGCTACCATGGCCGATGTGCGTGGTTGTGAAATACTTCTTAACGAACTGATGTTGGACATTGAGCCCGATGCAGGTAGTCAATTCACCAACCTTCCACCTCTTGCTCTCTACAATCCCTTGGGCGTAGAGGAGTCTGCTTCACCCGCATTCAGTCGTCGTTCGCTACCATACCACCCGAACATGTTCGTAGAAACCACGCCCGGCTTCACCATCACTGTACCTTGGTGGGCACAGTTGCACAAAGACGGCGCAAGAGCGGCAGCAGCGACATACTTCCGTCATTTAGAATGGCACACTCCCGACCATTACTATCAATTGAACAGGGCTACATTCGGCGCTGTTGGTGCACAGATTACATTGGCAGGCTACCCCACTTGCTACCCCGACATCTACGCTGAGCATTTCCGAATACGCTCACTCAATCCCAACACCCGTGCTACTGCGAAAGACGATTCTGCTAAAACAATCACAGTGACTAACGCTGAGTTGTTCCCAGTAGACCCGTATTACGGAGAGCAATTGGAATATATAGACTCCAATGGAGAAAGGCAATTGGCTACTTACACGCACCGTGTGGGCACATTGGCTCACGCGACACTTGGCTCCCCTGTGCAATTTGCTGGAGTGGTCAACATCACTCCGAACTTTTGGACTAACTTGACTGTCAGTGGTTCGGGCACTATCGTCAAATTGACCGGGCCTTATGCTAACCGGTTCGCTGATGAAATCTACACTGATTCAAATAAGAGCATAGTCACTCGTAACCTCTTACAAACTTACACTGGTACTCGTGATACAAACAGTCTTCATCTTCCCGATGCGTTCCTGTGTATGTGGCACCCCAATCTCGGACGACCATTCACCTACTATTCGGACGATGGTTCCCGTTCATTCTACACAAAAGCAGGTGATGTGGACAGCCCTGTACTCAAGAAAGGACTGAATAACATCCCCGAGCACTATGAAACAGTCCATTACAATGATTTCTTTTACGCTGCTTCCAAAGGTCCGTTTGCACTTGGCATGAACTGGTTGAAGCCGCCCTATGAAGAAACCATTTCATATTCACTACAAGCAGTGTCCGATTCAGTAGGGACGACGGCTAACCGCAAAGGTATCAACTTCCAACAAATTCATGCCACGACTACATGGTTGACAGGTATGCGCGTAGTTGGGGACGACATCATTGTTTCTAACCGTGGTAACAATAACGATTACGATACTGACAATGTATTTTTCTCTAAAATTGACATTGCCAATACTGACGGACTTTACGACCAACAGAGTGCGGGCCTTGGAGATTCGGACCTCAACAGTTGTGACGGATTTGATATTGACCCCAGTGGCACAAAGATGATTGTCACAGATTTCCATGGCGGCGGCATACGAAGTGCAACACTCGCATCCGCATTTGATGTGTCAAGCACCTTTACTTTCACCGGTAGTAAGAATTTGTCAAGCCAAACAGGTATTCGTGCCGCCGCTTGGAACGGAGACGGTACCAAGTATTTCGTAGGGTATGCTTCTACTCTTCGTCAATTCTCCACTGCCAGCCCCTACATCGTGGCCAGTGGCGATACCGAAGGTACATCAGCGTCAATCAGCGCAAGTACAATCAGCGACATATTGTTCAACTCGGACGGGACTAAAATGTGGCTGAGTGGAGCGTCCGGCTATGTACGAGAGTACACTTTGTCTACACCTTATGACACCTCTACTTCCAGTTTGGATGTGACACTTGACTTGCGTACTTACTTCCTTAACAAATCTGCTTCGGTTTCTCAGTCCGGCAGTGATACCACCCCTTGGGTTTCAGGTATTGACTGGAGTGACGATGGGACCAAACTCTATGTTTCAACACTTTGGGGTGTCATTGATGACAGCAAAATGTCCAACAATCCAAGTCCAGCGACGGTCAACGGAGTAGACGGAGCCAGCACCACTAACCGTTTCCCAATAATGGAAATCAGCATTTCTACCACCAGTTCCGTAGGTGGCACTGGAGCCATTTTCACTGCCAGTCAACTGGACGCCACATCGGCACTTTCACATCAAGGTGGGACAATCGGCTCGGACAAGTTCAACTTTGCAGGCTATTGGCCCGGCGGCTCTCGTGGCGGCGCTGGTTCCAGTCGCCTTGACGGATTCCTTGAGGCGCTGATTGGTTGGGGTGGCAAGTTGTTCGGAGTGGACTGTGTAAGTTTCCGTGACAATAGTGGTGTAGATGAGCGTACCTATGCACAAATGACCAGCGATTCCGACGATGCTCGTAACTACTGCTTTGGCTACCGCATGGCTGTGCGTCAACCAATGAATCGCCCTCGTTGGTCACCGTATGTTCGGGGCTACTTGGAAGTGGCTAACAGCAACGCATTGCTTGGTTACTACCACGGGCCGTTTGTACAACAGGATAGCAAGACGGACGGCTGGAAGGCCGGTACAGATTACCCAGCGTCTTACGCGGGTATTCTTGAACGACTGACGCAAATCAGTGCGTTGTTCAACGAAGACCAACTCGGGCGACAGGTTCGCTACAGCGACGGTCGCCGAATGACAAAGCCGTTTGGCTGCCCTGTGCGTGTTCTACGCAACCCGTCTACTGTCCGGAAAATGTACGCAGGAGATGCTGCTGGCAAGGAGATTTACGAACTTGCTAACGCTCATCGTTACTACCTTGTAGACTGGTGGGGCAACACTCGTGGTGAGGATGTTCGCCGGTTCCCTGTCCGTGGCTTCGGCATCAGTCCTGCGTGGGACCCGGAGAACGCTTACACAGACGGCGGTCGTAATGACCGACCTGCCAACCGAGGTTTGTTTGCATCCTACGACGACCGTCAAAGCGGCAACAGCAACACAGTCAACAACGATGCTACAGACATGGGTACGGTGGATTGGTTCAATCCGGCTAACTCCATGCGTGTCGGCGACCGTGGAGACGGTCGTGGTGTGCGCTGGCCCACGCATTTCAATGAAAGTCTGCTAATGGATGTGTCCGAATCAATTGAGCCAACCGGCCTCGTCCTCTCACAGCCGACAAGTGAGCCGACTATTGGTAAAGGACTCAATCGTCCACGCAACGATGTGCTTCAAGCGGAGGAGATTGAGCGTGGTATCAGCGCGAGGTTGGAACTGGACAGCGAAGAAGGCCTTCTCAAGCCCGAGGCCATGGTCAGTGAGAGCATTGAAACAGTCAGTGCTAACACAGATATGACTGACCCTGTAGGTGCAGACGGTGTGCGTATAGGACTTGATGTGGACACAATGAGTGAACTCAACGACGGTGAAAGTCAAGAGTACATCATTATGTCAACTGAGGCACATAGTCTACACAGCAACCGAAGCGTCGGTCAGCGAATCACGCTGCGTGGTGCAAAGGATGTCGGCTCACAGACTCTTGGTCACTTGGACATGACAGCCCTCAGTTGGTCAGCCCAGCCTGTCAAGGGTATTTTGAAAATCTCGGATGCTCACAGCATGTGGAGTCTTGGTGGCACCTACATCATGGATTGGTCAGTGCGACAAGGTGCACTTTCCGACGAGGGTTGGGGCAAGGCTAACACTGCTTCTACATCCAATCCATATCAAGACGCTAACCATGACCCGACTGACGGCAAGACCAATGTCTCCGACAGTCGCATTGAGTTCCTTGTGCGCCCTGTGCGCACGCTGGACAAGCATCATGCCCAGTTGTTCCGTGGTAAGCGTATGCTCAAGACGGGCAGCCCTCAAGACGGCAGCAACTTCTACCTCGCTACAGGTGGAGGTAAGTACGGTATCTACACCAGTGATGCCCCGTCCGCACGGACAGGTACGCCCAGCAGTCCTCCATATTCACCGGTCTACAGCATCGCTCCCAACACGAGTGTCACTGCTTCGGACAGCAACGGACCCAAAATTTTGGGTGTGGATGTGACGGGCTATGACAAGACTGACATTACCAATCCAGTGGCCCGCATTGTCATGAGTGAGAACACCTTGGAACATTTCCGCAGCGACGCTGCACGAAAGGAAGACTTTTCGGTAGAGCCTCGCTACAGTCAATCGTTGCACCCCAAGGGCGCAGACGGCGATACGAACTTCAACACGGGTGACCACAGTACGGAGTGATAACATGGCGGTCGCAAAGAACACCAACACCGGGCGAAGTGATGCAGCCCAGCCTACGGTCATGAAGCGCATCCGCAAGCCTAAGTTTGTGGACAATGCTGTTCGCCACGGTATCTACACGCAGACTGCGTCCAAGCGTAGTGTAGCCAAACCAAAGCAAAGTGACTTTCAACCTACTCACCAGCGCACTTACACGCTGACTGAGCAGGACGACTCCATTGACTTAGTGCACACGCCGACTGAGCACATGCGGTATGAGGGCGTTGTGTTTCACCAAGGCGGCAAACTGTCCAGTGGTGCGACGAAGCCGGCCATGGTCACCAGTGATTCCAACACGAAGGAAAACCTCGTTGTTGACCAAGTAGTGACGGCCACTAAAGGCTCACGACTCATGGTGCCCAACCTCAAAGGTCGGGCGCTGACGGACATCGGGATGAGTGCAAAGACTGTGCAAATAACACAGCCAGTCAATGTAGGACTGCGAACAAGCGACCTTGCTGCACGCCTTGGCGACAGTCAATCGTCTTCCCTCAACTCCGTCAATGTGAGCAGGAAGCGTGGCAGTACCACCTTCGTGGCCAAAGACTTCAATGGCATAGATGGTGTCAGTGCTATGCGCTTCTTGAGCAGACATGATGGGCACCGCCTCATCACTGACCGATTTGGTAATCTGTTTTACCAACATCAACTCCAATCTAACCGCTCTCACTATCTCAGCAATGTAGCCGTTACAGGTGGGAAAACCGAAAGCGAAACTCAGCACCTACCAAATAGGCTCGTGGTTCGTGGAAAAGCGAGAGCGTTGAATGACAGCAATAGCGTCACAATTGATGACTTTAGTGCACAAGAAACTGGGGTCATTGAAGTACCCGGTGGTATCAACGCCCCTACGGCCGTGTCCAAGGCAAGTGCAAGGGCCATTGGTCGCAAGTTTTTAGCAGCGGCCAATCGGGCTAAAGGTGCTACTACTTTGCACGAGGTTGTGAGGGCCACTACGGTTCAGCCGGGTGAGGCTATCCGCTACCAAACACAGACGGACAACGACAACTACAATGTCTTGACAGCCACCCACCACCTTGTACAAAAGAAGACTGACCTCCGTGTCACATCCATGGACACGGGTATCGCTGATTTACTACAGCGGTTCCAACAGAATGACATCGTGGAACTTAGCGAAGCCAGCCAAGAAAAGAGTCGGCAGACGGAGACGATTGAGTTTGGAACCAGTGCTCGCTATCAAATTACCACTCGCTGGCAACTCACTGCTGCAACGGTTCGCCAAGAAGGCTATATCATTGGCCAAGGGGACCGCAGCATCATAGGTGGAAAAGCCACTCGTCCGAAGACTGAGCAAGCCAATCTACTCAAAATACAGAATCCAAAGCGCAAACCAATAACCATTTGGAGAGGATGATATGCCACTACTGACAGAAGGAAACCGATTTTTGATTGACACGCTGAAAGACCGCATCAACCAAGTGGTCTTTGGATTTGATGGGACACTGGCTACCAGTGAAGACGGAGGCGCAGGGAGGCCCGCTTTTGTAGCCACACCTACTGTGCGCATCGTTGACGACCATTCTCTTCTCGTAGAGGCAGTCGTGCCCCTTTCATCTACATTTACTATCCCACTAAAAGAGGTGTGCGTCCAATATCAAAACCCAGCCGACTCCACTGACACAACTGTGCTTTTCCGCTACACGCACCGAGCCGTGACCAAAACGCAAAATAATGAATTGCGTTTCGCTACTATCATAGAGGTGAACTGAAATGTCTAATCCACTCTCCGGACACACCGCTGCTCAAGGCTTCACTGGTGGCAGTGGGCTACGAGATGGCGATGGTTTGACCAGTCCCTCGTTGACCAATCCTTACGAGGGCTTGCACGGCAATGGCATCCTTCGCGTGGCTGATGGGGCATACGGGGGCACTCGGAACGCTACTGGCTCCTCTACAGAAGGACATGTAGCAGTCGGCTCCGGTGGCGCAATCACTGTGTCGGGCGGCTTTGCTGTCCTTGACGGGGTAGTCTACCAGTTTGGCGGAGGCGTGGGTGGTACGCACACCAGCACCGTCATTGGAACAAGCACGAACAAAGTCGGAACTCTCCCCACACCACACGCGTCAGTCAACAAAGAAGCGTATGTCGTCATTTATGTTGCTGCCATGGGAGCGAATAACAACATCATGTACGAGTTTGGGACACTGGCTGACCCAGCCACTGAGACTCCACAGGTGCCGAACACATTTTTGTCAGCACCCGGACCAGCCAACAATCAACAGGCCGTCGTACTCGCTATCCTTCACTACACGGTGTCAGCAGGAGGGGCGTTGACAGCCTCGCTCAACACGCCGACCGTACACGACAAGCGTATATTCGTCCGGCCAAATCCAGTCTACTTCAACCATCTCACCGCAGGTGCGGCTGGTTCAGTCACCAACACGAACGCAATTGACAACACCAATCAAAAGACCATTGATTCAATTTTTGCATCACCTTCGGGTGGTGGCTTTGCGGCGTCGCCTTTCGGTGGTATGTGGCAGACGCACAGTCCCGATGGACATAGCGTGCTGCTTTACAGTGCACAGCGAGACATAGGCGGAAGCCCTGCCCGTGGTACATGGCGACTGGCCCCGAATGAAGTCAAAGTGCTGTCCACATCGGCTAACCAAACCTTCACCTTTGACGGGCCGAACATTTGGATAGTCACAACAAGTGGAGCAATCAACCTCAACCCATCGGGCACATTCCCTCACGGACACATCATTGAGGTCTATCACCCGTCCGGAGCACACAACCTCAACTTTGATTCAACAGGTATCAATGTCAATGTAGCCGCTACCAACTACGGGAAGTTCGTCTACACGGGTTCAGCATGGGCGAAATTGGACCTCCATGTGGTGAGTTGATGGGTGCACTCATTGATGCGCTGACCTACACCTGTGAGTTCTGCAAGACCACAGCCCTGCCCCTCACCATTTCAGCCCGCTACCTCAAAGGGAAGCAGGTGGTTATCCACGAGTGTCCCACCTGTGGCTACATGCGCAAGCACGGTGACATGGGACCTGTAGGAAAAAAGAACTCGCTTAAAAAATCAGTCTTGAGATTGAAGGCGAAGAAGTACGGAGCACTGTCAAAAATGCTTCTCAATCACAACTTAGGCCGACAACTTTAATTTTCACACCGCGCTCGGTCTGTACATGCTGCTGCCGACTCTCTTCATCCTCTCATTTATTGCAGGCTTTGTGACCATTTGGTTGGCAACGCCCGACCCCACTGACACCATGATTTATATTGAAGACGAGGAGGCCTTTCACCAAGCCTGCTTCAATGGCATGCGGAGGGGAATCCAGTGAACATCTCCATCTACGAGGTCGGTCCTCGTGATGGACTCCAAGCACTGAAACAGCCTGTTGAAACAGCAACCAAGCGACAGTTAATCGCAAGCCTATACGACGCAGGCTTGCAGTCTATAGAGGAAGTAAGTTTTGCTCACCCTCGCCTTGTGCCGCAAATGGCTGATGCTGAGGAAGTGTTTGACCGTGGTAGTGCACTGGTCATGAACAAGCGTGGTTACGAGCGTGCTGTGGCGACAGGTGTTGAGAAGTTCAACATCGTGTTCTCGCCGTGCGAGGACTTCAACATGAAGAACATGGGTAAGACCCGTAGTGAGATTGTACTGATGTACAAAACTTTCATGGACAAAGTGCCCAAAGAGAATGTCCGAGTTTACATTAGTATGGCCTTCGGTTCGCCTTGGAGCGGGGTGCCTCGCATGAGTACACTTCTTTCTTGCATCCGCGATGCCAAAATGTTCGGTGGCACTATCGTCTTCGCTGATACAGTCGGAGCAGGAACTCGTAAAGAGGTCGCTGAATTGGCTGAGTTAGCCAAGAACGAGGGTATGCGAGCAGCACTTCATCTTCATCACAATGGTGAGGAGGACCGTGCACTTGAGTTGGTTCGGGCTGCGTTAATGAACGGCATTTACGAGATTGATTCAAGTATCGGTGGTCTTGGTGGGTGCCCGTTTGCTGCCAACAGCGGGGCTAACCTATCCACCGAAACACTGGTGTCTCACCTGCACGCTTGGGGCTTCACCACAGGGGTGGATGAAGAAGCCCTCAAGGTTGCCTCTCACATCGCTGGGCAAATCACTCTTCGGAACGCTTCCCGATGATGTCGTCAATGCGCAGGATGCTGATGCTGACTTCGCTTGCTGACTGAATCGCCTGCTTCACCAAGGCCAATGGTTCGTACACATTCAGCCCAATCATAGAACAGACACCGCCTTCCTCAATGTTCGGACCGAAGTCCTTCTTGCCAAGGAGGTGGGCGCTGCGTAGAGCCAGCACCGTGTCCAACGGGTCAAAGCCAGCGTTCTCAGCGATGGTCGCAGGAATCGCTTCCAAGGCGTCTGCAAAGGCTTCAATGGCCATTTGCGCCCGACCGCCAATCTCGGCCGCACGGTTGCGTAGAGCGAGCGCAGCATGGATGTAGGACGAGCCGCCGCCCGTTACGATTTGGTCACTGTTGAAGGCCAAGCAGACCACGCCGATGGCGTCGTCAAATCCACGCTCTGTTTCGTCAAGGGTCTGTCGGGTGGCTCCTCGCAGAACGAGTGTTGTGACATTACCTTCGCCGGCCACGACGATGTAATCCATGTCACCAATCGTGCGCTGTTCTAACTCAGTCGGCTGCGCTACTCCGCCAATGTCCTCTACAGTGTGAGCGACGGGTGTGTCCAGTAGCGCCGACATGGCGTCAAGGGTAGTAGGTGGAACACGGTGTGCTACACTGATGCCTTTCTTAGACAAGAGAGCGGCCACGAGTTCGTTCACACTGTCGCGGCAGAACACTGCCCCGCCTTCGGGGAGTAGTTCTGTGAGTGCTTCTACCTTCGTCTCCCACACATCCTTGGTGGCGTACTGCTGGTAGTTCTTGAAGTCGCCAACATTCTGCACATTGACTTGGACACTGTCATCCTTCTTTGACGACAGCCCTGTGTTGAGCAGGATGATGTTCTTTGCAGGCACCTTGCTCATGCTCGGCATCATGAAGGTCGTGTTGATAACGACCCCGTTAAAGCAATATGAATCCTCCAATGAAGCACCCGGTTGGCACACTACATTGATGCGCTTGATGTCCCCGTTGGCTTGCTCCACTGCCTCAACACACAGTCCGGACACATGGTCCATGCTGCTTTCCAACGACTTACCCGTGATGGCTGTCTTGGCTACATTCAGCAAGTCTTTGCTACTACCCTGTGCTGTCTCAGTGATGGCTTCCACCGCCCACTGGGCAGCCTGCCTGTAACCACGGCATACCACATTCGGGTGCAAACCCTTGTTGAACAAGCCTTCTGTGTTGGCGAGCAAAGAGCCAGCCAAAATCGTGGTCGTCGTCGTGCCGTCGTAGCACATGCTTTCTTGAGTGTTTGCTGCTTCCACAATCATTTTCGCACCGGGGTGACTGATGTCAAGTTGCTGTAGGATGGTAGCCCCATCGTTGGTGACGATGACATTGCCACCGCCATCCACCATCATTTTGTCCATACCCGCTGGGCCCAAGGTGGACCGCACCGTATCGGCAATGGCCTTTGCTGCTCGGATGTTCATGCTTTGTGCTGTTTGTTTCTTTTCATTTGTCATAGGTTCCTCTCCTACCATTCAACCTCGTACTCCTTGATTGAGCCGGTTTCTCGGCATCGTGCTTTCACGAAGCCTTCTTTGTTACCAAACTTCCACAGGTCGTACGAGAGTTGAGCGTCTTTGAGGCAATACTCGGCTACCTTGCCGTAGTTGCCTTTCCGCCATTCAAGCGGAGCGTCATGACTTTTCATGGTCTTGTCCATGCCAAGCGTGTGAATACAAGCGTCGGAGAGTGGGATGGCTGATTTAGAAGCCGACCGCAATTTTGCCGAGGTATCAATGAGCGTTTCGGATGCTTTACCAAGAAGGTCCCCTGCTGTCCAGCAATCAAGACTGTCCCGCAATACAGGAAGGTCAAAGCCGATGATGTTGTGCCCGACCACTCTACCTCCTTTAGCGATGTGCTCTTCAATGTCCCGACCAAGTACCTCGGGAGACAACGACTTGAGTTTGACACCTTCGGGTAGGAACTCACTCGCCTGTGATTTGTTGCAGTAGACTGTACCGCCATCGCCAGTCCATGTAGCCACGACCGTTGGGGAGAACATGTGAGTGTTGCCCCAGCCTCCAATTTCGTGAGAGAAGTTCTCAGTTTCAATATCAATGGCCATTACTTCGCTCATGCAAATACCTCCATGACGCTCTTTATGACCTTTCTCATTTCAATTGAACAAGACTCACAGATACACACCAGTTTCCCTCTACGGTCACCAATGCCGTAGAGAGTGTCCCTGTCTTCGGGGACTTTGCACACCACGCATTCATGCATCGTTATCCACCTTTGTTTGTCGGTAGTCCTTGCGTAGCCGAGTGTATTTCTTGACGCCGCTTTCGGTTGTTTCTTCAAACATTTTCGCACCGTATTGGTTGTAACGCTTGTTGATAGAGTTATTGCTACTGAGGTTCTGTTGCTTCCCGTAAGCAGAATACATGGACGACTTGGCTACCCACCCGTCTCCACGAGAATCGTCAAAGTCCACCTTTTCACAGGCGAAGTAGGCTTTCTTCCAGCCAATCTCCATGTTCTTGGCTTCTTTGGCACCCATACCGACTTTCACTTCGGCCTCAAGCCAGTGAATCAAGTTGTGATACAAGTCGTACAGAATCTCCTTAGCCATGTCAATATGGTCGCCCCGAACCACCCATGTGCCTTCAAGCATGGCCATGTGGTGAGCGATGATGTTGGTGTAATTCTGTAGACCCATGATAAACGAGGCACAGACGCCTTGCTTATGGGGGTCCATTTGTTCTACCAGTGAGTAGTATTCGTCAATGGCACTGATGAGAGCGGGGACATACGACCCGTCAATGAGAAACATTTCGTCCATGACTTTCATAACCCATTCCTCTTGAGTATCATCGTCTGCTTCGTCCCATTGTAACCCTGTGATGCCAACCAAGTGACATACTCGTGATTTGAGTTGCTGCTGTAATTCCTCAAAGAAGTCGGTAATTTCTTTGTAGGACACCTCGTGTTTGACACGCTTGTGAACGCTTGCTGCCAGTTGATAGGCAACATCCTTCTTCATCTCAATCGTCCAGTCCCTCCAGTAGAGCAGGACACGCTGAAAAATACCTTTGTCAAGAACATGTTCTTTGATACCCTTCGGAGGAAAGGTGGTAATCCAAAGTGAAACTTCGGACTTGATGGTAATAGTTCCATCCCGAAGGTGCTTGGTGAGAATGTTACGACCTGTACCAGCGGAGTTGAGGGCAGACTGTAGGAACAGTACAGTCCCTTCGGAGTGTTGATTGGGTTTGAGCAGGATTGAGCCTTCATCAAAGTTCATTGCCTTGCGCCCTGCCAGCACACCGTTACGCTGGACGGGGGGCGCATCTCTATCTTCACTGACAAATGAGCCGACAAGTGCAGCGTCAGTGCCCGTACTGTAATCCATGGCTTCTACACCGATGTCTCTACATACCTTTTGAATTGTTTCAAAGGCAACAGATTTACCTGTCCTTGTGTCCTGTAGCCAAAACACACTGACCCGTGTACACAAGTTGCTACCGCCTACGGGAATGCGGACGAAGGGTAGGCTCACTTGTCCCAATATAAAGAAGAACGAAAGAAGACCGGGAATCTCGTTGTTTATACTGACCTCTCTAAAATGGCTGAGATACCCCTTCAATACAGGGTACCTCTGCACGGCTTCATACTTTTCAGCAGTGTGATTCATCATTTCATTCCCTCTTCTTTTGATAGGTCCGTTCCACCTTAACTGGCTCTTCGCTCGTTAAAACTTCAATGAGTCGTTTCCGTAGTACGGGGCCCATACCTTTGACCCGTTTCAGTGACTCTACATAAAGCATCTCCTCTATACTGCCACAAGTTTGGATAAGTTTGCTCACTAAATCGGGACCAAAGCCGGGAATTGAGAGAAGCAAATCCGTGCGTACATCATTGGTTGATACTCTCGTAATTGCTTTAGCACCATGTCGGCTGGCTGGTTTGTGCAACTTTTGATGAAGTTTCACAATGAACATAGCCGCTTCCACATGGTCCTTTGCCTTGTAAATGTGACAGTCAAAGTCAGACATGATGCGTGCGAAGGTACCCATGAGTTCGTTCGTCACTCGTGAGTACGATACCTTGCGCCCTTGATTCTGTGCCATTTTGATGTACTTGGCGATGTCGCCATGCACCACAAGAAACACCCGGCCGCAGTTGGCATCCATGTTATCCAGTTGTCTCCATAGGTGACCGCTGTGACTGGACTGGAAGAAATCACTGAGGCTCTTACATTCAATATGCCCGTCTCCGGCCTTGTAGTCACCCATGCCCTGTAAGAACTGCGACTTAACAAGCAGGCCCTCTTTGCGGGCCATGCGCTCTACAGCCTCAAAGAGCGGGCCTCGCTCATTGCTGTCCGCTACCAGTGGTATCGTCAACTTTGGCACCCCGCATGGTCGGGAAGTCTTGAAGCACGCCTGTATTCTATGTGTTTGTTGCTCACCTTTCGGTATTCAACAAGGCCTTTCCCTCTCAATTTGGTAAGGAGGCGGACGATTTTATGGTGCGACATGTTGCGTAGCGTATCACTCGGCTTGCAGAATTGAGCGCGCGTTCTCCAAGTCTCGTCAATGTTCAGCAACAATTCATATTCCCAATCCTCGGTCATTCTATCACCTCACCGCTTCCGGTTTTGTCCCAATACCTGCATTTCCCTATGCACAGACCTTTGCCCCACAGCATTTTGCATGTTTGGGGGTAGTCTTTGAATACGACGGTGCTGACTTGATAACGAGTAACTCCTTCATCTTGGTCAGCCCATTTGAGTCCCATGAGGTACTGAACAATCTCGTCAGCATGTTCCTGTAATTGTTCTTTCGTGAACCGCTCAATCGGCATGAAATTTCGCTTCCGCTTAGCGAGGTATTTGACCAACTGGACACGAGCATCGTGGCTCGGGTTGCCACCTATTTGGCAGGCTGCTTGATTCAAGCATGGGAGAATGATAACGCCGTTCATACGAACAGTTGGCAAGTCCAGTACCTTGTCCGAGTTGTTGAATATCTGCACCTTTTCAGTGACTGGTCGGATGGTGAGTTTGATGCCTTTTGAGCCATACTCTTGGTAGCCGCTTTTGGCATCCATCGCTTCAAAAATAATGTGCTGATGTCCGGCCTCCAAGTCTTCGGTGCTAACAGGGATGCTCCAAAAGCCACGCTTGGCGTTGAAAGAGTTGGGGATGCGAATTAAGCCACTCGTATCAAACGGCACCATTGGGTCACAGCAGTACAAATCCATGTCCTTGACCCAATCATTGACCAGTTGAATGCCAGCCTCCTTGACAGCCGATAGGTGGGGGCCGTCGCCCGGAGTCAGTGTTTCATCCAGCGCCACCCACACATGAAAGCCGCCTCCACTGAACCAAATCCCGTGCCGGATGTCTTGCTCAAGGAGGTGCCGATGCAGGCGAAGCGTTTGCTCCAGTGGTATTTCGGGCTCTACTGTAGCACGGTTCCTGTCTCGGAAATTGATAGCATCAAAGTCCATCACGAAGTGCCGGATGATAGGCGTGTAGAGGTTTACCCTACGATGGTGAGGGGCTTCTGTAGCACGGTAGCCATACACAGTCATGTAGGCGTTAGACACACCATTCTTACCAGCCCAGTATCGTTCAAACTGCTCTTTGCTGTTGACCAGTTTCCTGTAGCCTCTTCCCTTTTCTGTACTGAGTTCAAGGACTTCTCGCGGATAATCAAGTTTCAACTGCACGATTCTTCACTCTCTTTATCATATCGTCAAGTGACCGCATGATGTCATTCATTTGAATGTCTTCGTCCGGCAACATCAGTCGTGGGCTCAACACGATTTCTGCAAGTAGGAAGGGGTGAGGATTAGATTGCTCACCCGAGTAGTCAGCGAGAGTTCTGTTACATGATACAGAAAGGCGCTTGTCCTTTCCCATGTGCTCCCATTTGATTTGGCTAATCATGCCAAACTTGTCATGTAGATGGTATTCAATGCACTGGGCTATTTTGTTCATTGCGTCATTCATTTCTTCGCCTCCTTCTTTTCTTCCAATTCTTTGAGTCGTTGGGCAGCACTCTTTGATGTCAGCGTGTTGCCCCACCCGCCTTTCCAGTAGATGTCGCCACCCTCAGCCCATGCGGGGCACTCGTCTACAAAATCGCAATAAGCGCATTTACCGGTGGACGGCTGAGGTGGGAAGTTGTCAGTGAGATATGCCTCAATCAGTTCGTTGACGGCTTTGCTGATTGTTGTGAGGTATCGCTTACTTACCTTCTCGTAAGCCACATGGTTCTCGGAGCCGGCTGCGTCTTCCCTGTAACCAGCAGGGTAGAACCAACCCCAATGCGTGACATCTTGTAAGGGGTGGTCAGCCTTGCGAAGCAAGTCCCAATAGAAGGCCATCTCCTTCCTCATACTTCGGACCTTGAAATTGGTCCCGACCCACTTACCAGTCTTCAATTCCATGAGGGCCACCTTATCCTCTTCGGTGTGGTAGCCCCGGTCAATACTGCCTGCGAAGTGCACAGGGATGCTCAGTTCTTCACCGTTAAAGTTGAATGGGACATCCACGAAGGCGTGGACCTCCAACTCATTGATGATGGGGAGGAATCGGTCGGGGTCCGCTTCAAGGCGAACCAGTTCCCAATCAATGCGTTGTTCAATGATGGGCTCTTCGCCCAAGTGGTACGGCTCCTCCGGTGTAGGAAGGGCGTCCATAAGGAGAGCCTTGGCCCCCTCACGGTCTTGCTTCTTGAGTAGTGAGTGTGCCTTTTTGTAAACAGGTCGGACATTGATGTAGAACTCCTCCATGGCGTCGTGGACATTTGTCCCACGGGTCATGGCGTCTGTAGTAGGGGACTTGCGACCCTCAATGCGCTTCTTCTTGTATTGGAAGCGGCAGTAGCCGAAGTCGCTGGTAAGACTGGTCTTGGTCATGCGCAGGTACTTTTCGTCTCCCTGTTTCCACTGGTAGGTGGATTTAGCATATGCTTCCCAATTCCTGTCACTCATTTTATCACCTCACTTGTTGTACTTGGGGTTGAACTTGAAGTATTCGTACTCGTCCAACCGTGTTTGCCCTTGGCGCATGGCGACCAGCAGGATAGCACAGTAGCCCATCAAGTCCTTGATGACATCCTCGTCATTCTCAATGCCCTCACTGCCTTGAATGAGGCGGCTGATTTTGTCGTCCATCCGAATACGGATGAGGTCAGCCGGTTGAGCGCCGCCTTTGTAGAACACCCGTAGGGGCTCAAAGACGCTGTCGCCATAGGCTTGATTCTTGGCTACGACCATCCGCTTCACTTCATCAAAGACTTGGATAATACGGGCAGAGGACACCAGTTTGTTTGAGTTGGCTGGCTCATTTGGCGAATGAGGGAAGTATTTCGTTCCCTTCTTTTTACCCTCTTTCCGGATGATGCCTTGTTTCACCAGTTCCCGTAGGCGCAGCCCAATGTATTGGCTGCTCTTGGTTTGCAGCAAGTCGGATTTCTTTACCAAGTCACTACGGCCCAAGCCGGGGTTGTCTCCAATCGTTCGTTTGATTTCTTCGTCAATGTTGCGCATAATTTTTCACCACTTTAGTCTACTATTTCAATGCTACCAGTATTTCTTGGGTTTTGGCTTCCCTGTGGCGTAGTCCAGCGACCAGCCGAGTGCATTGAAAATAGGTTTGATTTTTTGGGACACCAATTTGTCCACCATTTTGTCGTAGTCAAGAGTGAAGTCTTTCAACTCCTCTTCTTCATGATAAGAGACGATGTCAGTGGGCGGCATTCCTTGAGGCGACTCGCTCACATAGACCCATTTGGTGCTATCTCCCTTCTTGAACTTGGGATGAACGCTTTTTTCAGCGAGATGGAGGTTGTAATAACGGGCACCTTTGACTCCGGACACACCCACGCTTTCTTGGTATTGGTCCAATGACTTTTGAATACGGGTGACGCCTGCAACATCGGCAATGGCGTAGTCACCCTGCATGATACCGAGACTGATACCTCGCACATGGTCCACGACTTCGTTCTCATTGGCCCCACTACACACTTTGGTGAGTACATCTCGCTCAAGGGTGCGAGACACAGGAGCAAGCGTGCTGATTTTACCCCAGCGTGCTGATTTGGCTTTACCTTCGTCCTCGGGTGGCCATGAGCACACGCCGTAGTAGAGGTTCTTTCCGCCTACAATCCAATAAGGCATGTAGGCTTCAAATTCCACATAGAGGGCATTGGCTTGGTGTTCTCGTTGAACCGTCTCTGTCAAATGGCGGGCAAGAGCAGGGGCTTCATCAAATGGGATTTGGACAAAGGCCGAGTCGGTGTGACCGTACAGAGCACTGTAGCCCTGCTTCTCGGACTCTTCCATAAGGAATCGGATAGCCTCACGACCACAGGCCGTGATGGCACTGGCGATGGCAGGAGCCGACCAACCCCAGTAGGTGCTGGCGCACATACCGTATAGGCTCGCCATGACGCGCTTTACTGCCAGTTGCATGGTGTTCCAACCGGAGCGTTCTGTGTCGCTCTTGGATTCACGCATGCGGCGTTTGTATTCATCTCGGAGTTCAAACATCTCAGTGACGATGCGAGGTAATAGAGCCGGCTCGCCCTGTCGCCAACAGGTACCGTCCGGCAGTTCCCTTACATCATCGTCAAAGCGATACTCTCGGTCAACTTGTGACTCCCATGAGAGGTTGTGACTAAGGATGAGTGAGGGGTAGAGCCCCTTGTAATCCACACAGGCGACGCCCTCGTAGCGACCCGGTGTAGGGGGTGGAATGTAAGCACCCTCAAATTCGGCTTTGGAATGAGGGCTTAGTGTCGGGGGTTTCCAATCAGTCCGGCGACTGATGAGGCCCCGTGCAAAGCGAGTGACATTGTGACAGGAGGGGAAACTGACGCCGCAGACTTGCTGGAGCGACATGTAAAACTCAAGGATGTGGTTGCGTTCGTCCACCATTTTGAGCAGTTCTACATCCCGCATACAGTAGTCTACGAACTCGTCAAAGCGTTCGTACCAACCTGTGAAGACATCCATCTCCAACTTGCCACCGTAGTCCAGTACATCTTCTCCCGTGATGTGGTCCAACTTTCGGCTGGCTAACTGGGGTTTACCGCTGTCTTTCCACACCCGTTCAAAGCCAGTGCCGCTGCTGAGTGGGGCAGCCGTATCAAAGCACAGCCGCCCGCGAACAGGCTGGTCAGTGTAATCGTAGCCCTTCTCTTTGTCGGGCTTACGCACCCGATTGAGTGGGCTGAGTTTCCGAAACAGGCCCTTGCCGAGAACATCCTTGTTGTCAAGGCGTCGGATGATGTGAGGGAGGTCAGCCCACATGAGAGCGTGGGCCACCAGCACATCGGGGTCGCACTTCTCAAGGTAAGCAAGGAACTCTTTGTAGACAGAAGCCTCCGAGTTACAAAGGACTCTGCGGTATTTGAGCGTGCTTTCTACACCCTTGCTGTTCTCCCATGACATGGAGCGGATTGTTTCAATAAACTCGTCATCGCCCAGTGATTTGGCTGATTCTTCCGACCAGCAGAAAGCGATGCGCTCGTCACTGTAGTTGTCAGCAATGCCTATCACTGTCGTGAAGTCTTCCTTCGGGTCCCACTCAAGGTCAAGGTGCCACACTCTCGGCTTCCATTCGGGCATCGTATCGTAGCGGTCCATGAGGAATCGGTCGGGTAGCGTCAAGTCGCCCTCCCACGATGTCATCTCTTTTCGCATGGGGTACACATCGCCTTGGCGATACGGTATGATTTTGATAAGGTTCTCACCACCTATCCCGACAGCCTTCGCCTCCCGGTCCACTCGTGAGCCGGGGTATCGGTCCACCAAGTGCTTGATGAGGCGGGGGTCTGTGTCAGCCTTGACCCAAAAGTAGGGCTCAAAGTCTGTAACATTCCGCTCAATTAGCGTCCCGTCCACAGACCTCCAGCGACAGTAGAGTACATCTCTTCCGTCGTAGTCGGGCAGGTAGTTGTCAACAATCATTCTTCTTCCTCGTGTATTTGAACATAGGTCACTTCGGCCCCACAATCGGAGCAGTGGAGAGTAGCGACAATGCCGTCGCCCTCATAGCCGTAGTCTTCGGGATTGAAGTCCGCTCCCCAAATGAGGCGGCCTCCACAGAGCCAGCAAACATCTCGCCTCATTCGTCCACCTCTTGGTCAAATACGATGAGGAGGTATGAGCCGTCTAAGTCTCTCACCACAAACGGGGCACTTTCACCCATGTGAAACTGCACCACACTGTCGGGAACGGTGTTGAGGAGTTCGGGGAGCCAGTGAGCGTAGTGTGATTGGTAGGACTCCGCCGTACCGCTGATAGGCTCGGCCTCCACAGCGGCGAACATTTTTCCTTTGTTCTTCTGCTCGGCCATCAGCGCCAACTCAGTGTCTTTGGGCCGGTAGTCTACCTTGCAGGTGATGCCCGACCCGATAACCTTGCTCGCTTTGCTGATGCCGTAGAGGTCTGTCCCAGTGACATTGCCACAGGCGGGTAGATTGGCTTCGCCAAACGACTGCCACATGTTGTCCTCGGCTTTGCCGACGACACGCTCAATGAGTGGGACATCAGTCTCGGAGGCGATGTAGGTAGACGACGGCAATTCAAGGCTGGACCGTCCGGCCTTCACCTGTATTGGTCTGCCTCGTGCAGACTGGCTGACTGTAACTTCCGCAGCCTTCGTCGCCTTCAAGAACTCGCTGAATCGCACGAGGTCCGAGATGTAGATTTTCCCGGTGTCCCCGTCGTGGCAGTCCATGCTGCGACGCAGGTAATGCGTCAATGCACCGACCGCCACGGTGATTTGCTCAGCCTTGACTCGGATGGCAAGGTTGTCCACGCCTTTGGAGAAGGTGTCAATAAACGACAGCAACTCCTTCCGGCTCGCTGTGAAAGATGGCATTCAACCACCTCACACACTGCGAGAGCGGAGTTCGGCGAGGCCAAGCCATTCGGCCGGCTGTCCTTTCTTGGTGACGAAGAAGGTCCGCTCTTGACCTTGGAGGTCAGCGTTCGTCTTGCACTTGGTGAACTCAACCTTGTATCGGGTTTCGCCAGTAGGCTTGCCGTCCTCGTCTCGGACAACCTCGTCTTTGCACCACAGGATTTGGGTAAGGTCGTTGTTGGCGTCCTTCTCCCACACGAACTTCCAGCCATCGTGACTGTACTCGTCTTCACCCGATTTGATGTGTGTCTCCCAAAAGACATCCACGCCAAGGAAGTTCAACTGTCGGCACAGTGCAGTCAGTTGCTTGAAACGAGTCTTCCGGATGCTCCAGTTCCAACCGATTTCTTTGTTGAGTTTGGAAGCGGCTGCCTCAATAGCGTCCTTGGCATCCATCTCAAGGTCGTAGATTTTCATGTTGTTGATGCACACATTGTCAAACTGGTCAACAGCAGTGACAAGCAGGGCCTTGAGAACTTGCCCGTTGAAGCCGGGCTCTTTCTGTTTCTTGGCATACTCAATCGCAAAGCGACACAGGTCCATAACACGCTGGTGAGTCTTGGGGTAGTCAAAGGCAGTGCGGTCGTTGGGCTGTGTGACCCACGGGTTCCAAATGCGGATAATGTCATCAGCACCGGGGTAGTGGGCTTGCTTGCAGTCGTTGGCACCAAAGTCAAAGTCGTAGCACCACATCATCTCGTTGTCCTTGCGGTAGTGCATGAAAGCATCCATAGCGATACCGGTCTTGCCCCGACCACTGTGTCCACCAATGCCCATGAAAATGGGCGAGCCGTTGATGGCAGCCTGCTCCTTGAACTCCTTGAGGAGTTGGGGATAGTTACTGTTTTGATACAAGGGCTTGGCCTCAGTAGGCGCTACCTCGTTGACGGTAGGTTCGGCTGGCTCATTCAGCGGAAGGGTAGTCTGTGCTTCGTCCACGACTGGTTCTTCCGCCTCTTGGGCTTGGTCTTGCTCGGCAATGTGTTTCTTCAAAATGTCAAATGCACTCATGTTCTTCACTCCTCAAACTGCGATGTGTCTGTGTTTCCACCACGGGCACCGGGTCGGGCCGTTCGTGGGGGAACATAGATACCCAGTGCAGTAAGGCTGGGCACCATGTCATCACGGAACTTTCGGGACTTCAACTTACCACAAATGAGCACTTGTGTGCGCTCAGCATATGGCATCCACTCCTCCCCGTTGAAGAACTCAAAGGGGTTTGTGTCGTCAAAGGTGCGCCCCGGAATCCATACCGTGACTTCGGACAAAGACGAATCACGACCATAGGTTGACTGGAGGTCAAGGCTCGTGACACTGATGCGGAAGTTACGACCTGTTTGGTCGTACTCGTTGTTGGAGGGTTCAGTGGACATCCGACTGATGTAGCCCTTTGTAATGATGGTCGGTGGGATGTAGCCGTCGTTGTAGGGGATTTTCCTGTCGTCGTATTCCTCCAACAAGTTGGCGAGGTTGACATAGGAGTCGTGCTTGTTGCTCACCCAAAAGCGAGCAGCATCTGTAAAGTCAGCGGGCAAGTCCCCAGCGTCAGCATACTTGACCGTGTTGACAAAGGAACGGTTGGTGTAGAGAATGTCCGACTCTTGATTGGAAGAGGGAACCACTTGAATCTCACACAGTTGACCGAGTTTGTAAGAAGCGGTCATGTCTTCACCGCCCAAAGCAACACGCCACATCTTCGGGTTGTTCACGAACTCGTTGGTCGTGTTGCCGAGGAACTGTAGATAGCGCACCTTGCTCTCATGGGCCATTGGCTTGCCATGAGAAGGGGACTCTCGGTTGGTATTGAGAAGGGTGACAATGGCGTCGTCGCACTTGAAACCAAACCACGGTAGACCTTCACCAACACGCTCGCTGGTGGGCTCGCCGTTGACATGCCACACGCCGTCTTTGATTTTGACAATGCCAATCAAACCTTGGTTGATGGCTCGGTCCCGGTCTTGACGGAACATCTGCACGGCCTTCTCTCGTTGTGTCTGTCGCTGGTCACGGATGCTGTCGTTCAGTCCGGTGATGTGTCCCATGAAGGTAACAGTGTCTCTACCACCGCCGCTTCGTCCCAAGTTTCGGGTTTCAATCACGAACATTTCTGCCCATTCGTTGACGAAGTATTCGTCTTCACCTTCAATGGAAGTAGAGAACTCGGTTTGCACCCAGTCCTTGAACTCCTTCATCGCTTCTTCTTCTGTCTTGCTCATCCGTTCGGCATAGCCTCGGATTTTGTCTTTCCATTCGTTGCTCATTTTTCTTCACCTCTTGTGGTATCTCGCCGCTCGGCGGCATCATCGCCGTCGTGCTTGGAGTATATCAAACCTTTCTTTTCTAAGGTTGTTTTCATTGCATCCTCTCCTTATTTGTCGCCAGCGTGGCGACGAAGTAATCAAAGAAGGATGCATCGTCATCGGGCCACTGCGTGGCCATCATCGTAAAGTCCCCGTGAGTTTTCATGAAGGCGAACCATTCAGCGCCCTCCTCAAGTAGACCTTTTGCTCGGAAACGCAGCCCCTTTAAAATGTAGAATCGGTTGTTCCCAGTGTTCAATTCCTTTCTTAAGTATGCACTGAGCGAGGAGTAGTCTCCCGCCGCCAAGTGAAGGGCGGCTTTTGACAGGTTCTCACTGTGCCCCCGAATCCGCTGGACGAGGGCATCCGGTGTCTTGGCCAGTGATTGAAGGAGGTCTATGACGGAGCGTAGACTGCCCCCTTCTGTCTGACTGAGGTTCCTGTAATGCATTGCCCATTCCTCGGGAAGTTGCTCCCCATCATGGATGCGGGTGCAGGCTTGCTCAACTTGGGCTGGTGTGAGTGGATTGAATCGGTAAACAGTGCATCTGTCTTTGATAGCACTGTGGAATCCTGTGATGTCGTTCGCAACGAGAATGAAAATAGTAGTCTTGTAACTGTCCTCCATGATTTGGCGGAGGGCTTTCTGTGCATCGCTGGTAAGGTTCTCGGCTTCATCCAAGAACACGATGCGGCGACTGACCATCAGTCCCTTGTGTTTGACGATGTGCTTCAACTCATCACGAACATAACCGATGCCCCGTTCATCACTGGCATTGGTGACGACGAAGTTGGATGAGTCAAAGTATTCACCGAGGAAGTGGCGTGCCAATGCTCGGGCTGCTGTGGTCTTTCCGGTACCGGGTGGACCCACTAACATGATGTTGGGGGGAGCCGAATCAATCGTCCAGTCTCGTGCATCAGCCTTGAAGGCTTCACAACCGACCAGTTCATCTATCGTGGTAGGTCGGTACTTCTCACGCCAAGCCATCATTCTTCCTCATCCTCCCTCAAGTCGGACCATCGGTCAATTGTTGATTCTTCACAAAACCTGTACTTCTTCGTTTTCTCCAAACCGCAAATGCCACATACCAACTTCTGTTCAACCAGCCCAAGGGGCGGCTCAAACGATTGAAACCCACGACTGTACCACAGGTGCTTCTCATCTAAACATACCTCGGTTCTTTCGTAGTCTTGCTTGAACTCTTCAAGCCGGCCCAGTAGTTGCTCAAGTCTCGTCATTTCTATCCGTATCGTGTCTTCAATTGTCATCGCTTATCACCTCGTGCCCACTTTGATGCTTTACCTCGGTACTTCTTGTATTCCAATTCTTCTATCTCTTTGGGAGTGAGTGGACTTCCTTTCTTCAATTCGGCCCGCTTCCGGAGTATCGCTTGTGCTCGCTCAACATGTCTTTTTGACTTTCTCATTCTTCTTCGCCTCCATGGGTCGGGACTGGTTCAACAATGGCCCTTGACGGGAACCGGTAAACAGGGACGGTCAACGGATAACGGAGCGGTCGGTGGTCCATAGCAACCCAGCCATTGGTAAGTTCCATCACGATATGCCCCACCTTGAGTTGTGGAATGCGGTTGACCATCATAACTTGGTATTGCTCACGACCCAAGTTATAGGTAATCCCAATCGGCTCCAGCAGGGCCCACGCGTTTCGTCCAATGGATATTCTAATTCGCTTCATTCATCCTCATCCTCCTCACCAATCTCCATGACCACAACATTGCCAACGACGACATCATCAAATGCAATCATGCTGGTCGCCGCTTTGTTCACGGGCAGTCCCAACAGTTTTCCTTCTTCGTTGCCGTACATGTAGCCAAGGTTGCCAGTTGGGATGAGTTCAATGTAGCCACCCACCGCTTTTTGAATTACTTCAAGCGAGGGGTTCCAGCCCATTTGTTCAATCGTGCCATCCACTTTCAATAGGTAAGCCATCACTCTTCCTCCTCTTGGTTCGGTAGGGCTTTTCGTCGTCGGGCTTCTCGGGCTTTGAACTTCGCTCGGTATCGGCTCAGTCCTGCTTTTCTTTGTTGCTGTGTCTTCATTTTTCTTCACTCCATTTCAATTATGTCGGTTAGTTGACTGATGTCGCTGAATCCGAGTTCATCATCAGCGTACAGGATTTCTCCTGTTATGGTCATCGTGCTCAGTCGGACATCGTTGACCTTCGCCGCCACCACCACAGCCTGCTCTTCAACAGGTAGCCAGTGGGGACCAACAAGGACGCCTTGCCTTGCCAGCCGTGTGCGAATGTGTTGGGCTGTCTCCATTGACAGCCGTGCTTCCATAACTTGGTACGGGTCAATCCCGTCCAATACCCCGAGCCTTGCATGGGTTTCATACTCGGCGTCTTTCTTGAGGGACATGAGAAGCATGTTGATGTTGTAAGCGCCATCCATTACCAGCCAGCCTCCTTGCTCGCCGATGTTGAATGGGCCGTCGTAGGTGAGGCGTAGTCGCTCACCTTCTTCCAGTGCGTTTGTAAGGTGCGTAATGGATGAGCCTGCCTCAATTCGCTGCCCTGTTCGGACAGTTCCTTTCACAGTCAGCCCACTCAGTAGAGCAAGCCGTTCACTCATCGGTCTTTGGTACACGCACCAGTCGTCGTCCAGTGACAGTATATCAGTGATTGACTTGATGATGTTCCCCTGCACCTCCACTTCCAGCACACAAGGCTGGTTCAATGGGAGGTCAAGGTTGTGCACCTTACCCGCCGGTCGTTTGTCCCGATTGTAGAGGACACCAGCAAAGGTGCCGGTCGGGAACTCAGTGATGTGTAGATAGCGACGGGGGTGACGAATCACCTCAGCATAGATGCTGGGAGGAGCAGTCGTCTGTGTCCACGCTTTGTAGAGTGGGGCACGAAACGGCTGACCCGGTTGAATCTGTTCAAGGGGTGTAGCCTCAGTGTTGGAATACTTGAGCATCCTCACCAACAGTTCGGGCGCTGATGTCGTGTCCAACTTCTGCCGCACTGCTTTGAGGCTCAGCGCCTCACCCTCACCGATGTGAGAGCAACGCTGAATGAATCGGTCAATCGGGTAGGGGGCGTTCTCGCCCAGCACCCTTGCCCAAAACAACTCGGCCTCGTCCTCGCTCATCATCCGTGCCATGGTCAGCACAGTCGTCTCGCTCAGTTGGTGCATGTGGCGGAGGGCTTGCTTCACCGTCATGTTGCTCGGCATGTTGCCCTCACTCTCCTTGGCCAGCATCGGTACGAAGGGTTTGCCGGTGAACACCTCGTCCCACACAAGGGGAGAGATGGCCAACTCGGCACACACATTCTCTTTGACCCAGCCGTCTGTAACGAAGCGGGGCGGGTGCTTGGAATGCCGTGGGTAGAAAATGTCCACGATGTCTTCGTAGTCTCCGTCGCAAGCCTCCATGAGTTCCGTGATGGCTGACAGGGATTGACGAAAGTCTTCCCCACTGTCGCCGGAGCCACGGCCATAGTGCAACTTACGAAGGGTGCGTGCCACTTGTGTGGCCAAGGACAAGAGCATGTCACTCACTCTTGAGGCTGTCCACCATGTGGATGATTGATTGGGCCAGTTGATATGCGTCCTCCAGTTCCATCCGAACGCCTTCCTTCGTCCACCCAGCGCCGCTGGGATGGTCGGTCGTGCGCCTCACTCGGATGTCAATGGTGGGCTCTACATTCTCCTTCTCGGAGGTGACGACACTCATCACCACCTCCGCTTGCTTCTTCCATTTGCGCATTGTGCAAGGTGCTTTCCACTGAATTGTTTGTGTCATTCTTCATTTCTCCTTTTTGTATCATACAACTGTACTTTGTGAAGAAAGTCGGGTGCGACCGTACAGTCGGGTGCGACCGTACCAATTGCTGGTCCGGGTGGCACAGGTACAGGTGAACGCTTGATAACGGCATGATTGTCGGCAAGGGTGCCCCATGACCATGTTGGCTTTCCCCACTTAATTCGTTTGTAGCCGGGGTGCGTGTTGGTCCAATCCAAGTCAATCTGCATGACTTCTTTTGTAAAAGTTCGGAATGCATAGTATTCTTCCTTGTTCTTGAACACTCCTTGTCTCACGAACTCATGGGCGGGGAAGTCATCATTTAACATGACAAGGTAAAGCAGTTGCATTTCATGCCACTTGTAGTTTGCAGAAGCATCGGTGCATGATTTGCACTCAAATGGTGCGACTCGTTCCTGCTCACTATGAATCTCTTTAATCTCCTTAGCACCACAGGCACATTGCTTCTGCATACGGAAAGGATATTTTGGACCACTGGATGACTGAGGGATGCACTCCCTACAGTATCGCTTCCCGTCGGATGGCCTTGCATCCCATGTTTCAGTGCAGCCTATCCGCTGACACATTCGCTGAATCCGCTTAACTGTCATTCTTCATTCCTCTTCTTCGTTGTTGAATGAGGCAGCCACTCTACCTCGCAGGTGAATGGGTAGTCGCTCGCCACTCACTGGGCAAATCGTACCGAGAATGACCAAGCCATGATTGTTGAACAGATGCCCTTTGTCAATGTGCTCAGTGATTTCCGATGGATGCATAACTCTGTAAGTCTGCTTCTGCCCTCGGAAAGTCTCCAGTGCGTCAGTACCGACCACGAGTTCAAAGTCCCGTGGTGGCATGAGGATGGTATTGTCACAAACAGGACAACATGCCTCAACACCCCAGTCCTCGTAAGACAACTCCTCGCCGTCCTGCTCCACTACCTTGTCACCAAGGAACCGCCAGTTGGCGTTTTGGAAATCATAGGCAGCAATGGGTAGGTCACAGTCTTCATCGGGACAAACCATCTGTCCAATCTGTTGACGCTTAAGGTCAAGCGAGAACTCCATCTGTTCATCCTGTGATTGGATGACACGGGGAGACTCGTCATTGACCATCCATCCACGCTTGAGTGCTTCGCCCTTGACTACGCCGTGCACCTTGGCAGCGTCCATGGTGTTGAAGGTGGCAATCAGCGTCAGCATCTCACCCTCCCCCTTCATGTAGACAAGGCCCTGCCCGGTCAAGTCCCACACTTGGTGGGGTTGTAGTCTGTCAAGTATCGCTCCAATTTCTTCTTCCATCGTCATTTTGATTCCTCCGTGTACCATACGATTTTCCTGCAACAGCGAGTCGGTACCATGCGATAACGCTCAGTCATGATGACCGCAGTGGCGCAGTCTTCGGTGCCACATACGGGGCACTTTGATATTTCGGTGTTCACCACTGCCAGCACCTCTTCATGCTCCAACTCTCCCGACAACGAAGCGTCGGCGGGGATAGGAAGCGAGGAGCCCAGTAGGCTCCACCGCTTCCCATCGTAGTTGAAGTTGCCATCATCGTCAATTGATTCTGCTGTCATTCGTCGTTCGTCTGTCATCAGTAGATTACCTCCGAGAAGAGTGGCACTGAGGCGAGTTGGTCCTCAAGGACTGACTCGGACTGGTCAAGCAGCGCATTGGGGTCGCCGCCGATTGCAGTGATAACACTGTCGCTGACCTTGCGGAGCATGGTGTGTGTATCAGTGAGTTTCTTGTCCATGGCGTTGAAGCCGAGGGTCTTACCTTCCAGTGGTTTGTTGCGGTAGTGCTCGTTGTCTTGGTAGATTGGCTTGTGAGTCACCGCTCCGGTAAGGATGTTGTAGACATGGTAGAGGGTGTGTTGGTCATCACCTTGGACACGGACCCATGTGTTGGCAGGGTTGGTCCACCCTTGTCCCATGACTCGCCACATGTGGCCACGGCTAAGGTGGGTGATTTCTCCCTTGTCATCACGGTGAACAGTCGGCTTGGTAATGAGGCCGGCTTTCTCACTCAGCGTCATCAGTCGCTCAAAGGCTTCGTCGCTGACGGTGATGTTGCGCATGGCTTCAACCTCAATCAGTTCCTCAGCGGCTGACATCATGACTTGTTCAAGTTTGTCAGCGAGTGAGTTGAAGTCGTAATTCTCCATAACGCCCTTGGTGTGTCGCAACTTGAGCAGGGTTTGTGATTTGCCAACAACCATGCCGTTAGTGCACTCCAGTCGCTGAGCGATGGCGGCGACCTTGAATGATGAGGACCCGTCCAAACTGTTGTAGATGGAGAAGCCAACACGATAATCGCCCTCTTTCACAAAGCCAAGGTTCTGCCATCGGCTACCAAGTTTGTTCTGTGCGGCTGCATCCCAGTCAACACTGCTGGTGACATCTACATCAAGGCGAGCGTTCTTACCTTCGCTGTAAGCAAAGACCTTTGCTGGCCATCCGTTTTTGGCACACATGTCCAAGATGGGACGGAAGCCCCGTGCATACGGCATGGCGTAGTAGGTCGGGCTGAACATCCCAAGGTGGGCACCAAGGGGCCGCTTCTCGTTGGCGTAGTTCGGGTTGAAAATGTGCTTCACGATGGGCTTGCCATCGTTGTCCACAATCTTCGCCGCCGAAGTTTGCCCGCTTCGTTCGTCTTCGTACAGGACAAAGCCCATTTTCTCAGTAGGCTGGAAGTCCCAGTCGGCCGTCGCCTTGTTCTTTCTGTTTCCTGCGTAAAGGAAGTCGTCAAAGGGACCGGCGGCGTTCACCGACACCTGTCCATCTGCTCCAACTTCCATCACCAGTCGCTCTTCTGTGCCAAAGTTTGGCACCTCGTCGTTGTGTTCTTCGTTCATGTTGTTCTCTCCGTTTGGTATTTGTTCTCCATATTCCATCGCTTCAACGATGGCAATGTCTTGTGCTGTGACAATCAGCGGGGCATTGCTGCCGTAGAGTTGGGCTTCTGTGGCACCACTCAAGGTGATGGCCACTCGGCCGTCGTCTAACGATTCAAAGCGTTCAATGTCCTGTCGCTCAATGTTGAGGTTCTTCACCCCAGCATTGGACGGGTAGTCCATAAACACCCTGTCTTTTCTGCTCTCTGTCACTCTTCCAATCACTGTCGTCCCGGTCTGCATATTCATTTTGGTTCACTATCCTGTATTTAATTCGTCCGGCTCATTTGGAATGGGGGAGCCGGGAAACCCAGTAGACTATTGTTTTGATTCTTTTTAAAGAGAAATAGGAAATGGTTATCTCGTACGAGCACTTGGCTCGTACATGGACCCGGTTGATATAGCGTGGTCCATATTGAAGGCGGCCTTTCAGCCAGCCAAAGGAGTACAGATTGGAGCAGGGATGAACCAAGTGGTGTTTGGTCAAACAGGAAACCCCGATGTGGTGAAGGTCAGCGACCTTGACAAAAACCCCTCTCAGTTGGATGCGATGTACTACAACCAACTACTCAGTCAAATGCCTATTGGACTATTCGCAGGGCAGCAGCCCATTGAACAAAGGATGTCATTGCCGGTAGAGTTAGGGGATATGAGTCTGCCAATTTTGTCGCAGCAGCCCCGTGGTAGAGCAATTGACGGCAGTCCTTTAGGGATGAATGAAGACACAGCGAGAGGAAGAATCATTCAACAAAGCGTATATGACAAAATGCCACTTCTTGAAGCGATGAACTTGACTGACCTCAAACCACAGAACTGGATGGAGCACCACAGTGCCAGTGGTTTGATGAACAGGTATCAATTGAGGAAGCCGGGGATAGGTTCACCTCGGGACCCCAAGCCTGTGCTCATTCATGACCCCGACTTTGGCGATGCGGGTCACTTTCAACCAAAGCGGGGGACTGGTCGCAGACACCCCGGTGTTGACTTTGATGTACCCGAAATTGATTTGTCTTTACTTCAAAGACGAATTGACCGGACGCCGTTTGATAAGTTCGTAGAGCCCATTGAAGATTCATATCACGATTTCCACAGTGGAAGGGGCTACGATGCCTTACAGAATAGGCTGGCTCAAAGAGAGCGAGCCATCAACCGCATGTTCTCACACATCGGCCTCAGTGGGTAGAGGCCGGCGACGAAACTCGGCCACCAAGTGACTGATGCCCGGCTCGCCAGCGAACTTGAAAAAGGTGCCAACATCCGACCAGTCCGGCTGTGTTTCATACGACAGGTTCGCCTGCGTCACACGCCAAATGAATTTACCTACGACACGCTTGAGTGCTTCTTCGTCGTCGCCGTAAAGGCGAATCAGTTCGTCAAGCATCGTCAGTAGGCCCAGTAGGTTTGTGCACCATTCGTCGTCATTCATTCTTCTCTCCTCCAAAACTCCAATTCATCACAGTGGAAACATGGTCGTTGTACCTGTTCGTCATTTCGGACAACTGTTCCTTTGTCTCCTTGTATCGCCGAACCAACTCCCGCACCCAAGGGTCGGGGATTTCTTCAACGCCGTCAAGGTAAAAGTAGAACTTCCCCGTTGTCTCGCCTTTGTCAATGAAAGCAGAATGAATCCAACTATGCTTACCTTCCAATTCCTCTCCCGTGTGTAAGTTCTTGTCATGTTGTTCCCAAGGCGTGTAGGACTCTTTGAGCAAGGTTGGGACATTGCGTTGACAGGACAGGCACCAGTGCTTGGTACCCCCTGTGCTCGCTCGGTATTCCCCCACACGGTGACGGAACTTCGTTTCGGCAAGCAGACAACCACCACATAGTTTGCAGACTCTCAAGAGATATGATGACTCAGACATTCTTCTTTCCCTCCCACCATTCGGGTGCGTCTTTCTCGCCCACCCAATCAAGCAGTCCGTCGTAAATGGCACGGCGCAGGCGTAGGATGGAACCGTAGTCCTCCCACACATCGCCGCTGTCTCGTCGCACGAGGAGCATGATGTGGCACTCGTCCTTCATCTCAGCGTCAAGCACTTCGGTCACTTCAATTGCCTCCGAATGACCTCGTGAGCATTTTCAAAACTCTCTCGGAAGACTTGATACTGGTCGGGCGTTATGATTCCCTCTTGCCACAGGTCAGCAAAATAGAACATGATGGACTCTAAATCTATCAACATTGAAAGCGTTTCATGATTTATCGCTTCTTCATAATCCATCATCATTCATCACCTGCTCTTCGTCGTGCGAGCATCCATTCAATCTCGCTTCGGCATTCCTTACAGCACTTGTCTAAGTCGTCAGTGCTGTCAAGGTCTTGCCACAGTTCGCACAGTAGGCATTCGCTTCCATCATTCATTTGTCCCATGTTCATTCCTCCTCGTCCGGCCACATCTCAATCAGCGTGTTGCCATCGTAGCCTCGCTTCATGTGGATAGCGGCGGCAGGAAACCCGAAGGGGAACCCGCACTTGCTCGCTCCAATAACTCGCATTGACACAATGCCTCCATAGTCCATGACCATGTTGATTCGCTTAAGGCTTGACACCAACTTCGCAAGCGGTATCAGCAGGGCCACATTGTCGGCCACCTCAAAGCACTTCTCCAAGAACTGAGGGAAAATGCTGTAGGGTGGGTTGGTGATAATCCAGTCAATGTGAGGGCTACGGCTCACATTCCAACCAAAGAAGTCCAAGCCTTCTGTGATTTCCATGCGCCACTTCCCAAGGATGTGTGAGGGGTATTGGTCAAAGAATGCACCATCGCCAGCACACGGGTCAAGCACTCGCTCGTATTCGTGAATGTGGTAGAAGTCAATCATCTGCTTGGCGATGTGTCGTGGGGTCATCACCATGTCGTTGGGCTTGAGGTCGGGGTTGGCATCAGCGTTGCCACTGCCAAAGTTCTCGTGTAGGCTCATGCTTTCACCTCCAAGGCTTTGTGATTGCCGCATTCGTAGCAGTACCACCATGTTTTACCCTCGTAGTCAAATAAGGTCATGGCCGCACCATCGCAGTATTCCTCCCGAATATCGGGGTCGGGGTCATTTGCTTTACACATGCACTTCACGCCTTCACCTCCACGCTTAATCTAATTGCTTCATCGTAAGCCTTCTTGAGAGGCCAACCCTTCTTGAGTAGGTCAATGTAATACGCCCTGTGTATAGCCCAATTCATGCTTTCCACCTACTATTAAGTGGGCAGAACCTACCACAGTTCCAACAGTGTTCGGGACGAAACCAATCGGGGAGGCCCTTGCTCTCTTTGTCAATACGAACTCGTTTGTAGGTCTTACCGTTGTAAGGACAAGTGTAGGTCATTCTTCCTCACTCCATTTCTCAATGAACTGCGTCGGTGCTTGCATATGGGCACTCCAGCCTTCCTTGCTGTTGTCAAGCGATTCGTTGCTGGCTTCTTCCGATGCTCGCAGTGAGTAGTTCCAGTTGATTTTGTATTCCAACACCGTCACAAACCCACAGGTGCAGGGCTTGAATCGGAAAGAGACATAACCGTACTCATGCGGGTCGCCGTGGCCACCCCAGTTGTCCATGTCTCCATCTGTGTAGTCCAAGTCCACTGTCTCTTCGCAGTTCAAACATTTCGTTGTCTTCATTCAATCACCTTTCTCATTCTTTTAACCCCTTTGTGGCGCACCACAAGGGCACCTTTCTTTACTTCCAAAGCAACACAGCCCCGACAAATATCCATTCCGGAATAATCACAGGTAGTGGCAACGGTGATAGTGCCGCAACACATCCGCTGCATCACTCAACACCTGCCACTCGCTTGACAATCTCTTCAAGTCCGGGGTAATCCTTGCGCAGTTTGGTCAACGGTCGGTCGCATACGACATCACGAATGACGCTCATGACATCATCCATGTCGGTCCCGAGGTATTCAAGCAACTGTCCCAACGGGATGTCAGTCACCGCAGGGTTCTTTGGCCATACTACTGCCTCAATGGCATCCTTGGCATGGTGCTTCTCAAGTCCTTTCACGAACTTCTGCCCAGCGACAATTTTCCCATCGGGAAAGACCGTGGCTTCACGATAGCCGATGGCTGTCTTGATACCGGGTGGGCCGTAAAGCATACGACTCTTCCCTTCACTGTTCACCCCACGCTTCTTGCTCAGTTGCCCGCTGCCTTCGGCAGAACTTGCGGTTGTCCCGAACTCGGTCGCAGACCGAATGGTTGTCGCCCGCTTGTCCACCAGTTGCGCCCATGCGTCTTCTGCGCTAATGTAGTCACCATGGGTAGTGAGTAGCCTCACCACAAATCCACGCTTCGTTTCTTTCTCTCCTTGCTTTGTTCTCATTTTCATTCCTCCAGTTTTTGCAGTTTGTTTGTTAAGGCCAGCACCCTGCTATTCAATGTGGCTATTTGTTCGGTGAGTTTGGTCGCCTTCTCGTTGACCAATCTCTCCACGAATGATTCCACCATCGTGTCAAGTGTGGTGGCGATGGTCGCCTCCACGATGGTGTCAATGTATTGAGTGGTTTCCTCCACCCGATTAACACGGGCCTCCAGTGCCATCACTTCGTTGTAGATGGCGGAGTTCTGTTTCTGTTGTAGCGTTGTTTGTCGTTGCTCGGTCCGACAAGACCGGCAGATTTTCTTGTTCGCAGTAATGTCACTTTTCAGCGACTCCGCTTTGTATTCAATTTGGCATACTCTGCATTGTGGCATTTTACTCAGTCTCCTATTGTTTTGATTCTTTATAAAGAGAAGTTGAAATCGGGCTACTCGTGCGAGTCCTCCAATAAATCTCGTGCCAAAGATTCCAGTTGTGCAATCGTGCCGTTGAATATACCGTACTGCAACGCAGTCATCTCGTCTTCTCTCATCATCTTGTGCGCTACCATGACGGCGCCCTCAAGGTTCGCCATCAGTTCACTCCATCGTTCTTCTTTTGCTGTTACCATTCTTCATTCCTCCGTGTGTGTTGCCTAAATCCAACTTGCTTTGAACATGACCAAGTTTTTGGATTGGTGGAAGTTGTAAACCTTCGTGAGCATTTGTCCGTAGTTCTTGGGATTGCTTGATGTTATCAAAGACACTCCATGATTTTGATTGAACTTTTTCATCATGCGTTGATGGTCGTAGTCTTCGTGATACGCTACATCGGTGTAAGCGTAAATGAATCTCGCACTCCTTGCATAAGGAAGAAACTCAACAAGGTCACTCAACTGCTTCACGAACTGGTCCCCTCTTGCCTCATCGGTGATTCGCCACTTTCCTTTCTTGAAAGAGGAGCCACCATACGGCTTACCGTAGATTTTCGCAAGGGAAGAGTATGTCAATGCGGGAGAGCATTCTTGCTTCTTCTGTTTGAGTAGGTTATAATTCTTGGCGACCACAGGGTCGGTGTGTGCTGAAAAGAAATCAACAAAGTTCGCCATGGTCCAGTTGGTTTGAATTGTGTTCATCTCAACGATTGCACTCATAGCGTCCCAGCCGATGACGATTGCTGGTATCACCAAGTCCAGTTCACTCGCTGCCGTCCAGCGATGTTGTCCGTCAACGACCATGTACTTATCACCGCTATCGTACACAGTGATTGATGAGAGTACGCCGTATTTCTCCATGCTTTCTTTCAGTTTGTTCACAAGGCTGCGATTAACTGGACGGTTGTAGTCCAACATTTCAACAGGCTTACCTTTTTCATTCTTCAATTCAATTATTTTTATCTTGTTTCTTTTCATTCTTCATGCCTCCGTGTATTCCCAGTAGATGTATTCATCTGTTTCAATTTTGATTTTGAGGTTGTGTGCGTTTGTGTCAATCATTTTCATCATCTCCGAACTCACAGTAAATCTCGTATGTGACACCGTCTGCATCGGTGTACTCATCAGCCACCTGTATCAAGTAGTCAAGGAGGCGTTGGTTCTCTTCACGCAACTGCTTGACTTCTTTCTGTGCTTTTCGTAGTGCAATCATTGTTCCTTTCATGTTTCATTCCTCCTGTTCTTGCCAGTAGATTTCATCCAGCCATTCCAGTTGCCGACTGCAATCAACGCCATACTTTCGCTGTAAGGCTTGGAAGAAATCGTAGGATGCTTCGGCTCCACATTGGTCAGCCATGTTCTCAACACTGCTCTTGGGCCAGTCTTCCATTCCTGCTTGTGCAACATATAGTGCCACTCTTGTCATTCGTTCATAGTTCATTCTTCTTCCTCCTTGTCCCACATCAGTATAGCGTCAGCGTCAACTGGTGCGAATATCTCTTTGGTAACCCAACGACCTTTGCTGGGTTCGTATGTTGAAATTGCGCCTACTCCTTTGGGGTCAATGGTCATACACCAAAAGGTGGCTGGGAAAATGGCTTCGGGCCTTTGGTACATTGTTTCAAGCATTCCGTCGTGCGTCTGTGACCAACCATGGTGAGCCCACGCTCGCTTACCGACAGCGAAGTGTCGTGCTTGTTCGGGCGTCAGTTTTATCGCAGGTAGTTTATCAATCATGTTTCATCACCACTTCACTGCGCTGTGCAGGCGAGCGTACAGGTTTTTGATTTGCTTAAGCATTTTGCCAAGAACATAGGGGTCGCCCTCAATAGTAGAGCAGTAGCCTTCCGTTGCACCCGGAATCATTGTCCGTGGGTCGTTGTAGTCAATCACTTCTTTCAGTGTAGGGAGCAATTCTTCCAACTCATAAATCATGGAGTGGATTGTGTCAACCACCACACCTTGTTCATCTGTCAGTTCTCTGTATTTCGTTCCTTTTTCTATTGTTACTTTCATGTTTCATTCCTCCTCGTTGTTTTTATTATAGATAGCGATGTACTCTTTCGCACGAAAGCGTAAGAGAGACGATAGCGTCTCCCAATGTTCATCACCTGCGTCGTGTCTCTCAAGAGTCCGTGTTGCGTAATTTACAATTTCATGTATCTTCATTTTCATTTCTTGTTCCATGTTCATTCCTCCTTCATGTCTTGTGGTTCCCAGTAGATGTCATCACTCACGAGTTCATCCCATTTGTCAGTGATGTACTTCGCCACATACTTGATGGTGTGAGGTGCGTTGCGAATCAACTTGTCAGCATAACGCTTGTTCTCGTTGCCCCACACATCACCTTCGCATTGGTGGTCGGTACACATCTCATGTTCTTCCTTCAAGCCTTCATCTGCACAAGTGCAAAGCATAATCATGTAACTTACTCCCATGTTCATTCCTCCTCGTTGTAGCGTTCACTGGCTGGCCAAAGGCGCAGTCCATCCTTGGTGCCCATGAAGTTGTAGAACTCCTTGCGATGTGGCTCGTAGTCCTCAGCGTTGTCCAAGTCGTGTGTCTCGTCTACGAGCGTCTTGAGTAGGCTCAGTGCCGCACGCTGTGGGGTGTGAGAAGCGCCGCCGCCGAGAACGACAACCGTGCCTCCACGACTCCACTTCTGCCAACTCGTGATGAGTCCGTCATCGTCCAGTTCTGCTTGCGCTCCCATGTCTTGACCGAACGCAGTGAAGTTGAACTCCTCTCCGCTTGCCATCAGTTTCGCTATTTGGTTTATCATTGTCATTGGTTTCATATTCATTCCTCCATTGCCCAGCCTCTTTCTTGACGGAGTCGCTGGACTAACTCCTTGACGAGCGTCTTGCGCTCCTCTACATCACCGCCGTCAAGAACGGCTTTGACAACTTGACGCTTGCCTTCTACGACACGGTCAAAGTGTTCGTCAATGGTGTTTGATACGGATAGGTAGACGGCGTGAACCGACTGGCTCTCTTGGCCGATGCGATACACCCGGTCCTCTGCTTGCTCCTCGTCAGTGGGAACCCACTCCCGTTCAACGAAGAGGACTGTGTCAGCAGCAGTGAGGGTGATGCCCTCCTTCGCAGCCATTGTGTTGCACAGCATCACATCCAGCCTCCCGGCTTGGAAGTCCTCAACCAATTGCTGTCGGTTCTGTGCCTTGACGCTGCCATCAATCCGACCGACTTTCAACCGTTTATAATCCTTTGATGCTGTGAGGTGTTCAAGGATGCCGTTTAGTACATCCTTGTGGTGACAGAACACAACGATTGGTCCGCCCGTGTTGTCGTTGTGAGTACCAATCCAGTCGGCTGCCGCCGCCACTTTGAGTCGGCCACATGTGTGGCGCAGGTCTTGAATCATCTGCAAGGCGAAGCCCTGTGGTAAGGACTCACCCATGGCTGCATGGTGGTCCATCGTGTGCCAGTATTCTTCCTGCTTGTAATCATACTCCGACCTGTCAGACTTGGACAGTTCAATCGGAATGAACTGGCGGACCTTGTCGGGAAGTTCCGTGAGCACTTCTTTCTTGAGTCGGCGGATGCACATGTCTCGTGTCCGCTCGTTGAGTTCCTGTGTGTTGCTCGCCCCGGAGAAGTCCCAGCCGAAGCCGTTGTGCCACGGGTCGCAGTAGCGTTGTTTGTAATCCCACTCGCTGGTGAACTGAGACGGAGCCAACAGGTTCAGTGAGTTGAAGAACTCAGCCGGCCGGCTGGCAATCGCTGTACCGGACAAGCCAAGCACTTTCGGACTGAGTCGTCCGACTGAGATGGAAGAAGAGGTACGCTTCGCCTTGCTGTTCTTGAGGTAGTGAATCTCATCAAAGACTGTAATCTGTGGAGCCAGCCTGTTGAGGCGGTCAGCCTGCTTAGCCATGAGGTCGTAGTTGATGATGATAACATCGGCGTCCTTGACAGCGTCAGCCTTGCCGGTGTTGACCACATGGATGGATTCGTCGGGGAGCCAAAGGCCAACCTCCTTCTTCCAGTTGTACTTGACATTCGCTGGACACACCACGAGCAGTGGACGCTCGGTCGGATAGAGTGAAGCGTAGGCCAGTGCTTGAATGGTCTTACCTACACCCATGTCGTCTCCAACAAGACAGCGACCATGGGATGCTTCGGCGAATGCTACGCCCACCTTTTGGAATGGGTACAGTTCAAAGCCGTCGGGGAGAGACTGAGCCAGCCGCCTGTCAAGTTCGGCAGCATCCACCGACTTGAGTTCGGCAGCGGAACTCATCTCCACACGAGCGATGCTTTGGTTGATGTCCTCGTTGACTTGGTCGCACTCCATGATGGCTGTAGCCAGTGGTGGGTAGACTGTCTCCAGTAAACCGTAGAGTGTGCGTGCTTGCATTACAGGGATGGACCACTGCTTGATGTCGTTGTGCCACTTGTAGTTGCTGACTGCCTTGACTGTGAGGCGCACTTTATCACGCTGCCCTTCATCCCGGATGAAAGGCCAGTGGAGATGGAGGCGCTGACCCTTGACCTCCACCCAGCAAGAGTTTGGGTCACGCACCTCCACCCCCTTAATGAGTTCGTACATGTCAGCACAGTCAATGCCGTGTGATGTGAGAATGTCAGCCGCCTTCTTGATAACGCCCGGCTCGTCCTTGATGGACCACGCTCGGAACTGTGGCTCCCACTTGGTCTGTGGGAAGGGGAGTTCTGCTTTGAGTTGGTCCTTGGCCGCCATGCTGTAAGGGAAGTCAATGGCCAGTCGCTGTCCGTATTGGTCGCTGTGTTTGTGTACTGTTGCTTTCATTCAATCAACTCCTTCAATTTGTCCGATACCTGTGGGCCGAACATGTCAACATCAACACCCTCGTTGTGTTCTATGATTTGCCGAATACCTTCACGCAACCGCTTGACTTCGGCTTGCGCCTCTTCTTTCATTCTCTTTTGTGCTTCCCATTCTGTTCGTTTCATTCAATCACTTCCTGCGTGGTACTCGCCAGCCATCCAGTCTTCAAGGTCGTCTTGCAGTTCCTTGATTTGTCGCCTCAACTTTCCAATCACAACCCAACGATTGTCGTTCTCTTCACGCAACCGCTTGTATGCTTCAAGGATAAGTGGTGCGTCTGCTATGAGTTTCAAGTCTGCATCGGGGAACTGTTCGGAGCCGTCATCAACGAGAGCAAGGCAGTTCATGTTCTTGTCCAACACGGAACCGTGTTCATCCCAAATCTTGTCCTCAGTTTCAAGCCTGTAATACCACGGTGCAGGGCTGTGTCCTTCGTATTTGTCTGTGTCAATCATTCAATCATCTCCTTCAACATCTCTCGCAAGTGTGAACCATCATGCTGTTGAACAATGTCGCTCACCAATTTCTTCCATGCTCGCAACCGCTTGATTTCTGTGAGCAGGTGATGGTACGCATTCACAATATTTTGCCAGTCATCGTGTGGTTCTGTGTCAGTCATTCGCTCTCCTCCTTCTTCTCAAGTGCCCAGCGTAGTTGAACAACTGCGCCGGAGAATGCGTCCTCAAGTAAGGTCAGTGCCTCAACGACAGCGTTGACCTTGGTCGTGTTCTCGTTCACCATGTGGTTCATGGTGTCAGTGATAGCATCAGCCACCTTGTCTTGAATCTCTTCGCCCACCAACCTCACGAGGTCGGTGTTGTCAATCAGTGCGCTGATGAGGGCATGTTCGTCGGCAACATAGTCGGAGAGGTCTTGCAGGTCAATGTGGTCGGCAATCTCCTGTGCGTTCACTTCAATCTCGGAAGCGATGTTGCTTGTATCAATGTAGTCAACGAGGTCGTGCTTGTCAATCTCGCTGGCGAGGTCGTACTTGCAGATGTGGTCAGCAAGGTTGTTCATGTCCACATAGTCTGCGACTCGGTCGTAGTCCAGTGCGTCGTCCAGTGCGTCGTCAAGGTCAAGGTAGTCAACCAAGACCGACGCTTCAATGTGTTCGGCGACCAGTGCAGGGTCAACCTCCACATGTTCTGCAATCGCTTCCTCGTCCACCTCTAAGGCGGAAAAGTATTCGTTCTCCTGCAAGATGTCAAGGTATTCGTTCACTCGTGCTTCAATTTTCTTTTCAATCCATTTCCTAATCATGTTTCATTCCTCCTCGTAGTGTTCGGGGAATTGTTCTTCTCGGGTCGCTTGAACAGCGTCCCACTTCGCTTGCAGTTCGGGGCCAGCCTCTCGTTCAATGTGAGCCGACAGCCACAGTGTACCGTAGTTGGTGAGATGTAGTTCCATTGTGGGGATAGCGGAAACGAATAGTCCATTTTCAACCATGCGTTCTGCATCACGCGGCATTCTTTTCCAAGTGTCACGAATGACTTCCCTTGCCTTCGTCATGCTAATGACAACAGGTGCAAGGTCGCCGTGTGAGAACAGCGTGATTTTCAAAGACCTCACCCCATAGAGTGGGTAATCTCTGTCCTTGTGTACTTGGACAAGGTAGTTCAGTCGGTTCATTGTCTCGGCTTGCGTTAGTTCTGTGTATTTGCTTTCTTTGTTCATGTTTCATTCCTCCGTGTGCTCTTCTTCAATCTCGTGAGGCTCAATGTTCTCAACACCGTAGCCCTCGCACATCAGTGCAACCATGACCATCGTGTCTATCTCGCCCTTCTTCATTGCATCACGGCACTGGGTGTAGTCGTCGTCGCCGTCGGCACGGACGACAACCTCGCCCACCTCAATGCCAAAGTTGCACATCCCATTCCACCCTACATCTCGTCGGATGGCGATGGGCTGACTGGGTGGGTAGGCTGACAGTTGGGTAATGAGTTCGCCTACTGTCATGCCCCAATGTTTGTCCCAGTTCTTACCTTGGCTGTAGTGGTCGGTGTCTCCGTTCCTTGCGTTCTTCAATTGTCCCAGTGTCCACTCTTGATAGAACGGCTGTTGCTTCTTGTCTATTTGTTCTTGTTCGTTGCTCATTCTTCTTCATCTCCAATCAGTTCAGTCCAAACAGCACACCAACTTCGGGCGGCTGTCTCAGCGAGTTTGATACCTTGAACGGTGGCTCCCCAGTGGTGCTCAACCACTTTCGGAATGGCCGCAGCGATGGGTGCGTCGGAGAACCCATCACGCTTGAGGCGGTTGTAGTTCAGTGAGTTGTGCATGTAAGTGGTGATGTCCTCGGCACTCATGGCAGGTTGTGGCTTGAGGATGGGTACACTGCTCTCCCAACGACTGATATCCTTGCGTGTCAAGAACATCGTGTAGTTTACAAAGTTGAGTGACAATCCATTGCTGTTGCCTTGACTCATGGAGACAAGGTGTTGCTTCACACGGTTACGAATGTACTCCTCGGTGACATTCTCTTCGGTGAATCGCCGAAGGCCGTGCAGTGTGTTCTTATCGTAGTTGAGTTTGAGGCGGCGGGCACATTCGTCCACCTGTTGTTGGAACACGGTGTCCTCACCACGCTCCTTGCGCTTCGCAAGGTAAGAGAGCAGGCCCTCGGTGCTTGAGCCACCGTGGATGTATCTCTTGATGTTGAACTGCCTGCGTTGGTAGCCGGCGTACACACCACGGAGTCCGCTCCCTTCCAATTTGACATTCGGTTCAGCAGCGATGAACAGTTCTCCATTTTGACGGGAACTCCAATGAGTGCTCTTCCTTGTGAACCAGTAGTCCTCGTATTTCTGTGCGTAGTGTTGCACCAGCAACAGTTCGTCAAAGGTTCGCTTGCCCCAGTTGTGTGGTTCCAGCAGGACCTCAAGCCACTTTCGTGCGTCCTTGTTTTCAATCTTCGTGTATTTCATTTTTGCTTTCATTCAATCAACTCCAGTACGAGTGTCATCTGTCCGTCGCTGTCAGTCGTAAGACCGATAGGGTGTGCTGTGCCGTGTCGTGTTTCAATTGGTTTCATTCTACCACTTCCTTTCTGTCAGCGTACTCGCCGCCGTTGTCCATCATGTCAGCGAAGCACCAGTTCTTGAAATCCAAGGTGCTGTCAAACATGGACAGAACCCCCCAGTCATAGCAGTAGATGTACCGCATGCCTTTGTGCTTCACAGCGTATTCCTTCATGGCTTCGTGCTTCGTCTGTAAGTATATCTCGTATGCTGTTGGTCCAATCATTCTTCTTCACTCCAGTGGGTGGTCAATGTCTTTATCTCCAAGCACCCAACGAAGAGCCTTGACCACGCCCTCCAATGCTTTGTAGTTCCTCATGTGGTACATCCGTTTCTTCTTCGGCCCGTCCAACATGGCGGTGTAATGTTGATTCTGTTTGCGTTCAGCCCTGTCCAGCATGGTTTCAATCTCTTCCCATGTCTTGTCGTAGGCGAAGTGTTCGCTGTCTTGGTGGTCGTTCATGTTCATTCCTCCTCTTCGCTGTAATCAGCGAACCATTTGTTTTCTTCAATCGCCTTCAAAGCGATGGCGGCAAGTTCACGACCTGCTGAACCACGGCCAAGTGAAACAATCTTGGTGGTGTCGCCACCTACCTGTTCGGCCAAGGCACTGATGACACTGCTGTTGCCGATGCCGTCAACCCAAGGTTGCATGAAGTTGTTGCTCCACAGCACATCGGCGTAGCCCATTGAGTTGAGGTTTTCAAGCGTCCAGCCAAGTGGAGCCTTCTCGTCGTCGTAGCCCCAGCGAGTCTTGTCTTCGTTGAATCGGATGTAGTTGTCAATGTTGGGGATTTGCCGACGCATCTTGTCAACGGCTTTCCCATACGATGCCTTCTCTTCTTCGTCAACCGCAAGCAATTCTTTAGCAATGTCCTCGGCAGGGCGGGGCTTGTGCTCATCGTCTTGCCAATCAATGTTGTTATAGCCGCTACCGAAGAGGCCGACGATTGCGCCGATGTCGGGACTCTCTCCCTGCTTTGATTTGACAAAGGCAACCTTGTCCTCAAGGGAGTCAAGTTCTTCCTCGGACTTCATCACGAAGTAAGCGTATCGTTTGAGGTCCACGAACTCGGTGCGCTTCGTCCCGTCGTACTTGATGTAGTAGAAGTTGTTGGTGACCTCGTACTCTTGATACTCGTCACCGTAGCCGTTCATGCTTGGTCGGATGGGGATGCGGAACTCCATCATCACACCGGGGTGCTTGTAGCCCCAGTTGCGACAGTTGTCTTCGGTCATCATTTCGTGATGCCAATATTCGGCGTCGGGGTGAACATCGTGTTGCTTCATAATCTGCTTGTGCAGTTCAGTCATGGAGTCAATTTCATACTCGTCTTGCTCACTGTCGTTCCACGCATCGTAGTCGGGCAGGGATGCCCACACTTTCTTGGTGCGACTTTGTGTCCAAGTACGGTAGTTGTTGTCAAGGTAGCCACGCTCTTGGTCTTTCGGTGTGAGCAGAAACACCCATCGCTCACTGCCTTCGTGCCATCCAATCGGCTGACCATTGACAGTGTCGTTGGCCAACTTCGTGATGCCCTTGGGGACTTGAACAAAGTTGGACCACCGACGGTTGACCATCGGCTCAAGCCACGCTCGTGGGAAGCCAGCCTTAGCAAAGCCGTCAATGCCAGTCACACTGTGACCGTGGCTACCTGTGTCCTTCTCGTTCAGCCAGTCCGTAAAGGTGACTCGTTGTTCTTCGTTCATGTTTTTCAATGCAGTTCGTATGTTCATATGTTTGTCCTCCAGTTTGGTTTACTATTGTTTTGATTCTTTATAAAGAGAAGTTGAAATCAGTTGTCTCGTGTCAGTAGTTGGTCGCCCACACATGACCGTTGGAGTATGCGAAGTGGTGGCGCAGGTCGGCATGCCAGTACCACTCAAAGTCAATGTAGCGGAGCAGTGGGTTGCTGATTCGGCGACCCCATCCGTCAGTGATGTCGTCAAGGTACCCGCACATCTCAGCCCACTCTTCGGCAAAGGCTTTCTTGGAATCGTACTCGCCGTGGTAACAGTCTTGCCATGTTTCTTCGGGGTTGTCCCAGTTAGCGTGGCTTGGACAGTAGTTGTACCACTCACGGAAACCTTCGCCATGTTCCTCAATGAGTCGCATAACTGTGATGAGTTTGGGGATGTCGGGGTGCTCGCTACACTCCACTCCATCGGTGTCGTGGATGGCCCACTCCTCGTGGTGCTCTTTCTTGCACGCTGTCATGGGATAGAACCCGCTTGTGAAGCATCGCCCTTCCCGTTCCCATTCGGCCTCCAGTTCGTCAGCGTCCATCCACTTGCCGTGGTGGACACCTTCGTTGTAGCATCCAAGGCAGGCCACATAGACCCGTGGGATGTCGTCGTTCTTCTTGCCCAGTGATGGGTGCAGTTGTTCTATATCTGTGTCAGTCATGTTCATTCCTCCGAGTTCAATAGTGCTTCACGCATACTTATGATTTGGTCGTGGTGCTTTTGGCATACCTTGAAGTCAGGTAGCGCAGGTTCTTTGTGGCAGATGTCGCATAGTTTTGTCATGTTCATTCCTCCTCGTTGAGCATCACATCGTTCATGCGCCCAAGGAAAATCTCGTCACCGTGTGGAAAGCGGATAGTCACGAAGACCGTGCTTCCATTGTTGGTGATGTTCACTACAGTTGCTTCTTGATGTGAGAATCTCAGTCGCTTTTTCATGTTCATTCCTCTTTTGGTGTTGTGATTGTCGCTTTGTTGCGGATGTGAATCGGAGTAGTGGCACTGATGTAGCGCAGGCCCATGTGTTCAACCATCGCCATGTACAAGTCCAGTGCATTGAACGAGTCGGTGTTGTCCCATCGGTCATCCTGTCCGTAGGACTCGCTGTTGCACAGCACGGTGAGTGTCATGGCTTCGGTGTCGCCCGAGTACATCATGACTTGGAAGATGACAGGTGCGTTGAAGCCACCGATGCCATCCTCGTAGTGCATCCGCCAGTCATAGACACGGACACGGAAGTCGTGGTATTCGGGGAGGCCGAAGGCTCGCTTGCCTTTGCTGTTGCCCCGTCGGTCCCAAGACCAGTCGTAGTGCATGAAGTGTGCAGAGAAGTAGTCCATGAATCGGTTGAAGCCTTGCGCTATGGCTTGGTCAGCGTCCCATATGTCACACCAATCGCCTTCTGCTTCAACGCCCCAGCCATGTTCCTCGGAGTGGGTCATGTCAAAGAGTGAGAACTCAGTTACTCGTGCCTCGTCTCGCTTGTCAAACCACTCGCAGATGCGGTGTTCAAGGCCACGCTTGTAGCGGGTGGTGTCCTCTTCTTGAAGAGGGTAGATGTCCCCGTAGCGTTTCGCCCTCGTGAAGTGTGGGATGAGGAACTTGTCGTCCGTCATGCGGTAGTTGAGCAACATCCCGTGAGCCTTCTGTCGCAGGCGGAAGATGCCAAGGTCGTGCTCGCACTCGCCACAGTAGAACTCCCACACACTGTCTCGGTCTGTTTCAAACGACCAACGCAAGGTGTCCAGTGCTTTGCGTGAGAAGCCTCGCTCGCAGTAGGCGCAACAGAACAAGTCGTACTGCGCTGTGTCCGGCTCTTCTTTACTTGTCCGAAGCGTGGGTTCAAACCAAACGGGGTCGTCAGCCTTCTCCACTCGCTCTTTGGTTAGGTCGCAAACAATTGCGATGTTTTTCAGTTGTCCGTTTTCTTGTCGTTCGTTGATGTATGCCATCATTCATCCCTCCGCATTGTCAAGTCGTTCGGGTGGGCCAGCCGGTGACGGCGATGCCTTTCTGTGAGACTGATGCGTTCAACCTCCCGCATGGGTCGGCCTTGGTATGTTCTGCTTACGGTTCGTGTTGTCCATTTCTTTGTCATGTTTCATTCCTCCTGTTTCAGTCTCTCCACACGGTGACTGTGCCGTTGTCGTTGCGAGCGTAGGATGTGTAGCCACCCTCGCCCATGTAGGTGCGAAGGTCAGCCTCCGCTTGCTGTCGTGCTTTCTCTTCGGCCTTGCCCTCGGGTGTTTTCATGTAAGCGAGGTGCGCTCTCCATTCAGCATCGTTCTTGGCTCGCTCGTAGTCTTGGTAAGTGATGTTGTGTGCGTCAAAGTTCTCGGCGTTGAAGAATGCAGGGTCACCCAGTCCGGTGAACAGGAAGTGATTCGTGGTGTCTTTGATTGCTCCGCTGTTCTCGTATGCCTTCCAATGACGCATGGCACTCCACCACGAACTGTGTTGAGGCCGTGCGCCGTTGCGAAGGTAGTCGCACATGGCGAACAGCATTTTGATAGCCTTGCCCGCACGCTCTTGATTGGCCTCGTTCACCTCGTCGTCGTCGGGGTCAGTGAACTCGTGCAGGAAAGTGGAAGGGTATGTTTCCATCGCTTTCTTCTCGGCCGCAAGTTCCTCCGGTTCCGTGGGGAACGATTGGAATACGGGTTCGGTTATGGTGAGTCGTGCTTGGACAGGGTAGCCGTACATCTGCTTGACAGCCTGTACGAACTCGCTGTTGAAGAGTTCGGACATGAAGGCACCTTTGGCGTACTGCTGTTCAACACGCCACTCGTCGCCCCAGTCGTTCCACTCTTCAACCATGTACGAGTCGTAGTGTTCTCGGTTGCCCGGTATCATGCGCTCCAGCACCTCGGCAATCTGTGCGTTGATGCTGTCCCAGTTGTCGTGCAGAATCGTCGTCACGCTGGGGCCTTGTTCGTAGTCAAGACTGTTCTGTACAGTTCGTTTGTATATCATTGTCGTCATGTTTCATTCCTCCTTTTCCAGTTTGGCTGTGAGTACGATGTCTCCATCCTCGTTGACTTCGTAGCACAGTTCATTGTCGTGCTCGTCCCAAGCGACGGTCATCCCGTACAGATTGAAGTGGTCAACGAGTTCTTCCGCAGCAGCGTTCAAGTCGTCGTCTTCGTAGCGTTCCTCAACAATACGCTGCACGGCTCCAAGTGCACAGTCTTTTGCATACTGCTCACGCTCAGCCGTGCCTTGGAAGTTGCGACGCAGTTGCCACCCAAGGTGGACACGCTCGTCGCCGATGGCCCGCTGTGCATTCTCAACCATGGTGTCGGCCATTATCTCAAGGAACTCTTGGTCCGTCTTGCTACCGCAGTTGGTAGACCAGCCTGCGTCAGCCATCCGTTGCACGAAGTTGATGTCCGTGACATACGGCTTGAGTTCATCCCAAGTGTTGTCCACATGGCAAGCCATGCAGAAGCGAGCGTGGGCTTTCTCTACCGTCATCACTTCGTCTGTTCGCCAACTGATACGGCGACCAAAGTCGCTCACGCCAGTCACCATGCTGAGTATTCCCATGGTGAATGAGTTGGTCCAACCTAACTCCTCTTTTGTGAATCCCTTCTTCGTTCCGTCCTTTATTCCTACTGTCATTGGCATGTTTCATTCCTCTTTGTTCGTTTGTGTTTGATGTCTCCTTATAAAGGCTGTAAATAGTATGGCTTGCAGTGTCAATTTTGCACCGTTGTGCGGAGTATGCAATGCACGATGCAATATGGGGGAAAGGGTTGTGCGGTATTCCTTAAGTCACTAAGAGATTGTTACATATACTCTCTATACAGTAGTGAATAATGAGGATAACCCCACGGTGAAAAAGGTCATACTTCATGCAGTGCATACACCGCACAACACCGCAAAAAGGGGACTGCGAGGCTGTTTCATTCCTCCCAGTAGGGTTTCATGCTCCAAGTTTCCTCAAACGCTCCGGTCCAGTCACATTTGATGCAAGCATAATCGTCCGTGTATTGAGAGAATGAGATTGTGAGTCTCGCTCCACAGCATTTGCAGTATCTGTATCTCCTGTTGGTCATGTTCAGTCCTCCCATTGAACGGTGCTGATGGTGACGGCTCCTTCGTGGTAGGACACACGGGGAACCTCGGCGGGGAGGGTGGACTCAGCGGAGCGAAGGGTCGTGAGGATTTCGGTAGCGAGGTTCTTCATCACGCTACGAGCGCATGAGTCAACGATACCGAGAGCGTTCATGTAGAGTTGCTCAGTCTCTCGGATGGCTAACTCAATCAAGTCCCGGGTGCTTCGGGTAGGCACCATGAACAGTTCGTCGGTGGATTCTTTACTTGGTTGTGTCATGTGTTTCTCTCCCTATAGTATGCGTAGCCATGACTGGCTGTGTGAATCGGATGGCCCCTCGGAGGGGGTGAGGATGGTGGGGGTGTGGGTGGCGCTGCGGCAATCCCCGCAGTAGGGCTGCGAGTTTAGCCTCCTAAAATGGAGGCGACTCATTCGTCCGCCCCCAGTAGTTCTGCTATCAACTCAATGACGAAGTCGGCATCACAATGCTGTCTGAGATGTCTGATGAGTATGTCAATGACACGCTCTTGCTTAGCACAACGCGCCTCAAGTCGTTCCGCTTTTTCCTTGTGCGGCTTGGCTGCTGCTGCCATCATTGTTTGTCGGTGGTGTTCTTCTGCTTGTTCCGGTGTTCGTGGTCCCCATGCCATGGTAATCTCTCCTTTGTTTGGGTCAGCCACCCGCCCCACGGTCGGTGGGGCAGGCGACTGCCTGTCCTGTTCTTGGTGTTCGCCAAGTCGCTTTAGCATCGCTGCTGGTTGGTTCCGTGGTATGCACCCCACGGGGTGGCGGGTACAGGCCCCCTACTGGCCACACATGTTTGAGTGTCTGTGCTCACTGGGTTCGGACGAAGCGGATGGCGACCTCTTCGG